CCTTGCTGATGATCCCGACCATCGCCTTGCGCTCTTCCTTCTGGATGTTGTAATTGACCTTCATTTTGAAAACCTCCTTTATGAACTTTGGTCATTACATTCATCACTCGTATGGGAAGAATTAGCAAGCGGATTGTGTTGTATACACCATAGCCTCAGTGAGATAAACCACAGAGTATTATCATTTCACAGAATGAGGAGCAGTCATCCGCTCGAGCATCTTGCCCGTCATCCAGATCGCCCCGTCAATGACAAGCGGCAGGAAGATGCGGTCACGGAATCTGCACCATCCTGACTCCTTCTCGGCACTCTCTTTCAGTGCCGCCGTATACGCCGCCGACACTTCACGCGCCGCAGGAAGCCCCTTCTCATGCAGCCATAGGACGGTCGCTTCCTTCGCCTCCGTCCGCACGAAATCTCCCACATGATTTTTCAGTTCGTTTTGAATGTGTTCCAGTTTCATCTTCAACACTCTCCTTCATAGTCCGTTACCCCACGCGCAATGGCGCGGGCAAATTCATCCTGCTGCGAACGCAGAAGCTCTGCGTCACCCGCATGGTCGATAAACGCAAGTTCCACGATCACAGCGACCGCATCGGTGTTGCTCAGAACGTACAGACCGTTGACACCGGGCTTTGCCCCCTTCACGCTGCGATCCACGGTTCCGAGTGCATCCACAATCTGATTCTGGATGCACTGTGCCAGTTTCTCTCCCTCTCCGCTTCCGTAGTAGTGCCAGACCTCTGTCCCCTGAGCCATGCCGTTACAGGCATTACAGTGGATGGAGATAAACACATCGGCATCCGCACGGTTGGAAGCCGAAACAACTTCACGGAGACTGTCGGACTGCAATTTTCCGACCACCTCAACACCTGCGGCAGCGAGATAACCAGCAACAAGGTCAGTGACGTTCTTTGCTACATCACACTCTCGCAGCCCATACCCACACGCACCGGGATCTGGATTCCCGTTCGGTGCATGACCCGGATTCAAAAACACACGCATCACGATTCCTCCTTCGCTTTTAACACATCCGCATACGGAATGCGCTCACCGTCACGTTCCAAAAACACATCTTCGGCATTCCCGCCTTTGCTCTGAATGTATCGCTCGACAGCGACATCCACGAATTTCGCCTCAAGCTCCACGCCATAGCAGATACGCCCCAGCTGGTCGCAAGCAATCAGCGTTGATGCCGAGCCGAGGAATCCGTCGAGAACGATACCATTCGTCTGCGTACATTGTTTGACAAGGTAGGCGATGAGCGGCACGGGCTTCGAGGACGGATGACCGCAGCCGTCCTTCTTCGAGTCCTTGATGCGGTCGAAAGCAAAGACGGTGGTCTGCTTCTGATCGCCGTACCACCTGTGCCGTCCGTCCTTCCTCCATCCCCAGATAATCGGCTCGTGGATGTACTTCCAGTCCGTCCGTGTGAGGACGAGGCGGTCTTTCTTCCACACCAATCCCGCACCAACTTTAAAGCCCGCATCCTCATAAGCGTCATGAAAGATGCGGGCTTTTGCTGTTGCGTAGAAAACGTAGATGGAAGCATCGGTCGCCATCACCGAGTGAAAGGCGGTAAAAGCGGATTTGAGGAACTCGTAGGCGTCCTTATCATTCAGATCGTCGTTCTTGATTTTCCCCGATGTGCTTTCAAGCTGGATCATATATGGGGGATCCGTGCAGACGAGATTGACCTTCTCACTACCGAGCAGACGCTCGTATGTCTCCGGCAGAGTGGAATCTCCGCAGATAACACGGTGCTTGCCAAGATGCCAGACATCGCCTGACTGGGCGACACACGGCTTTTCCAGTTCTGCCTCCACATCAAAGTCATCTTCCTGCGCTTCACCATCATCCAGTGAGAGCAGGTCGGTAATCTCCGCTTCGTCAAAGCCCGTGAGTGAGATGTCGAAGTCCATACCCTGCAAGGCTTCCATCTCGACGCGCAGCATATCTTCATCCCATCCTGCATCGAGTGCGAAACGGTTGTCCGCGAGGATGTATGCCTTCTTCTGCGCCTCCGTCAGATGATCGACGAATACGCACGGCACATTCTCTATGCCCTCTGCCCGTGCAGCCATGACGCGCCCATGTCCTGCAAGAATGCCGTAGTCCTTGTCGATGATGACGGGACTGACGAATCCAAACTCGCGCAGACTGCCGCGCAGCTTGTTAATCTGCTCGGGCGAATGTGTTCGTGCATTGTTGGCATACGGAACGAGTTTACTGATCGGAACGAGCTTCATCTCCGATGTTGTTTTGTTCAAATGACTTCCCTCCTTACTTCCTCGACCGTAGCAGACGCTCCATCCGATCCTCTTGCGGAGAGCCGACGAATGTAGTTGTGCAGTTCTGCTTTACGATGTCGAATATCTCATACCAGAGCAGATTGGACTGCTTCTGAAACGCCTGTCCCATCTGGACGAAGGGGCTTGCAATCGCACCTCCTGTCGTCGGATGCTTTCCAATGAGCCCGTATTGACTCATCGCCTCCTCACACTGGATGAAGCGGGCAAATGCCTGAGCGTAGCTTTCAATCAGGCGCGGATTCACAAGCCGCTCACAGCCTCGTTCCTTCAGCCACAGCCATGTCTCACGGAAAATCTCGTCTGCACCGAGCGGCTTTCCATTCCGCTGACGCGCCGACAGGTACTCGCTCGGATTCGGCATCTCCTCGCCGTAGAGGTCGGCGGCATCCACAAGGTCTGTGCCGTCCAGTTCCATCATCGGGAACTCCATCATGTGTGCTGTGCGCCCGCCCGCGATTTTATCTGCGAGTGCTTCGGGTTTGTCTCCCGCCCGGATGCGCCGTCCGCCGCGATTTGTACCGTCACGCGCCATCTTCCCGCCCCCTTCCTTTAATACCCCGTTTGAACCGACGTTTTTGTGCGTGCGCCCCCTCCCCGGTCCACTAACGGCGCGGTTTTAGAGATTTGACCGCCCCTAGGGGGTCTAGCGTATTGCATTTGCTTCACTTTCGCGTTACAATAACCAAAAGGAGGTTATGCATCATGTCCAAGACCGCAACAATCAATATGCGCATCGAACCGACAATCAAAGCGCAAGCTGAAACCGTTTTTTCCAGTTTCGGTATCTCCGTGACCGACGCCATTAACATCTTCTTGCACGCATCCATCATGGAGGGAGGCTTTCCCTTCCAACCGAAACAGCCCCGTTATAATAGGGAAACACTTCTTGCCATGCAGGAAGCACGCGACATCATGGATGGTAAAATTGAGCCGAAGCGTTATCCGTCGCTGTCCGCACTGATGGATGATCTGGATGCGGAGGATGCCCATGCTTGATCTCGTCACCACCACGCAGTTCCGCAAGGATTTAAAGAAACTGCGCAAACGTGGGGCAGATATACAAAAGCTGGATGATGTTCTGAAAATGCTCTGCACGGAAAAACAACTGCCCGAAAGGTATCGGGATCACGCACTCGTTGGTGATTACATTGGTTTTCGCGAATGCCACATCATGCCGGACTGGCTACTCGTATATGCCATCGACAAAGGAAAACTGATTCTGACCGCTTCCCGCACGGGTTCACATAGCGATCTCTTCTAGCCGATTCATTGGAGTCGGCTTTTTATTTTGGTGCTTTCCGTTGATGAATCCGCTCATGACAAGACACGCAGAGCGACATCAAATTGCTCTCGTCATGTGTGCCGCCCTCCGAAATCGATTGAATGTGATGCACGAGTGTCGCAAGGACGTATCTCCCCCGTTCTTTGCATTGCTCGCAGAGCGGATGCCCTACCAAATGACGATCACGAATCCTGCGCCACGCGCTGCCATACCTCTCGTGCTTATCGTACCCACGCGTGAAATGGTCATAGTGTCGCTGCATAACTTTTTCGTGCGTCTCGCAGTAGCAGCTCTTTCGATCCGTAAGGTTCGGACACCCCGCCATGCGGCAGGGTCGCTTCGGCTTTCTTGGCATCGCACACCTCCTCGACGGCACTAAAAAAGCCCTCGCGGAGAACTGCTTCTCCGAGAAGGCTGAACCGATTTTCTACTTTTGCTGAGTGTATCATATCACATCGGTCATACTGACATCAACCTGACATTCCATGACATTCTGTGACATTTTTCCGCTTTTTGACATTTCATGACATTCCCTGACATTTCATGCGCTTTGGGAAGGTATCGCCACATTTCTCAGCCCGCGCTCATGGATGCGGTATATCTGCCGCTCCCCGACTGCCATACGCCTGGCAATCTCCGTGACCGTGTGATACCCCATGTAGCGCATCTCCAAGACCAGCCGCTCATCCATATCCTCCACAGCCTGTATCACGCCATAGATTTCGGCGCGGAGGTTTACCAAGCGGTCGATCTCCCGGTCAATCTCCTCCTCCTGCTCCACCAGTTTCACCACCACATCCGAGAGCTTGTGCGGATTCTTCGTAGCACTCCCCGGCATATCGCTAAGGACGGTGGTGGTCTTGGTGGCCATGCTGCGCAGTCTCACGGACTGTTCCAGCATGCTGTCTATTTTTCTGTCAATCTTGAATGCCTGGCTCAGATATTCCTTAGCGGTCATCATGATCAGCCTTTCTTTTCGTAGCGGGAGCAGGACGGCTTCCAAATGTCGCCATCCGTATAGCCTATGGGCGCAGTCTGCCCCGCCTCCTGCACACAATCGTTGCAGTTCCAGCACGCAAGGCGATGAGCGCACGCCTTGCAGATACATTTTTTGCAAGCCGTGTGCGTTCCGCAGCAGTCATGGGGCATGACTTCCTCGGCATCAAATTCCTCCGTGCCTTCCCAAATCGCCAGCCGATGATTGACTGCGTACAGATATTCCTCCATGCAGCCGTTGCTCTCCTTCCAGTTGCCTGCCATGATCACACCATCACATTTTCCGAGAAGCATTTTGCACTGCTTCAGTACCGCATCGTAGGGAAATCTGGCAGCTTTCAAGTGCCGCATGGCATCCAGCGGATTAACGAACAAGATATGCGGATATTTCTTGGAAAACTCTGCTGCAATCGCCGCTGCTGCCTTGCGGTTCTCTTTTTCAGCTCCCGTGTAGGGATGGGAAATATAAATCATGTTCATAGCGATCTACTCCTTTCTTACTTGCAGTGCCTCAGCGCGTCTCTTGCTGTAGGGTCGCTGTAGCCTTCCCCATTGCGGTTCGATGTGCGCTGAATCCCCAGCTGCTTGATTTCAATGTGGATCCCCGGCTCTGCCGCCCACTGCTTTTCCACGATCTCCCGCACTACTTGGGCATCGTCCTTCCAGTAGCCGCACCTGGTCATGCAGTCCTTGAGCATTTTCTGCAGATTGTCGGTATCCGGGCGGGTCGTGCGCCACTCGCCGCTTTTATGGAATTTGCCCACCGGGAAGAGCCATGTGGTGCGAAGCTCCAAGGCTCCGTCCAGAGGTGCGGTCGGACGATATTTCCCCAGATGTGCGGTCAGAAGCACCTTTGCCTTCTTTAGGGGAGTCGGGTCATAAAATATCGGTCTGCCGCCCACGATCCGCACGGATTTCTCCTGCGCGGTCACCGTAGGAGGATTGATGTCGAGGAAAAATATCATTTTCTAAACCTGCCTTTCTTTTGATTCCTCTCGGCTGTTTTGTCACGTTACTCTCCTCAAAGGGGAAGGACAGGACGTAGTACGTCCTTCCCACTTTGGGAGGGTAACGACGTTTCTTCTGTTTATATGTATATATAAACAGCGTAGAAGAAGAATTTACTCAAAATCCTTGGAAGCCCCGTCATTCCTTAAGATACGGCTTTTTTTGAGGATGAATTCGCCGTCCAGTTTTTTGAGTCTTGCGTAGACGGTTTTGTCCGACACATTGAGATAGCCCATCATGTCGGAAACCGTTACGTTTCCGTCCATATTGAGTGCCTGGTAGGCGTTTCGGAATTCCTCCGCACACGCCTCTGCAGTCTTGGCGTGGCTGTTCTTCATGCGCCCCGCCTCCAGTGTTCCCTGTGCGGGCATCTCACCGAGATTGCCATGCGTGTCCAACCGATGAATGGGATACTCGAACCAGAAGTTCACCGGCTCGATATTCTCGAATTCACGAAGGCTCGACTCCAAACGCCAAGCCGTAGCGTGACCGTCCCGCAGATTGTTCTTGATGTCATCCGTGAGTTCCAACTGGATCATGTCAAGCTGGGCATCGGGGTCGCGGGCAAATACGCCGGAGCCGGAAGCCCTGTCCATCGCCCGCTTGTTTCCCTGCGCTCCCTTGCTATGGTGATGGCAATAAATCGCAGAGCATCCGGTCTCCGTGCAAATCTTGTCAAACTGGTTACAGAACTGCCCCATTTCGGATGCGTTGTTTTCATCTCCCGTGATGACCTTGTAGATGGGATCGATAACAATGGCATCCAAATGCTGGTCGCGCACCCGGCGGATGAGTTTTGGCACAAGCTGGTCTAATGGCACAGCGTAGCCTCTCAAGTTCCACACGATGATGTTTTCTGAGTCATTCATGGGAAGCCCCAACGCCTCGTAAATCTTGAGGAATCTGATGATACAGCTTGCCGGATCAATCTCCAAATTGACATACAGCACACGCCCCTTGCGGCAGGGAAATCCCAACCACTTCGCCCCCTCGGCTATGGCAACGCAAAGTTCCATGAGGAGAAATGACTTCCCTGCTTTGGAAGAACCGGAAATAATCATCTTGTGTCCACGGCGCAAGATTCCCTTTATAATCTCCTCCGGCAGTTTCGGCGGATTGTCCTTGTACTTGGCGAGAGATTCCAATGGCGGCAGTTCATCCGTCGCGCCCTCCACGAAATCCATCCAGTCCGTCCATGACTTCCTGCCGATGTTCGTTGCGGCGAGGTACTGACGATTGCCGTTTCGAGTGAGTCCCGGCATCCGGGAAAGCCGTGAGGGATTGCGGTTCTGCTTGTCGATGGGTACGCCCTGCTGTTCCATGAAGTCATAGAGAAACTCCACCCGCTTTCGGTACTCCTCATAGTTAATGGCATCCACACGCACTATGGCGTGGAGGCTCTTGCCCCCGCTATGAACGAGTGCTGCAATCGGCAGTTCCAGCTTGCGGAAGAGGACATCCTGCTCGGCGATGGGAAGCGTGTCGGATTCCACCAACGCATACTTGAACTTGGTGACGTTCTCGTTTTTCACACCCTCGCCATCCAGTGGATTGAACCGAATCCAACCGCCCACCTCGGGTTTCCAGTCACCTACGGTCGCTCCAATGTCATTGGCGTGCTTCTTGAGGGATGCGATCAGCTCCCCTGCCGTGCGGTCATACACGCCCTTACTGGGCAGCCACTTACCCTCGCTGTCCTTCCACACATCGCCCGTGACATATCCCACACGGTCATCGACGTCAAACAGCAGGGAGAGATAGTCGATCAAATCCTGCACGGGATTCCACGCATCGGGAGGGGCAAAGCCGTTGAAGCCGTCGTTGCCGTCATACTCAATGGTATCGTCCCATGCCATCGCTCCCTCAGCGCAGGGCATCCAGCCGCGCTCTTTTGCCAGCTGCACAATCGTTCCGCCCTTAACGGGAGTGGTCGTGCCGTTAAAGCCCTCCCACTTCTTCTCGCATTCGCCGGGATGGTAACGAGGATCTCTCTGACTCCAATCGTCCCAGATGGAGCAGGGATATCCTTCCTCCTTGAGTGCCATACCTACCGAGATCCATGTGGCGCGGTCAACCTCCGCAACGTTGATGTACTTCAAAGCCGACAAGATATTCTTGTCCATGAAAAATCACGTCCTTTCACGGTGTATATACAGACGGTGTCATCCCCTGGGGGACGCGCCAATGATTCATCGCCAAGCGGGAGATCAGAGCACTGGCTGCATCGAACTGCCATGTGCCTACGCGCCGAAAGCCGTAACGCTCCAAGCAGCGGATCTGCTTGGGTGTGGCGAGTCCTTCCTCCTGCCGCCGTTTCAGACGGTCGATGAGGAGCGAGGCAAGCCCAGCATTTCCCACGGTGTCGGGCAGGATGCCACGTTTTTCCAAAAAGGAAAGCTGCTTTTCAGACGGCGGTCCCATTTCCCAAGGGAAGGTCGGTGCATAGCTAGTGAGATCCTCGGCGGCGATGGAGAGTGCATACTGGATGGGATCGACGAGTTTTTTCTTCTTGCTCCGCATCGCGGCAAGCTCCCGCGCCAATGCTTCCTCCCGTTCACGCATCACGTCCCGCTCCGCATCCTCTTCGGCTTCGAGGATGTCCACTTCCTCGTCATTTCGGAGGTTTTCATCCATCATTGAGGCGATCTTCGCGTCCTTGGCAATGAGAGACGACGGTCTGCAGAGGTCGTGACGCTCCGTCAGCCATAGAAAATCCAGCAGGAGCAAGTTCTCCTTGCCCGGAAAGAGCCGCATTCCCCGTCCCACCATCTGCTGATAGAGGCTCCGCACTTTGGTGGGGCGCAAAATTACAATGCAGTCCACAGCGGGACAGTCCCAACCTTCTGTAAGGAGCATGGAGTTGCACAGCACGTCGTACATGCCATGCTCAAACTCTGCGAGGATTTTCGAACGGTCATCGCTCATGCCGTTGACTTCCGCCGCCCTCATGCCGATGTCATTCAGCATCCGACAGAACTTCTGCGATGTGGCGATGAGCGGCAGAAACACCACGGTCTTTCTGCCCCTGCAGTAACGCCCCATCTCGTCTGCAATCTGATGGAGGTACGGCTCCAAGGCGCAGCCGATGTCCGCTGCGCTGTAATCCCCGCCGGAGATACCCGCCTTGCTGATATCCAGCTGCAGGGGAATCATCCGCGCCTTGACGGGAGAGAGATACCCCTCCCGGATGGCGCGGCTCATGGAATACTCGTAAGCCTGTGAGTCAAAAAATGTGCCGAGCGTCTGCTTGTCTCCACGGTCGGGTGTTGCCGTTACTCCGAGGACATTGGCATCCGGAAAATGCGCGAGCACACGCTGATAGCTCTCCGAGAGTGCGTGGTGCGCCTCGTCCACGATGATGTCCTGAAAATAATCCTGCGGAAACATCGAAAGCCGCTTTTCTTGGCAAAGGGACTGCACCGATCCTACTGTCACGGAAAAGAAACTGCCGAGGCTGCGGTTCTCTCCCTGCTCAAATGCTGCATCAAGTCCCGTGAGCATCTTCAGCTTGTCAGCGGCTTGGCTGAGAAGTTCCCCACGATGCGCCATGATGAGGACTCTGTGTCCCAACTTCACTTGATGTTCTGTCACCGAGGAAAACACAATCGTCTTTCCGAGCCCTGTGGAGAGGACGAGGAGTGTCTTGCGACGCCCCTCGCTCCACTCGGACAGGATTGCCTGTTTCGCCTCGACCTGATACGGTCTAAGTTCCACTTGCTTGTCCTCCCATCAGAACGGAATGTCCGCCGCGCTGACGGGAATCCCGCCGAAGTCCGCAGAGTCCTCGACCGGAAAGAACTTCTCGTCATAATCGTAGAAGCGATCCACATCGTTGGTCTGTTTCTCATTGCCATCCCGGTCGGTATATTTGCGGGGCTTAAAATGCGCCCGTCCCTTGGCACCTTCGAGATTGTTCCAGTTCATCGCCAGCCTCTCGCCGTGCTTCTTCCTGCCGATGCAGCGAAAGAACGCTGAAATGCGCCACTCCACGAGGCGGTTCAAAATAAGGTCAGTACGAACGCTGGCGACGCCCTGCTTCGTTTCCACCTGCAGGGTAAGCGTAGCTTTGTTGCAGGCCTGCATCTTGGCGCTCCCCGGAAAACGCCCCCGCTCAAAAGCGGACACCACGAAGTTGTAATCCCCTTCGGGCAGGAGAATGAATTCCTGACCATCGCTTTCAATGGTGTCAGTCCAATCCATACCCACGTTGTTATTGATCGAATCTGCCATGATGTATTTCCTCCCTTAGCCTTTTGCCTTGCGGCTTTGCTGAATGATGTCAAAAATCTGATCCCAGTAGCGGATGACGTAGCCGTACAAAAACTCGTCGGGGTAGGCGTCAATCGGGGTCTCCACTGAGTATTTCCCACGCGCGGCGACCACCTGCCGCACCTCCTCCTCGGTGACACCCTTCTCCTTCAAAATGCTGTGAAACACATCAACAGCGCTTTCTTCCTCCGGCAGGTTCTGCTGCTGCGGTGCCGGTGTCTCCTGCATTGCTGTCTGCGTGACGATTGTGGCTGCCGGAGTCTGCCCCCACGAGAAGATATGAGCGATGTGTTTGTAGTCCAGATCCAAGACTTCCGGCAGCGGCACGCGGCTCTTCGCGTCCCATGCGGGATGGTGGGACGTGTACATGACACGCTTGCCGCCCTGTGCCTTCTGCGTGTTGTTCTCCGAGGTGACCACAAAGGTCTGGTAGTTACAAAAGAGCAAAATGTCGCACCATTCTTTAAGGAGCGGCGCTACCTGCTTGCTGAGTTTCATCTCCCAGCGGTCGTATGCCCCCATCTCGTCCGGCTGTTCAAACTTCCGCATCTTGGCGTGTGCCGTGACCACCACATGAACTCCAGAAGTCAGAACCATATCCAATGCGCCGAGAAGCCGCGAAAACTCCTCGCCCAAATAGGTATACCCCTTGCCGTAGCCGAAAGACTCGATGGAGTTCTGCTTGTACTTTGTGCAGAGGTAGCTGACGATCAGCTGCTCTGCCCAATCGGCGGTATCCAGCACCAACGTCCTGCACACATCCTTGGTCGCTGCCACTTCCTTGAGCACGGAGATCATTTCCTCCCACGACTGCGGCTTCTCGATGCGGCGCACATCCATGTGCGCTGTTCCGCCCTCGGTGTCGATGAAGAGCGGATCGGGGAATCTAGCGGCAAGACCGGACTTTCCGATGCCCTCAGAACCGTAGATGACCACCTTTTGGGCGCGGTCAATTTTCCCTTTGGTGATGTTCAGCATTGCGTATCTCCTTTCTGCTCACTTAATCCGAAGACTTCGTCCTCTCGCCTCCAAGTGGGCGCCGGGAACTTCCTCGCCGCTGCTCAGAGCTTCATAGAGTGCCTCGCGGTTCACGTCCTTATGCTCCGGCACGGTGATGAGATAGGCGTCCGGGATAAGGGCGGCATCGTCAATCTTGAGGGGCTGTTTGCCGCCGTTCTTCTGAACACTCATGACACCGTACCTCGTGGGAACTTTGGTTTTCCCCATCGCATCGAGGTTCTGCCGGTATCACTCCTTGATACGTTTGATGCGGTTCTCTAAAATCTGCCGCTGCGCTTCAAAGCGTTTCTCTTCCTTGCTGTATGCCTCCGCATACGCTTCCAGCGATTTGATGAGCGCGATGCCGTTCGCGCATTTCTCCTCAAGGGCGCACTCGATGGACTGCAGCCCCTCTTCCAAAAGCTCCAAATCCATCGACTCGTCCAAGACGAGGTCGAAGAGCGCGTTGAAACCTGCGGCAAACTCATAAAGCGGTCGTGCCGGCATAAGCATTCTCCTTTCTCTTCTCGAAGATGGCTACCTCGTCCACGGAGTCTCCCGGCACGATAACCGTGAGCTTCACGGGACAGCCAAGGAAGAAGCGAAGCAGACGCTCCCGCACCGTGAGCCGGCGGCAGGCCACGATCCCACCATTGGTGCGCTCCTTGGAGACCTTGATGTTGAGTGTGTGATGCATCTCGATTCATCCTTTCCGAAGGGCGATTTGATGTTACCCTTCACCTAAGAGCCACGGGAAATGCAAAACTTCATGGTTTCATAGAAAATTTTTCTTGTCAGGCAAGAATTTCCTGAGCCGCTGATAGATGCGCCGCATCCGCTCCGATATGGTGCTTTCCAATACGCCCTCCTGACGCGCAATCTCCGACTGGCGCACGCCTTCCCAAAATACGCGCCGCAGAAGCTCCCGTTGCTGCGGACGAAGCTGCGCAATGGCATGATGAAGCTCCGAATAATCCGCGCCGAGCAAAGCCGTCGGCACATCGGGCATGGCATCCGCCCTCCGGCGGTCAAGATCGTCCGACGACAAGTGGACATGGCGACGCGTCTCGGTGCGATTCCTACGGAAAGTCGGAGCATTGACCTCGGCATCCAAAATCTCCTGTGCCGTGCGCCGCTGAACTGCGTTCTTGTCCTCGGCGGCATTCAGCCGCTGCCGATAGTCCGTCTCCACCATGACGGTGCATTCCTCCTCCGAAACTTCCAAAACAGTCGGATGGAGCTTGTCTTCGTAATACAGAGCAATTTTCATGGTCGTGTCCTTTCCGCCTTGGATGCGGGCGGCAGGAACACAAAAGGCCGATGCACGCGATGTACACCGGCCTCTTTCGCTTGAAGATGGGCGCAAAAAGTCACGGTGGAAACACCGAAGTGCCAATACTGCTCGCGCAGTTCGTCTCTTCGTGCGTTCCCGCCGCCCCTAATGGCCATCTCAAGGCATTGAGAAATTTACAAGATTTACAATTACGGCTTGTGAATGTTCACATTCACATAAATTCCATTAACAAAAATGTAGATTTTTCCCCCTTACTGCTGATATAGCTTTACTGTCTGCGCACGCCAGTCAAGCCACGGGCTTCCGTGACGTTGGTCGACTCTCAATAGTGACTGCATTATTCAAGCACCAACCTCCTCCCCTTGAGCCTCGGCTTCATGAGTGCCGAGGAGTTAGATGGAATCCAAGACGCTAATCTCGGCGAAGATGCTTTCTGATATAAAATTTATCAAAAGCCCATCAGAGACATGCGGATTGTCAGTCCGAATTTTGAGCGAAAAATAAGCTCCACAGTCATAGATGTCACCATCTGTGGCTATGGAGCTTTACAACGCCTACAAAAATAGCCGGACTCTCAGTCCGACCATTTCTGAAAATAATTTTTAAGCAACAATTTTCCCCCATGTTCGATACCCCTCAGCTTTTAGCTGGGTGTTGCAGAATGCCAGCGTGTCCATGAAGTGATGTTGTATAAGGTAGTGACCGAAAAATCCTTCCTCATCATCGGGAAAATCATTTTTTGATTTTTTTATCAAATCCATACTCAGAATAGGATGCAAATGCATTCCGATGCATAATGCACAAACACTCTCAAGAGATACTCGCGTCTCATCATTTCTAAGCTGACTAATGTAATCCTCTGATAATCCTGTCCTGATTGCCAATTCCATATTGGTAAATTTGCCCCGTCGGTTTGTTCTTGGATTATATGCATCCAATCTCTTCATGTGGGCATTTAATGTTCCCGAGAAGGAGTTGGGTAAGTTTCGCAGAATTTGCATCACGCGAATGCCCTCTTCTTTTAGCTTTTGCCGTTCAACTGCTTGCTCTTTTTTGTCCTGCATATCCTCCTCATCGATATTACGTGTTTCGCTAAAAGATGCCGCATTTATATTTTGGCTCAGATAGCACATATTGTAATAATCACCAGAACTTTTGTTAAGCTCATAGTTTCTGTTGAATTTCAAACAGCATTCATCAACATGCTCCAACCCATACTGTGTAAGTTCATAACCTTTATCTTCACCCAGATATTTTACATATTTTTCGTCGTTGATGCAGACGAGATAGCCGAGATAAACAAATGCTTCACTCTCAAAGAGAGCCGCGAAAGATTCAGCCTCATCGTAAAGCCGCTCAAAATTCTTCTCGTCAAGCAAAAAAGTCTGATATTCACCGAGTGCATCAGGATTGAACACATACGGATACTTATAGCCCCCGTTTACATATAAAAAACTCCCCTCTGCACATTTGTATCCAAGCTGCAAGGCACGTAATTTTGCTTCATAGCGCGAAACACCGAAACACTTCGCAACACTTTCTAAAGCATTCTCCATAACATCCCCAGTGCGACGATAAGGCGTAGAATATTTTTCTTCAATAATCTTCGGAAAAATATCATCAAAATACACGCGTGGCATTAAAATTCGGAGGGCAAGGGCATTAGCCTGCCATTCTGCCCACCAGACAGCCTTTTCCACACCCTGCAATGCTTCTGGTGTCACATCCGGCGACACTTTGCATGACAGGTTTGTCTCCTCCTGATTCAAGAGCGCCAGAATCTCGAAGAACTTCTGGTGTTTTTCCCAATGGATGATTTCATGGGCTATCGTATTGAGTGGGCTACCCAATTCCCCCATAAAGGAGCGTTTTTTACTGATGAGCATCGTTCCTGGTCGAAGTTCCTTTTCGACGGATTCCGTTCTATCATATAAGCGTGGATAAAAAACCTCTCATCTACAATTTCTGTAGACTTGCGAAAATACATCCTGCCGAATTCGTCATCCGGCAAATCCGCTTGATAGAAGTCAATCCCCATCTCCTGCAAAAGGTGATCCACAGGAAAACACCACATATCATAAATGGCATTTTGACAGTAAAACGCTGTGAAATCATCAGCGATGTCTTCCAAATCCTCAGCGTAAATATATGGGATGAGATACTCATCCAAAGCATCTTCTTTGTCGAACTTCCCACCGAAATACTCCTCGGTATCTAGAACCATCATATCATGGAGACCATTTTTTAGCTTTGCCTGTACTGTGATCGTGAACCATCTCGTTTTACGATCAGCCTCATATTTTTCTGTCCCGAGCCCAAGCAATACAATATCTGCCAAAAGATTGATTTCAATTTTGATGAGCGGCCCTACATCATCATGGCAAATCAGCGTTTTGATTTCGACATTTTCTACCTTTTGTTTGCATAGCGACAGAACATTTATGGAATGAAAGCCCATACCATCATGGGACTGATTCACGAAGGCTGATATTTCCTGCTCCAATATATTTATATAATTCGCTTGGAGATAACTCTTAAAATCTGTGTATGCCATCTGTCTTTCTCCCTCTTCCATGATAAGAAAATGCCGGAACCGCAATAAACAGCTCCGGCAGTCGGCCATCAATAATACTGCTCAATATAGCCATAAGCCTTGTCGAATACTTCCTTGTCCTTGATTTTGTATTTCACCCAGACGACGCTGCGCAAAGCTTTCTTGACCTCCTGCTTGCCGGCTGTCGTGTTCTGCCAGCCATCGAAGCGGACAATCTTCACAATGCCGTCAATATCCATAACAATACGCTCCACGATGACAGGGGTATTCTGGTTTTTGACACCATTGAAAAGCTCTGTGAGTGCGGCTTTGCCCTTATCGACTTCTTCCTCCGGCACAACTTCTTTTTCAACCTGTGCTGCCTCTTTCGCCATTTCGAGTAGGTGCTTCAGGAACTCGATGCTGGTGATAAGACCTTGCTCATGCTTTTCGCGTAGTTTTTCCAGCCGCTCTCCTAGTTCGATAAACTTTGGGTCATTGCCGTGCTTTTTGATTTTCGCCATCAAGTCGATCTCCATGTGCTTCGCCGCTGCTTTCGGAGTCTTGTGCTTTGCAATGAAGTCATCAATCAAATCCGCCGAGAGAGACAAAATTTCCTCGTCCTCGTGGGTATGCCCCACTTCCAGATTTGAATGGACGATTTCCATGGTCTTGGCTCCCAAGGCCGCCCAGATCAGTGCGCCGCCATTTCCCACAGGCTTGACGGATTCATAGACCTTGGTGAGCCACACATAGTCCATGCGATACGGTGTCAACACGGGGTCAGGAGACAGCGCATTCCAAGCACGGTTCAATACACCATAATCAGCAGCGAACTGATCCTTCTCCTTGTTGGTGGGAATGCACTCCTGTGCTGCCATCAGCCCCTCCCAGCCGTCCACAGTACGATCAACACCCATAAAATAACTGAGACATTTTTTTATGAGCGCCGGGATTTTCTTCTTGACCTCCTCGATATTGGTGACAATTTTCTTCATACTGGACTCATCAAAATTGAGCGCTTTCGCCACATTGTCGAAGATGCCGATGTAGTCCACGATAAGCCCGAAGTTCTTTCCTTCATCATAGGTTCGGTTCGTGCGGCAGATCGCCTGCAACAGCGTATGGTCTTTCATGGGCTTATCGAGATACATGACTTGGAGAATCGGTGCATCGAAGCCCGTCAAGAGCTTTGCCGTCACAATGACGATTTGCAGTTTGTTGCCAGGATCGCGGAAGTTGTCGAGGACTTTTGCTTCCTCGTCCTTGGAGCGACGATAGGCTTTGTATTCGTCGGCTTTGTCATTGTTGGTATCCATGACAATGGTCGAGCATTCAGCGCCCAGCAGTTTATCCAGCTCCTTCTTGTATTGCAAGCAACAATGACGGTCGTAGACCACCACTTGTGCCTTGTAACCGTTCGGACGGATTTTCTCCGTAAAATGCTTGGCGATGTGGGCACAGACTTTATGTATGCGTTTCTCGTCGTACATAATCGCCTGCATATTGACCCGCTTTGAAAGCTCTGCCTTGTCGGCCTCACTCAACCCCTCGGTCAGCACATCGAACTCTCTGTCCATCGTCTCCCTGTCAACCCTGAGGTCAATAGGTACCGGCTCAAAATTGAGCGGTAATGTTGCACGGTCGCGGATGGAGTCAGAAAAGGAATACTTACTCATGTAGCCGCTGCGGTCTTCCGTTGCGCCAAACGTAGCAAACGTATTCTTATCGAGGCGGTTGATGGGCGTTCCCGTCAGACCGAAGAAAAATGCATTTGGCAGAGCCATACGCATTTTAACCCCCAAATCCCCTTCCTGCGTTCTGTGACACTCATCCACCATAACGATAATATTATCACGGAGCGAAAGCTCTCCTTCCACCTCCTGAAAGCGGAAAATCGTGGTAATGATGATTTTTCGGATGTCCATACGGAGTTTTTCCATGAGCTCTTGACGGGTGGATGCCGACTCCAAGTTTCCTACGTCGGACGCATGGAACTGTGCGGTAATCTGGGATTCCAAATCCAATCGGTCGTCCACAATCAGCACCGTAGGATTCCGCAAATCCGGCAGCATACGCATCTTCACGGCAGCAAATTCCATAAGATAGGATTTCCCCGAACCTTGGAAATGCCAAATAAGCCCCTGCTTAGGGTAGCCTACCCGAACACGGTGAATCATCATATTAGCGCCCTCGTACTGCTGGTATCGGGCGATGACCTTGTATTTGCGATGTTTGCTGTCCGTGGCGTAAAGCGTAAAGAACTGGAACAAATCCATGACCTTGTAGGGAGTTATCATATTCTCCATGCTGGTCTGAACAGCCACCAGACTCCCGTCTGACTTATCATCTGTCGTGTGCCACGGCCCCCACTTGGCTGCGGGCATACACACCGAACCATAGCGATAGCGTTTGCCCTCGGTGGCAAAGTTAAAGACATTGCAGACGAACATCTGCGGAATGCTTTGCTCATAGGCATTGATGTCCATTGCTCCATCCAGCCAGCTGATCGAGGCGCGAACGGGAGTCTTTAGTTCTCCTATGACAAAAGGAAATCCATTCACCAGAAGAACAATATCCAGCCTCTTGCCGCCCTGCTTCGTTGGGTATATCCATTGATTGGTGACAACATAACGATTCTTGTCGCTCATGCCGTTGATTTCTGTGCCAAAATACTTGATGGATGTGTACTGGTTATCCTCACCAAAGGGAAACGTATTCTCCTCAAAAACCATGGCCTTGAAGCGTTCATTTTGCTCCACAAGATTATCGGCATTTGTAGTAGCAAAGAGCCGCCGCAGTTTGATAAGCACCTCATCGGCACGAGAAGTGTCCTCGGCGATCTCCGGGTTAAGCGCGATGAGAGCCGAACGCACCATCTCTTCTTCAAAGGGATCGTTTTCACTGCGGGTGAATTCTTCCGGCGGCACATACTCCCATCCGATTTTGGTAAGGGTGTCGATAATCATCTTTTCCGTAGTATTGTCTTCATTAAACATGAGCTACTCCTTCCTAATTGGTCAAATTTCGATTTGTCGGCTTGTTCAAATAGCCGCTCAAACTCTATTTGCAATTCCATCGGAGGAACACTAATCTTTAGGGGAGAAATGTCTTTGTTGTTGAGCTGGGGAACAGTAGAGCCGTTATACAAACTTCCTAAGTCCATACTCATAAAATAGCTATACAGATAGGTTGTGCGAATATTATCTTTAGGCAAGACCCCCATAATATTGAGATCACAACAAGTATCATGTACCAGAATCCTTTTCTTATTAGTTGCTATAGCTGCTCCTCTTTTAGGAAAAATCACAGAGCCTTTTTGAAGAAAGGTGTTTCCTGCGTTTTTTCTGCTAACATACCTTGTTGAAGTGTTTATGTAGATGCTGTTTTGAGGTAAATTCATATCTGATACTTTGATATAGGGTATAGCACCATCGTCAGTTTCCATATCTGTCGAAAGGGTTGTACCACTTTTCAAAATACATTCATCGCCTATTGTGCTAACTGAAAACAACGGATTTTTGCTATCCCCGAACAATTCAACAAATTGTGATTGAAATCAGGCGATGAACTTCCGATGGGAGTTTTTGACGTTGTTCTGGTCAACCATGGCGTATTCCATGGTGGTGTCAATCTTGCTATGACCTAAAAGCTGCTGTACTTGCTCAATGGGCATTCCTTTGTCGATGGCTCTGGTGGCGAGCGTGCGTCTGAATTTATGCGGATGCACCTTTGGTATGCCGAGCTTTTTGCCCATGTCGCGGAGGCGAATCTCTACGCCGCTGATATGGAGGCGGTTATGGGGCTTTTGCAAAGAAACAAAGAGTGCCGGATTATCATCGATACGGCTGTCCAGATAATTCTTGAGGTGTATCTTCGTCCGGGCATCGAAATATACGGGACGTTCCTTGCTTCCTTTGCCAAAGACGATGCACTCGCGACTCTCGAAATCTACATCACTGCGGTTTAGCCGCACAAGCTCCCCCACCCTCATGCCCGTCGAGGCAAGGAGATCAATCATAGCCAAGTCACGACTATTGGTACAGTTGTCCCGCATTTGCTCCAACGCCTCATCTGTGTAGGTTTCCTTGACTACCTTCGCCGTCTTGATTTTGTGGATACGGCGCACCGGGCTTTTGAGGATGTAGTTCTCCTCCTCAAGCCAGGCAAAAAAGCTGGAAAGAATACGGCGAATATTGTCGATATTGGACTTGCTGCATCTGTGTTCCTCCTGATACTCCGAAAGGTATTTTCGCAAATCGTCCGTGGTGATTCGGGTGATGTGCTTATCGAAGCTGCCCAGAACCTTAAGGAGTGTCGTCTGGTAATAGTTGAGAGTTCTCTCGCTGCATCCCTCCACTTTTTTAGCAGCGGTAAACATGGTCAAAAGTTCCTCATTGCCGTGGACGGCTTCGGGGATAGCGGCGGGCGCACACTCCGTGACTGCCTTATTGGCGAGACACTTTGTCAGTGTCTGCCGCAAGAGGATAAGCTGGGCGTTATCCAGATGCGGGAGCATCCCCTGCATGATGTCGGTGATCAGGATGTCTTTCATGGTGGATTATCCTTTCCACCGACCGCCACCACCGTTTATCTATTTCTTGAATCAGCGAGCTCATTATTGTTTCATTTATATACTCAATTTTCCATATGTTTTTCCCCCTCTTTAATAATTTCTGTTATTAAAGAGGAATACCATACATTTCCTAAACCATATGAATGTTGCTGTCCTGTCATAGAATCTGTCCATTGATATTCACCGGAATATACTCCCAGTAAAATAAATTCTTTGCTACCATCACGATACATTAGTTCTCCATTATGAACTGTAATATTGGTAGGCTTGCTTATTACCAGTCCACCAGAAGATCCAGGAAATAGCTGCGCGTCAATTTGAAAGATTGGTCTTCCATTGAAGTTCCCCCCCCAGCAGGATGCAATTATACCTGATTTTATTATAGGAAATTTGTTGTATATATCATAAAATCCTCGTGGATAGCTTGCTACAATTATGTCGCTAGTTACTTCGATAGATATTGGCTGATTGTTCGGCAAGTTATCTTGTGTTAGTGTAACTGGAATAATAATATTTTTAATTTCTTCATCATCCTGTGTGATTTTTTGCATTATATATTCAGATACATCTATTGCAACTACATCTACATCAATATTTCTATGAAGTAATAAGGATCTTCTTAACTCGTCTTTCGACAGTGTAATTGGAACCCATTCAATACTTCCATTATGTTCTTTTCGTAAATTAAATGTTAAATTGTGGGCTAAACACTCTACGTCGCCTATGGTATTGAAAACAACATGTCGATTGGTAACAAGCCAAAACTTATCAAATCTTTCCCAATGGCCCTCAGGCCCATCTGTAGGATTAGATGTTGTTTCATTAAAGAAAAAACCTGTTGCCTGTGCGCTCGCAAATCCATTTCTTATCGCATATTGTGTTTCTATTATAGTTGTTATTGCAAATAACTGTTGATCCACACTCATTTTATCAGGCACGTTAAATTCAACTCCTTATTTCAAGTACTCTCTCAAAATGGCTAATTTCATAGCAGCGTTTTTTTTGAGAATCTCTCTGATCGTCAATTTCGATTTGTCGACTTGTTCGACAAAGGCATAATAAGCGTTTTGAACTTCATTGGGGGGCTTAATGATTTCAAGCCGTGAAATAATAGGAACATTCAAGTTTGGCATGGTTTGTCCGACTGCCATATCTTCAAGCATCTTCTTGAATGAAGGAAAGGAAATGATTTTTTGCAGAAAGTCTGCTCTGACTTCTCCAAGAGTACGTATTATCATGCTTCCTGTTCCGCAGAGCAAACCAGATGTTTGTACGACGGCACAGCGACCCATTTCACCCCGTCTGCCTAGAACAACATCATTCTCAAAAAGATGGTATGCAGATAGTTCTTTATATTTTGTTTCGGAGATTGTTAGTTTTTCATCTATAACGATGTTGCCATCATGTACGTGCGAGGGATTCACTACGGGATGCCCGCCCACAATGTAATCTTCTCTGTGGAGCAGTGAGCCGAATGGTCCAATTTTTATTTCGGCTAAGGCTGATAAGGAGACTTTCTGCCAGCCATGAGTATTCAATATTGGATCACCGAACATCTCTACAAATTGTGATTTGACGAGTTCCTCCATAGCAACCGCCAGTTCTTGATAAGCGGCTCGCGTGTCCTCTATCGCCCACAGCACATCAGCCAGTTCACGTTGCTTGTCCATCTCCGGCAACTCGAAGCTGTAAGTTTTCAGATGCTCCCACTTCACGCGGGGTGATAGCGAGCCTGCCGACCGCCCCACAGCAAAATCAAAGAAGTCGTCGTTTTGAATGACGAAGGGTAGTAGCCTCGGTTCCATCTTATCCTGTATCGCCCGAATTACGGTAATATCCCCGGAGCAAATACCCTCGAAGGGAGCTATGGCCGCCTTTTTCAGATATGCCCGACGGCGTCCGAAAAGAATATCTCCTTCGTGAAAACGCTTTGTGAACGTATTATCACTGCCTACGTCATACTCCGACAGGCGAATTTCTCCCGGGGTTATATGTTCAAGGCCGACCGTGGGAAAACCGCTCCTATCCCCTTTGCAGGTCTCACGGGCTTCCATGGCCACCTCGCCCAATGTCACTTTTGCCACAAGACGTTCCTCCTCTCAAAATGGTATCGTATTTTCCTCGCAATTGTCCTTCAACAAAACATTCAAGTTGTCGTAGCAATCTCTGAGTGCCAACGAAGACGCATACCAATCATCGTAACACTCCTGCACACTTCGTGTGTCTTGTTCTTTCGTCTCCTCCATCGTTACTTGCACGTAAAGAGGAATATTCAGCGAGAAGTCATTTTTCTCAATGTCCCGTATGGACACTTTCTTTGCAAAGCCCTCTTCGCTTTTATAGGTGTTGTATGCCTTGGAAATCCGCTCGATGTGCTGCGACTCCAAATAGCTCCGCGCATTTTTGCGCGTCACTTCGTTTAGGGCATTGATGAACAGCACATGATTTTTGTGCGTATCAGGCTTCTCTGTGCGGCAAATGACAATGCACGCCTCCATGGGGGAATTATAAAAAAGATTTGCTCCCAGTCCGATCACGCAGTCCACCCAATCAGAGTGCACCAGCTTCTCCCGCATTGCCCGCTCCTCGTTGCGGAACAGCACCCCATGCGGAAACAGGATCGCACAGCGTCCTGTCTTGTCCTTCATACTCACGAGAATATGCTGAAAGAACGCATAATCGGCTCTGGCCTGTGGCGGCACGCCTAAGATATTCCTGCCGTACTTGTCGAACTCGAATGCCGCACGGCTCCATTGGTTCACGGAATAGGGCGGATTTGCAACGATCATGTCGAACTGGCGGAGTTTTCCGTTTTTCGTAAAGGCAGGATTGGCAAGCGTGTCGCCATTTACGATTTCAAAATCCTCGATGCCGTGCAAGAAGAGGTTCATACGCCCGATCGCGGAACTCAGCAGATTGATTTCCTGCCCGAAGAGGGACACGTTTCGCCATTCCTTTCCCGACCGCTTAAGGTGGGCAATAGCGGAAATCAGCATCCCGGCACTGCCGCACGTAGGGTCATAGATGGATTCGCCGGATTTGGGCTGCAATATCTCCGTCATGAGGTGTACCACCGTACGGTTGGTGTAGAACTCTTGCGCCGTATGTCCACTGTCATCGGCAAACTGCTTGATAAGGTATTCATAGCCTTGCCCAAGCTCGTCCTCCGGACAGTTTTCCAGAGACAATGTATACTTGCTGAAATGTTCCATCAGATCCTTTAAGAGCCTGTCCGGGAGGCGATTCTTGTTTGTCCATGTGCCATCGCCAAAGATGCCAGTGAGCTTCTCGCTGTTGGCTTTTTCCATCGCGCGAAAGGCTGTGACGATTGCCTTGCCCACGTCAGATGGAACATTTCGCACATCGTCCCAATGGAAGCCGTCCGGGATTCTGTAGCTATGGATCTCGTCCCATTCGGCAGCCTCTTCACCGTTTTCTTTGACAGCCTTGGCGGTTTCTTCCTCGTACACATCATTCAGACGCTTGAAAAAGAGCAATGGAAAAATGTATTGCTTGTAAGAGCCGGCATCCATTTTCCCGCGAAGGATGTCCGCCGATCCCCAGAGATAGGATTCCAGTTCCGAGAGTGTTATTTTATTCTCCATGGACATACCCCCCTTTCATCAGAAGCCGCTGCATTTTCTCCTCTGCAGAACGTACCTTTTCGAGTGTTTCAAAATAAGTACGGCGTACGACCTCCGGCGGCACTACTTTCTGCGGCTTTTTTTCGATATAACGCTTCACATTGAGATCGAAGCCCCCCTGCTCGACATCAGCAATGGTAACCACCTTGCAGCGTTCCATCACATCTTCGTAGTCTGCGTAAAACTGATAGAGCGTATCCACGTTTTCATCCGAGAGAATATTCTGCGCCCGCATGGGCGTATAGACTTCCGAACCGTCGATGAGGCAGATACGTCCTTTATGTTTATGCTCCTTCTTCTTCGTGAGGAAAAGGATACACGCAGACACGCCCGTACTGTAAAAGACACCGCTGGCAAGCGTGATAATAGCCTCCAGCAAATCCGCTTTGATGATTTCCTTACGGATACTCCCCTCCTTACCGCCGTGGAAAAGTACACCCTGCGGCAGAACCACCGCACAGCGACCGTTGTCCTTATCCATGGATTTTATCATGTGCTGCAGCCATGCAAAGTCAGCATTGGCATCCGTAGGGCAGCCCCAGATGTTTCTTCCGTACTGGTCGGAATCGAATACATCCGCCCCCCATTTCGACATTCCAAAGGGAGGATTGGCCAGCACACAGTCAAACGTTTTGAGCTTGCCGCCTTCGAGGAAAAGTGGTTTCCGAAGGGTATCACCCTGCCGAATCTGCACATCCTTTGCGCCATGGAGATAGAGGTTCATTCTGGCAATGGCGGAGGTGGAAAGGTTGTTCTCCTGCCCATAGATTTTTCCGTAGGTCAGTTTGCTGTTTTTCATATGATGGATGGATTCGATGCACATTCCCCCTGTGCCGCAGGCCGGATCGTACACCGATTCTCCCGGGCGCGGATCGAGCAGACGCACCATAAGCTTAACGATGGAACGAGGCGTGTAAAATTCTCCGGCGTTCTTCTTGGACATATCCGCAAATTTCTTGATGAGATATTCGTAGCTGTCACCCATGATATCAGCAGTGTAGTTTTTGTTTCCCACCTTCACCTTGGACATATGCTCCACGAGGTCTTTCAGACGTTCATCCGTCAGTTTGTTTTTGTTCGTCCATGTACCGTCGTCAAAACTGCTGAACACGCCGGAAAGGGTAAGCGGATTTGCTCTTTCAATGCCCGACATGGCATTCACGATAGCCCTGCCTACATTTTCACTGACATTCCGCACATCATCCCAATGGCAGCCTTCGGGAATGTCAAAGGAATGCATATCCTCAGCGGAGGCATATTCCTCATCACCTCCGGATTCCTCCAAGGCATCCTGATACTCCTCGTCATATACATCGGAGATGCGTTTGAAAAAGAGAATCGGAATGACATAGCTCTTGAACTCATCCTGATTGATCGGTCCCCGAAGAATATTACACGCCCCAAAAAGGTGATTGAAGAGCTGCTCACTGGTCGTTTCTTCCGGTACGGGAGCAGCTTCTTTCACATCCTCCTCGGCGGCAACAAGCGATGCCTGCATGATTTCGGCTCTATTTTCTCCGTTGACTTTTCGCTTGCTGCTACGTTTTACGGGAACACGCATATTGCCCATGTTCTTTTCCATAACGGGCGGGTACTTGTTCTCGAAATTCATTAAAATCCGCAAAAGCTCTTCATCCAGGAACGTGAGTACGTGTTTTCGTATGTCGGACGGGATGCCGTAATAAGCCTCGGCAATTCCTCCAGTGATGGCAGCAACGGTGTCGCTATCACCACCGATGGAAATGGCATTTCGGATGGCATCCTCAAAGCCCGTGGACTCGAAAAAGGCCATAAGTGCTTGCGGTACGGTGTCTTGGCAAGTTTCGTTAAACTGGTATGTATCGCGAATACCGTCCAGCGTAAAATTCATGGGGTAGTAATTTTTGTCAATAACGTCCCGTATCTCCAAAATACTGCTGCCGCTCCGCGCCATATAAAGAGCCCCCACGGTAGCTTCCGCCCCTTTCAAACCTTCTGGATGATTGTGTGTGACGGCAGTGATTCTTTCAGCGAGCATTTTGGCTTCATCCATACTTCCAGCAGCAAACCCAGCGGCACTGACACGCATAGCGGCTCCGTTACCGAAGCTGTTATAGGGCTTTGGTTCATCAGAAAACATCCAGCCATAAAAACGACCGCCATAACCGCAGTCAGGATATTTTCTGCCGATACGCTGCATACACTCTACGGACTTTTCCGCAAGGTCGCTGTAGTCGGGTTTGCTCTCCAAGATCGCTTGTGCCAATGCGAGCGACATAACACTGTCATCTGTGAAGAAACACTTATAGGTAAGAAGATCAAACTCCTTCGACCGATGATTGTCCCACTCGAAGCGGGAGCCGACAATATCTCCGACGATGGCTCCTAACATTCGCCCTGCCTCCTTTACAGCCGTGCCTGTAATTTTTCCAACGTATTGTTCCACCGTTCCTCAGCGGCTTTTAGCGTTGAAAGATACACTTCCAGTTCCCGTTCGTATTCCTCTGTCAATTTCTTCTGCTCATGGATGGCAGGAAGCGGTATCTCGACCTCCTGCACATCCCGAAAGCTCAAGTTCACCACTACCGTCCCCTGCTGCGCCGAGGACAGGATTTTGCCGCCTAAGGGACTGTCAAAAAACATCTTGAGATAGGTACTGTCCAGCAAATCCTGTCGTGGACGAATGACAACCATATTCGCTGAAGCAATGCAGGGATAATCCTGCCGGTGAAACACGGCACTGCGCGTCGCTGTCCCTCTTGCCGTAAGCAGCACATCGCCATCCTCCAATAGATAGCTCGTAAGTTTACGCTCAACCTCGCTGATGTGATCCAAGCCGTCGTAATCAATGACATACTCGCCGACATTTGATATGGTGACAACGCCAACATTGCCGTTTTCATCCTTACGGGAGATGTTCTTTCCGCGAAAAACCTGCGCCACTTCCTTTAATTTGATACGGCTGTCCTTTTCCATAAACCGTTGCCAATCCTCATCCTGTCGAGCAAAGAGTTTATCAACGTTCCAATCTCCCTGCTCCGACAGTTCCGATGACACAACGAAGGAATCCTTGAGCAAAACCAGTTCCCGTGATACACGGTTTTTCCCTTGATCAAATCCGTACCGCTTAATCGTGACATCTTCTGTTTTTCCCGCAGAAATAACGAACAAATGCGTCTTGACTCCTGTACCGACAAATATGCCGTCTGGGAGTTCCGCTATTTCTTCAAGACAATACATCTCTTGGATAAAATTGCGGAGATTCGCTATACGGCCGCCTCCAAAGGTGATCTTGGCAGGCATGACAATGGCTAGTTTGCCTGCGGAGGACAAATGCAAAAGCAGATTCTCCAAAGCAACCATCTCATAATCCCGACACATAAACCGATTGAGATCGTCCACACGATTGCGTCTCCCCATTGTCGGAACGGACATAATCAAATCAAATTTCTCCCGCAAGAACTCGTATTCGTAGATACTTGTTTTCTGAACGACTGTATGAGGGTATGCTCTTAGAATTTCCTTCAACAATATGACATGGATCTCCCGCTCTACCGTAAACAAATAGCAGCAGTAGGCATATTTTTCAACCATATCTTTGATATATGGCGCAAATCGCTGCCCCTCGGCAATCAAAACCTGCTCTGTTTCCGGCTGTATCTGCTCTTCCATCATTTTGAAAATTTCGCCGGGAATATGCAGATGATCGCTTTCGTCAAGAGAGAGCATTACTTCCCAATCGACATCTTCAATACCATCTGTCATGCGATAGATCTCATTCAACGAATTTATATCAATAAAAGGATTATCCAGTCCCCACTGATCACACTGCCGAAACATGATGTTTTGTACTTCTTGATTGCAACTGCTGCCCGCTCTCTCCCCCAATACACGTCGTGTCTCTCTCATCAGAAAAAGTGCTGTAAGAACTCTCTCCTCTGCACTGCCAAGAACGTTGCAACATCCCTTATAGAGCCATTCTTCGTATCTTGCTCCCTTCATATGACAACCTCCTCATCAAACCGACACCTTTACTCTATGCGTATATCATATCATGTATTTTATAAGCCTGTCAATAAGATATTTTATTTTGGTATTTCAATACTTTATTTTGGTTTTCGTTTTTAAGGATTACGAAAATATCCCGGCATCACCGATTCAAGTGACGCCGGGATAGAGTTCACATTGCCCATCGTAGTAATGCTTTCCACCGCAACGACATGTCATAGGGGTAACGACTACTTGCTTTTTTTGTGCCGTCCGTAATAATGAAGATCACCCATGTTTCCGGAAGTTCAAAGACCTTCTCTCCTTTTGCCAGTTTCCATGAATCCATCATATTTTCTTTATTAAAAGTCGATCCAAAGACAAAATACTGACTCTACTATGTTGGAAAAGTCACAACTCCCCTTATACCTAGATCAATCCTCACCATTGAACTTATTTTCCAAGAGTTGCATAAGAGCATCCTTGTCCGGCAGGACAAGTTCATACTTGCTGGCGAAAATCTGTGTATTGCCCTCCGGCAAAGTCATTTCTACCACGGCATTATTTTTCTCCTTGCAGAGCAGAATACCAACAGTGGGATTCTCTGTCGCCAGTTTCACCTTGCGGTCATAATAGTTCACATACATCTGCATTTGCCCAAGATCCTGATGTGTAATGCTTCCAATCTTGAGATCAATGAGGACAAAACATTGGAGCAGACGATTGAAAAATACCAGATCCACATAGAAGTGCTGTTCATCAAAGGTCAGTCGTTCCTGCCGACCTACAAAGGTATAGCCCTTTCCCAGTTCCAATAGAAAATGCTGCAATTCATCAATGATGCGCTGCTCCAAATCAGACTCCGAATAGCGGCTCTCCTCGGGCATTCCTAAGAACTCCAAGATGTATGGATCTTTCACGATGTCCTCGGGACGTTCCACAGTCATGCCCTGTTTGGATATCTCGGCGATAGCTTTCTTATCACGAGAAAGTGCCAGGCGCTCATAGAGAGCAGCGTTGAACTGTCGCTTCAACTCACGCAGACTCCATCGCTCGTTTGTAGCCTCATTTTCATAGAATTTACGTTCCTTGTCATTTGTGATGCGCATGAGGAACAAATAGTGCGACCAACTCAACGTGAATTGCGCAGAGAGTGTCTGCAAATTGGTCGGAGGCGGTTCAAAAATCCGAGACGCTGTTTCGGATTTCTGCGCGATCGATTCCCGAGACGGTGTTTCGGAAATCACTTCGTTGCTATATGTAATGTAAAAACGACGCATATTCTCGAGATTATCTACCGAGAATCCTCTGCCAAAGCGATTCGTAAGATTTTTCGAGAGTTCCTTTAAGACGCTCTTTCCATACTCCGCCCGCAGCGCCCCCTTTTGCTCATGCTCTACAATCATGCGCCCAATTTCATAGTAAGTAACGATCATTGTGGAGTTGACCACAGTGACAACATGCTGTTTGGCATTTTCAATAAGAGCGGCGATTTGCTCCACCAAATGATCGTTGCTTTCCATATTCGCTAATTCTTTGCTCATGCTCACACCTACAAAAATAAAACGCCCCCAAGTGTGCATAAAAACATCGGCTTCCAGAGGCTTGAGAGAGAAGTCCCTTTCAGTAGTTAATGCTATATTTTCCCCTGCCTTCACCTACAGGAAATCAGTGAAAGCGTGGATTATCAATGTTTTCACGCCGCCTCTCGATCATCATTACATTGTATCGTTATTGACGTTACTTCGTTCATCGCCGCTACCAAAATGATACTAGAGGGAAACGTCAGCGTCGCATTCGCACGCGACACCGTAATCTGGCGATCCTCGATCGGCTCGCGCAGCACCTCAAGTGTCTTCTTGCTGAACTCCGGCAGTTCATCCAGAAAGAGCACGCCGTGATGCGCGAGTGTCACCTCGCCCGGACGCGGGATGCTCCCGCCGCCGATCATCGCCACCGTCGATGACGTATGATGCGGACTGCGGAAGGGACGCGTGGTCACAAGCCCTGTATCCTTGCCGAGCAGCCCCGAGATGCTGTATATCTTTGTGATCTCGATGGCTTCTTCCTTCGTCAGTTCCGGCAAAATCGAACTCATCCGACGTGCCAGCATCGTCTTGCCCGAACCGGGTACACCGACCATCAGAACATTATGCCCTCCTGCCGCCGCAATCTCAAGCGCACGTTTCGCCTGATACTGCCCCTGTACGTCCGCAAAGTCATCGGTGAAGGCAGCATCTTTTTTCTGTTCTGTTGCTTGTGGCACAGCAGGAGTCAGCACCTCTGTGCCAGTCAAATGACGCACAAGCTGTGCCAGATTCTCGACGGCATAGACCTTCAGCCTGTCAATCAGGAGTGCCTCGTCTGCATTCGACGGTGCAACGTAAAACTCCGTCAGCCCATGTTCTCGCGCCGTGATTGCCATCGGGAGAATGCCGCTGATCGGTCGGCAGTTCCCATCGAGGGAAAGCTCTGCCGAGAAAAGCGCACTCTGCACTGCCGCCTCGGGAACCATACCGTAGGATGCAAGGAGACCAACCGCAATTGGCAGATCAAGCCCCGAACTGTCCTTTCGCACATCGGCAGGTGCGAGATTGACCGTAACCCGCTCCTGCCGCAGCTGCATACCGGAGTTGCGAATCGCAGTTCGTACCCGCTCCTTCGATTCCTTCACCGACGTATCGGGAAGCCCGACCAGCTCAAAGCCCGGCAGCCCCGGCGACACATCCACCTCAACGTCGATAATCCGTCCATCTATCCCGAGGGTCGTCGCACCATAGGTCTTTGCAAACAACGGCCTTCCCTCCTACGTTTCAAATATAAGAAAATTATAACACAGGATGGTGGAAGTTGCCTAATGATTCTTTGCAAAAGAAAAGATTCCAAACGTCGGAGGTGACGAATGGAATCTCTGTTATTTTTCATTCTGTATCAGAATCAATTATACATGCAGTCCAATCAATTTCCTCGTGCTCCTGCCGAAAGAGAAAGAACTTCATATAGGTATATACATCCTTCAGGGAGATCATCACACAGACAACATCCTCTCCCCACCGATCGGTCAGGTACTGGAGTGCTCCCTGATAGCGATTCGTCGGCGATACCAGTATATCCCATCCGGCAAGGTATTTTACGTAGCACTCAAATTTCCGCATATCTGTGGAGATTTCTCTCGGCTTCATACTTGCAGCAAATGCCCGTGCCGCAAGGACTTCCTCCGACGGAACTAAGCATACGGAAAGCGTATCCTGTTTACTGTCGACCTCCTCCCACACTTTTTCATGCCTTTCCACGGCAAACCGCTCAGGATCATCATCGAATACATGGACACGCTGCCCCCATTCTTCATAAATTGTAATCGGGCGCATGTAGAACATCAAGAAACCACGATCTTCACTCCGATCAACTGACTCTACAACAAAGGGCGTACCGTCAAAGAATTTTCCTATGGTATATCCATCATTCATTTCGGTCAGTGCATCTGGATTCCACGGTGTCATGCGGATGTCACAGGTCAAATCATCAAATTTATCATTGGGATCACAGAAATAACCCATTTCATGTGATGCAAGCAGTCCTCGAGGGTCACGATCCAACCTGTCCTCTGCCGTATCATCATCTGCCCACAGATTCAGCTCCGGCAGCTTCTCCGACTCCTCAGAGGGGGCCTCTTCATCCGTGCACTCCTGCAGTGTGAGTCCCTGCGTTTGAAATACCTCGCGGAAAACATCGCAATGCTCGCCTGCCGCAAATACAACAGTGTCAAATGCCTTCGCATAGGTCTTCATGAGCGCGGCATACGCCTCGGCAACAATGTCCGGCGGATTCTCCCGATAGTCACAGCCAAAGGCGGGAAGGACAAGAATCCTCTCTCTTTTCTTCCCGTCAAGCCGGTAGCGAGCACGCTCACAAATCGCTCTGCCGCGCAGAACGTGCAAGGAGAACAGTGCTGTTCTTACCAGACTGTCACTCATATCATACGAATTTTCCTTCTCATGGGTAAGCACTCTTTTCGCCGGAGAACTCATGTGGCCGCCCGCCATATTCGGCGGTGCACACGTGATGACGTCGACATATCCCCACTCGCTCTCGGGGAGAGGCTGCGGCACTCCCTCGCGAACCTCCTTAAAGATCGTGATATTCTCTGAATAGATGCAGTCGTTCGTTGCCTCATCATCCTCGTCTGCAAGATTCTTTTTGTAAAAAGCTTTCCATATATTTTCGCCCACAAGTGTCGAATAGAGATTGGAACAAATGCAGAGGTTTTCCTCCACGCCGTCGGCACCGATGTGAACGTAACCGCCGGGGCTTGTCGCAGACCCTGGGTTCACCGCCACAACTAGCTTGTCCGGATGCGCAAGGGAGAGTTTTCGCGCGATGTCTACCAGTTCCCCCGTCTGGACATAAATGTGCGCCTCTTCCCCACATATGCCAAGGAACCTGCGCCCTCTGGAACTCCCCAGACACTGCATCCCCATCGTACGGCTATATGCGTCTTCCTCACAAAAGTGCACGACTGGCACATTCAGATCAAGGTCTTCATAATCGTCACTCATAGAGTTGAGTATCGTCTCGGTGATAGCACAAGAATACGGGCTCAGACGCACATCTTCCAACACACGACGCTGTGTGTCCACGAAGGCATGGCGCATCTCAAATCCCCGTTTCATCCGCTCCTTCGCCAAGCGCTCTCTACGCCACTGCTGCCACTGCTCTTCATTACTCTTCATACCCTACAGCTCCTCTCTCTTCACAATCACAAAAGAATATACGAACGTCAACCGACTTTAACTCACCTCCGCTGCAGCGGTATCTGCAAAAGATAGGTTTGAAACTCTTCGATCGAGTACATCGTCTTATCATAGAGCCCATATCCCATCATCGAGGCTGCCGCAAATTTCACGGGGAAGGGATAGTTAGACGGCTGCAATCCTGTCACAATCGTATGGAGACCATTCTTCTCGGGGTCATGATTCGCCAGCAAAAAAATCAGTGCGATGTTCTCACTCTGGATTGTAATATCGTGCGGCAAGTTCTTCATGTCAGGAATCAGCCCGAGTTCGCATTTCTGACGAAAGACCTCGGCATAGTCGGCACAGATGGCGGGGAGGTTTGCCGTCTTCAGAAAATGCCCAAAATCTCTTAGGTGCTCCATCAGCCCCGATGTACCGGACTGTGCCCCATCACCGTACTTCATCTCGATGAAAGCCAGCTTCGGCGCGTGGAGGTTTTTGCGTACCGCACCGATTGACGACCAGTGCACGGCAACCATGTCAAAACGTGCATCCTCATAGACAAACTCTGTGTCGACGATATAGTAGTCCGTCGCATGAGAAATCTCCCCATGACGATTGTTATCGCGCTCAACAAGCTGCTGAAACTCACGCTCGTACTTTGGATATTCTGAAAACCACCGATCCATCGCCTGTTTATAAATCGGCACCTGTTCGATCGCCTCCGCAATGGAGGGCTGTCCCGAAAGGTTTTGTCCATGACTACAATAGTTCGTGTCAAAATGCAGCACGTACTGCGTTCCGTTCCACTCGATGCGCAGCAGACTTCCTCCACGATAGTAAATACTGGCACATGTCCCCCGCATTTCGAGCTCCAGCGTTGCGTCCTGAAGCACGAGATTCAGCAGTCCGTTCAGACATCCACACGAATTCTTCAGATCGTGAAACATTTTCGAGCCAAGTGCTCTCATTTCAGCCGTCCTTTCTTCCCATAACAGTATCAGCAAAGATAGCGCCGCAGAGATTTCTCCTTGTGCAGTGCGGATATGAGTTCCCGCACGGTCATCAGCTCCACATCGAATTGAACACCGCGCGCATCCATCATCCCGATCAGATCGCCAAGACGCCAGCGAAATGCATCGAACTCCTCACGCAGCTCCTCCTCTGCCTTGACATAGAGACTATACTCCGCCTCATCGTCAAAGAACGAAGGATTGCTGATGGTCCATACACAGAGGGAGAGTTTGACCTTCTCTGTAAGAGGAAGCTCCCCCGTGTAAAAGAGGGCATTGTAGATCGCATAGACATGCTTAAAGAGCTGCGCCGTATCCAGACGCTTTGCCAGCGGAGCATAGCCCTTTTCCCCCGCCTCTGTATGAAACAGATTCCGCGTCATTTCCAGACCAACGAACAAGTCCCAGTCAGGATATTGCTTCTCATTGCTCAAATACGATACCGGCAGTGGGTCATGCGAATTCGCCAGCCACTCTGTCATCTTCATCTCAAAAAGCAGCAGCTCGTCTCTGCGAGAGAGACAGGCATCGAGATGGGCTTTTGCAGCCGGATTGAGTGCGGTCAGCTGCTTTTCGTACGTCACAGTATATGCACGGCACATGATGTCGTAAGGTTCGCCATTAAACAGATACGCAGGACGATTGCCAAACAGATTGTACGTCATTGCCGCAGAGGAGTGAAGTGCACGCATATCCTTGTCAAGTTCACGCCCCGCACCCGCTTGGTAGGAATGCTGCACGCGGTCATACATCGGCTCAATCAGATTGTTGCCCATGTCTTGTAGATAATATGGATTCTCCTCGCTGAAGAGGGCTTCTTTCCCTGGATTGAGTCTCATCCAGTGACGTTTGATTCCCGCATATACCTTTTCTTTGCTTACACCGCGTGCCATCATGCACACTCCTTCTCTACAATGAATCCACTCCAGTTGTCCGCATACTGCAGGAGGAGCGTCAGCTTTTCCTCCCGCGCGGCAACGCTCCGATTGTCCTCGACATACTGCCCGTCATGGTAGACGATCGCCTGTACCTCCTCCTCTGTCAGTCGGAATCTGCTCGCCACAAGATAAAGTCCGCGAATCGGAACACTCAGATAGAGGAGGTCGCGGTTAAAACGATATGGGCTGCGCGATGCGCGCTCACCAGATGACAGTTCGCTGCGCAGATACTGCGGTTTGCCAGGCATTCCTGCCTTGCCGAGGTCATGGAGGAGAGCAACGATGACGCAGCTCTCGTCGCTGATCTCAGGGGCGAGCACAGCCTTGATCTGCAGCAGATGCTCTGCAACGTTCACGCTGTGTTCAAGCAATCCGCGCTCCCGGCAGAGATGGTATCGCGTCGAGGCAGGTGCCGTCAGATAAGCCGTCTCCTGCTCAATATACGCCATCAGTGCGCGAAACTCCTCTCTGCGCTGCACGACTTTTGCCTTGAGAACCTCGTAACGCTCCATGAGTTCCATATCCTTTATTCCTCCTCAATGTCCCCCATCGTCAGGCGTGCATCCTTCCTCTCCTGCTCCCTTATTCCTGCACAGGAAATGAGGCCATCCTGTATCCGTGCAATCCATTCACGCCCCCACTCATAGATGTAGATAGAGGTGCCTACGAGAGCCAGTGGAATCTCCACCACGTCCATGAATACGATGATCAGACTCCTGTCGTGGGCATGGGCAACCTGATAAAAGTCCAAAAGCATCTCACGTTCATCCGCATCCATCGCGTATGGCTGCACAAAAAGGCCAATCGCCGGAAATGCAATCAGGTCACTGAAATCCTCTGCCTCATACAGATGATAACCAAAGTCTGTCACGAATGTCCTGCGTACCCACTCCGTTTCCTCCGGTGTCAGTCCGTAGGTGTATATATTGCTCCAAAGATTCATACGTCCTCCTCATACACTCTTGCCATCCGTCGTATAGCCTCACGAACTGCCGTGCGCAGGCTCTGCGGCTCTAGAATCTCAACATACAGACCATATTGTAGTGCCCAGTACTTCATTGCCGCCTCATTGCACGAGAGTGTGACGATCATCTGATCGCTCTCCTCCTGCATGATGCGGAAGTCTTTGCCAAACCAGTCCACGAGTGCATCCATCATGGAGGTGTTTGTCCGCAGCTTCACGGTGACGCTCTCGCCGCCGAACATATAGATATGTTCCGCCATGTGGCGCGGGAGGCTGAATCCACGGGAAAACTCTCGTACAGCACTCTTCGGCTTTGCCGCATCGGGCAGCATCTCAATCGCCGTAATGCGGTCGACACGATAGTGCGACACATTGTCGTGGGCATTGTGATTCCCAATGAGATAGTACCATCCGTTGTGTGCGGCAAGTTGGTAGGGACTCACGATATAGGGCTCACTTCGTTTCGGATGTAGTTTGAAGTCTGTCCCATAGGTGTTGTAGGTGAAGCGCACCTTGCGTTTTTCCTCGATGGCATCGTTGAGCACGTCAAGCGCAATCATCACCTGCTTGTTGTCAGCGTGGGAAAGCTCAGGAAGATTCGAGATGTGTGCTATTTTCGCATGAAAGTAGCGATTGCCAAATGACCGCAGCTTTTCAACGAGCCGCTTTGCCTGCGCTGTCGAGAGCGTCCGCGAGAACAGAACACTGTCGATCAGCATACGCAACTCGGCATCATCGAAGTCCCGTTCCACAAGCCAACATCCGCCATGCGTTGCGATGTCGTAGCCCATGTCCTGGAGGGACTGGATGTTGCTGCGCACCGAGCGGCGGTCACAGGTAATCCCATACTGTAACTGCAGCAAACGGATGATCTCGCTCTGCGTCAGCCGATGATCTGCATCCGAGTGCTCCTGCAGCACCCTCAAAATCAGCAGATTGAGCATTTTCTTGTTCGCACCATACATCGTACTATCTCCCTCTCGTCTTGCTTACACAGAGAGTATAGCACAGATAATGTGCATTTTTTTGCACATTTCTACAAGTACATATAAATAGATGGAGAATTTACCCTCCAACACCCATCTCAATCTCGCCCTTGAAAACAACTACTGTGCCATCCTCATTGACCACAATGTGATCGAGCAGTCCGCCCCATAGCTCCTCGTCAAACTCGACTTGTTCCCCTTTGATACCACATACCACTTGAATCATGGTCTCTAGGGTTTTTCTCTTACTCTCCCTCGCGGCAATTTGGTCATCCAACCTCGCTAGATGCCCCTGCTTTTCCACATAGAGTGCGCGAATCTCATTCTCCTGTTTCAGATACGCCGTCTGATCCTGTGCCACCCGCGCATTCTCGCGAATCAGTGTTTCAAGACGTTCTGCCAAAACGCCAAGTTCCTGCTCTATTCTATTACGCTCCCCAATCAACTTCCCTGTTTGGCAAACATCATCAACCAGCGACCGAAGTTCTGCAATCACGTGCTCTTTGACTTCCACCAAGGAATTCAATGCCTTGACGAAAATCTGTTTGATCTCCTCCTCTGTCAGATGCCTTGTACTGCACGGCTTGCCCTTGTGGGCATATTTCTTATTGCAGCGATAGATAACTCTGCGGTACTTATCCGTGGAGTGCCAGACCTTCGCACCGTACCATGCGCTGCAGCAGCCGCATTTGATTTTGTTCGCGAAGATGCTCACACCGCTGTGCTTGCCGTTCTGCTCTCTGCGTTTTATCTCCGCTTGCACAAAGTCGAATAAGTCTGGAGGAATGATTGCCTCGTGGTGTTCCTCCACATAATACTGTGGAATCTCTCCCTTGTTTCTGCGTCGCGTCTTATCCAAAAAGTCTGCCGTATATTGTTTCTGGATCAGCGCATCACCGCGATACTTCTCATTCGTGAGGATGGAGCGCACCGTGGAAATATACCATCTATCTTTTCCAGACGGAGATTTGATGCCCCGTTTCTCTAGTTCCTTGGTAATCGCGTAGAAGGATCGCCCGCCAAGGAAGAGTTTGTAGATGAGCCTTACGATTTTCGCCTGTTCTTCGTTGATTTGGAAATCCTTGTCATAGCCGAGAAAGGCACTGTAGCCCACACTGGTCTTGCCCTCGGCGAACTGCTTGCGCTTGCCCCATGTGGTGTTCTCCGAGATGCTGCGACTCTCCTCCTGGGCTAGGCTGGACATAATCGTTATAAGGAGTTCTCCGCGCGTGTCAAACGTCCAAATGTTCTCTTTTTCAAAGTAAATCTCTACGCCATGTTCCTTGAGTTTACGGACGTTTTGGAGTGAATCTACGGTGTTTCTCGCAAAGCGGCTGATCGACTTTGTAATGATGAGGTCAATCTTGCCTGCAAGGGCGTCCTCGATCATCTGGTTGAACCCGTCACGCTTCTTTGTGTTGGTGCCGCTGATCCCCTCGTCCGAATACATGCCGACGAAATCCCAGTCTGCACGGCTTTCGATGTAGTTCTTGTAATGAGCCATCTGCATTTCGTAACTGGAAGCCTGTTCTTCATGATCGGTCGAAACTCTGGCATATCCTGCCGTCCTGCGCCGTCTTGGTTCTGCCGTAACCTCAGAGCGAAAGATTTTAGGGCTTGCAGGGATGACCCTCACTGTCTTTGCCATCGGTACGCGCCTCCTTCTTTGAGTTGAAATATGACCTCATCATCGGATATGATGATCCGCTCGACGTTCTGCACAATCTTGCCCTCGTAGCAGTCACCGAAGAAAGATTCTGCCGCTTCCTTTAGTTCGGATTCGGGCAGCCGTTTCAGTCGGCACTTTGTGCGCGGCTGACTGCAAGCCCACACCTTAATCCCCTTCGTCCAAGTGTCACGCTCACACTTGCTGCCGCAGGAGCCACAGTACACTTTGTTCATGAAGGGATTACTGCCGCGCTGCCCTGTGTATATTCGGGCAGTCTTTTTTATGTGACCGTTGATTAGGTGAAATTCCACACAGTCATTGTGAATGACGATCTTAGAGACTTTTCGTCTGAGTTCTGCGGTATCGAAATCATCCTTCTCCATGACGTCTCTGACCGCAGCCACAAGCTCCTCCTCTTTGATCGGACGGCTGTCACAGGATTCCCTACCTTTCCGCTCTCTCGTGTTGCATGCCCACCGCCTGTACTTCCCGGCGGTTCTTCTGCTGAAGCCGCCGCCGCAGCATCCGCATTTCACCATTCCGGAGAATGGCATCAGCACAGGATTCCGATTCACAGCCCGTTCGGCCCTCAGTTTTCGTATCTCCTGCGCCTTGTCGAAATCTACCTTTGACACGAGTTGCTCGAACATCCCCTCCACCAGATACATGGGAAGTTCGCCTTTATTCCGCTTACGGATATGACCTTCCGTGATGTAGTTCTTCTGCAATGCCATTGTGCCTGTGTAGGAGATGTTGGAGAGGATGTCCTTTACCGTGGTCTGCTCGATGGGTCTCCCCTGCCGCCCCGTGATTCCACGTCCCGCGAGACTCCTCGCGATGGCGTAGGCAGAATCTCCGGCAAGGTATCTCCGGAATATCTCCTTGACGATCTCGCCCTCGGAAGGAACGATGCGGAACATCTCACCGTCCCATTGGTAGCCGTACGGTGCTTTATGCCCGTTCGGGATCCCCTGTGCGAACCGCCTCCGTACGCCCCATCGAATATTGTCGCCGATGCTTCTGCTCTCTTCCTGCGCAAAAGATGCGAGCAGCGTCAAGAGCAGCTCTCCGTCCTCGGATGTGGAATCAATGTTCTCACGCTCGAAGCGAACGGCGATCCCCTTCTCTTTCAGCTGTCGAACGGTATGAAGGCAATCTACGGTATCTCTGGCAAAACGGCTGATGCTTTTGACAAGTACCAAATCAATCTTCCCGGCGTTGCAGTCGGCGATCAGCCGCTTGAACTCCGTCCGATGCGTGGTACTCGTTCCTGTGATTCCCTCATCTGCATAGACTCCTGCGTATTCCCACGCAGGATTTTTCTGGATGAGACTGCTGTAGTAACTGACCTGCGCTGCAAGGGAGTGGTGAAGCGTATCCACAGAGACGCGGGCATACGCAGCCACACGCAGCTTTTTCTGCAATGTTGGGGTTGGTTGAACTCTTCGTATCTTCATGGTGCTCTCTCCTTTCCAGTCCCATATTCCCGTACTATCCGCACGATAGCAAGTCAATATCTGAAAATAGAAGCCCGATGACGGGGCGATATTTCTCGCGCATTTTCGCTTCAAACGCAAGATACTCATCCTCTGACAAAAGCCCGCTCTGCAACATTTTCCATGAAGCACGCATCACCATCTGATACGTCATTTCCCGAAGGCCTTCTTCCTTGCTCATTTCAACATCTCCCTTCATGGAACAGCGGACAAAAACGGCTCTCATGGTCACCTTTTCGGGCATAAAAATAACCCGACGAAGATTCGCCGGGCATTGAGGTTAAAGCAGTTATTTATCTTTGAGGCTGTGCATCATGTCCTGCAATTTCTGCGGAACGGGAAGCCCCATCCGCGCTGCATTCTCGATGATCGAGATTCCTTCATTCGAGATGTAGAAGAAGATCACGGCAGAGCGCAGGACGCATCCGCTTCCAATGATGTGAACATCTAACACATTCGCCACGCCGACAAGGGTGAAGATGCAGACTTTCTTGCAGATGCCCTTAAAGCCGATGGCGCTCGACAGTTTCTTCTCCACAATCGCACGGAGAACACCAGTGACGTAATCCGTTGCCACAAATGCGACAAGTGCATAGAGCAGATCGTCAAAGCTGCCGAGGAACTCACCGACCACGATGCCAATGCCCGCCGCATACAGACGTATGGTTAAAATCTGATCCATATCAGACACCTCCTGCTTTCTTCCATTTATTGAGATTGCTCATCCTGCGCAGCCGTCGCCTCTGTGCCGAGTTCCGATAGAATCTTCTCGGCAGAAACGAAACCTCGGTATCTAGCCATCTTCCACCAACTCCCTGCATTCTATCACGAGCCATCGCTTCTTCCCGCCAAGCAGATAGGGCGGCGCAATGGGTGTGAGCCGCTTCCCATTCCACTGCACTAGGTCGGTCACGCGCACATCCGCACGGTAACGAATGACGATGCGGTAATCCACCTCCTGCACCTTCTCCGCATATCCGTCCAAGATTTTTGCCGCAAAGGGCAGAACGAGTGCCCAGACTTTACCGACTTCCTGCACCGACGATGAAAGGATATTCCCCTCATCGTCCGTATCCGTCACGGGGCGCAGAATAGTGATTCGGTGACGCAGTTCGCTCATGGACACCCTCACCTAAAAGACCTCCTTCCGCACACCGAAGAGAAGCGAGCGCAGCGTCAAGGCAAGCCCCCTGTGGTCGGCTTCCTCTCGGTGCTCGTAGAGATAGGACACGGCATAGAGAATTGCAACGCGCACAATCGCCTGATCTTCGACCTTGGACAGTTTCTTCACGCGCAGAAGTGCCGTACAAATCTGTTCTGCCGTTTCCGCAAAGTGCGTGAGGAGATCGTCCTCCTCATCGCCGTCAATCCGCAGATACTGCTTGACTGCTTCAAGCGGCACAAGCATAGAACCACCTCCCCTCTTTGCCGCAAACATACATCAACCCTTCATCTTGAGCGTCTGCACGGCTTCCTCAAGAACGAGCTTGCCGTCCACACGCTCCTTCATGACATAGCCGATCATACCGTTGCCCGCGAAGAGTTCCTTGAGTTCCTGCAGAGAGCGCGTGCCACGATCCCCGATGTTGTAGTAGGAGTAGTCGCCGAACGCAATGACGGTCTTGCCCGCTGCAATAGCAGGCATATACGCCGAGGAATAGACGGGATAGCCGAGCAGACGATCGGGTTCGCCCATCTGATACGACGGCTGCCAGAAATACGCCCCATTCGCATCCTTGAGCTTGCGGATGCTGGCAAGGGTCTGGTCGTTGACGATGAATGCCGCATTCTTGCGGTAGGGACGCTTGAGACTGTAGACGAGCGTCACGAGTTCATCCGCCTTGATGTCTGCCGCCGCCGTGGTGACGGATGTCTTTGCCGAGGTGAGAAGTCCCTTCGGCTTGTGCGTCCCATCGCCGTTCAGGAAAGCATCCTCCTCTGCGTTGCCGAGTGCCTTGCCGAACTGCTCAATGAGGTAGTTCTCAAGCTTGAAGGCGTTGTCGTAGAGAAGCTCTTCCGTTACCTTGACCGCGACATGGAGCTTGTGCGCGTCGAGAACGATCTGGGCAAAGGTAGCCTCGCCGAAGGTGAGCGGCGCCCCCTCCTCAATCCACGCAGCCGCAGGTTTCGTGGCGGCGATATTGATCTTGTGCTCGCCGCTCGTTGTGATGACCGTCGCAAGCGGACGCAGGACGTTCTCCTCATTCAGAACGTCAATGAGACGCTGATCGTATTCCTCGGGAACGAGATAGCCGCCGTTTGCATCCACACCTTCCTGCAGGACGTTCTCCACCTGACGGAAGTTCGTGCGGAGTGCCTTGAGCATCGCCGCACGATATGCCTCGCTTGCACGACCTGTCTTTTCGGAAGCGAATCCTGCGCCCGGTGTATTGGTGATTGCCGACGTTACAGGCTTTGCAAGCTGCGCGTCAAGAATTGCCTGACGCTCCATGCGCTCGATGTCCTTGCCGAGCGCAAGCACCTCATTCTCCATTTGCTCGTATGCTTTGGCATCTTCGGCTGTGAGATGCCCGTCCTTTTCGTGAGAATCCAGAAACTGCTTTGCCTGTTCCCACATTTCCGCACGCTTCTCGCGCATTGCCATGATCTTATCCATGTGTTTGTCCCTCCGTTAATGTGAAATAGAAAAGAGCCGTCGTTTGAGCGGCTCTGCATCGACATTGTGTGTCCCCTGCCCGAATTTCGAGAGCAGGGAGTTCGTGACGGCGGCACGGGAGAAGATCAGCCCGTCTGCCGCCTCGCCTGTAAGATGTTCCCTATTCTCATAGAGAACAGAATCCGCAAATCCAAGCTCCACCGCCTTCTTTGCGTTCATCCACGTCTCGGCATCCATCAGCCGCGAAATCTTCGCACGGGACAGTCCCGTCTTGAGTTCGTAGGCGTTGATAATGCTCTCCTTGATTTCAGAGAGGAAGGTAATCGTCCGCTCCATCTCGTGTGTATCCCCGATGGAGACGGTCATGGGATTATGGATCATCAGCATTCCCAAGGGTGAAATCTCGACGTTCGATCCTGCCATTGCAACAGCGGATGCAGCAGACGCGGCAATCCCGTCAATCTTGACGGCGACATTCCCCTTATACTCCATGAGCATATTGTAGATCTGTGCCGCCGCATAGCAGTCCCCGCCCGGAGAGTTGATCCAGAGGTCAATATCTCCCTCGGCGGCATTCAGTTCAGAACGGAACATCTGGGGAGTGATCTCATCGCCCCACCACGTCTCGTCTGAGATTTCACCGTCCAGAAGCAAGATTCGCTTCTCTCCCTCGTTCCGTACCCAGTTCCAAAATTTACGCTTCATTGCTTTCTTCCTCCTGTTGCCTACCTGCAAAGAGTCCTGCGTCCCTCAGTTTTGTCATATTCCCATTGATAAGGTACAGATCGCCGCCCTCGTCCGCTTCGATGGGATTCATGTCCTCAAGCCTGCGGATGTCGTTCGCGGAGAGCCATCCGTTCTGTCGCCCGATGGCATAGCCCTCCATACGGCTCTTGTAGTCTCCGCGCAGCAGCCCGTCCACGTTGAAGCGGATGAAGTAATCCTTCCGCTCTTTATCCGTCAGCAGTGCTTTTTGCAGGGACTGCTCCCAACGAACGACCCATGGATTCAAAGTGTATTTGACGAACTCAAGCGACTGCTGCTCGATGTTCGAAAACGAGGATTTCTCCAAATCCCCGACCATATGCGGCGGTACACGGTAGAGCCGCGCGATCTCGTCGATCTGGAACTTCCTTGTCTCAAGGAACTGCGCCTCCTCGGGCGGTATGGCAATCTGCTGATACTTTACCCCTTCCTCGAGGACGGCAATCCTGCCCGTGTTCATCGTTCCGCCGTAGACGGCGTGCCAGCTCTCACGGAGTTTCGACGGGTCTTTGAGGACACCCGGATGTTCCAGAACGCCGCCCGGACGCGCTCCGTTCTTGAAGAAGGCTGCTCCGTACTCCTCTGTCGCAAGGGCAATGCCGATGGCATTCTTTGCCATAGCGATGGGACTGTAGCCGACCAGACCGTCGAAGCCGAGTCCCGGAATGTGCAGCACATCCTCACGTCGCAAACGAATCTGCCCCTTATCTTTGAAGTTCGGATTCTCCTCCGTGCTTCGCGTATAGGTGTAGTAGAGTTCCCCCGTGCGGCTGTCGCGGCCGACCTCCATCTTGTCCGGGAGCAGCGGATAGAGTCCGAGAACACGTCCTCTGCCATCTCGAAGTATCTGGGCATAAGCATTTCCCCACAAAAGAAGGTGACTCATCATGGTTTCGCGAAATATAAAGGAGGTCATCTCGGGATTCGGCGCATCGTGGAGCAGGAAATACAACGGATGCTCCGACACGCGCTCCTTGCCCTGACCTTGATAGGCATAGACGTGAAGAGGTAGCCCTGCGATGGATTCTGCGAGAATGCGGACACAGGCGTAGACTGCCGTCGTCTGCATTGCCGTCCGTTCGTTGACCGCCTTGCCCGCCGCCGTCTGCCCAAACAAAAAAGACAAGCCGCCGAGGTGATTCATGGGCTTGTCCCGCGAACGGAAGAGTTTTGTGAATAGGTTCATGGGTTATTCTCCTTGCACAATGATAGCTTTTATGCTATCATTAAAATATCTGTAAGAGGAGTAAATATGTATCAGATTGAATTCTATGAGAAAAGAAACGGCGTATCCGACGTATGGGATTTTCTTGAGGACTTGCGTGCGAAAAGCGGGACGAACAAAGATGCTCGGATTCAATATGAGCAAATTGTATTCTACCTCGATCTGTTGGCGCGCAATGGAACAAACCTGCCAAGCAAGATCACAAAATATCTGCAAGATGATATATGGGAACTTCGCCCCGGAAACAACAGGATCTTCTACTTCTATTACGCAGACGGTCAATATGTTCTGCTGCACCACTTTCGGAAGAAAAGTATGAAGACACCGCCGCGCGAACTAGCCCGTGCAAAAGAAGCACGAAACGATTACCTTCGTCAGCAAAAGGAGCGAGGAAAATGAAAACATGGGAAGATTACAAGAATCATGTAAAATCCATTGACGCAGAGAGCCGTCGAAGTATGGAGGAGATTGAAGAAATTGCAGCTATTGTTTCTTCGATGATTGAGCGGCGCACCGCCCTCGGCATCAGTCAGAGAACGCTTGCGCAGCGTTGCGGTCTGCCGCAGTCCTCCGTTGCACGCATCGAATCCTTCAAAACGACGCCCAAAATCGACACCTTGCTCAAACTCATGCAGCCGCTTGGACTGAAACTCCAAGTTGCCGCACTCTGATTCAGAACTCGAATCACAGCAGCAATATTCCTCGCTCGTCATAGACAGATGCGGAGGTATCATTTCCACACCGAATCGCACGATCCATTGCCATAATGAGCGCAATCACGCCGTCGATCTTCTCTGTGGACTTCTCCTTGTCTGCCTTGATGTTGCCCGCAGGATCGGTGCGAATGAAGATATTGTCTGCCATCCAGCGCATGACGGGATGCCCGCCGTGCGCTATTTTCTTTTCCAGTGTCAGCTTCATCAACTCTTTGGTCGGGGGACTCATATCCTTGAACCCCTGTCCGAAGGGAACGACCGTGAATCCCATGCCTTCGAGGTTCTGTACCATCTGCACCGCGCCCCATCGGTCAAAGGCAATCTCGCGGATGTTATACTTCTCGCCAAGTTTCTCAATGAACGCCTCGATAAATCCGTAATGAACAACATTCCCCTCGGTTGTTTGCAGGAAACCTTGCCGCTGCCACACGTCATACGGCACATGATCATGTCGTACGCGCAGGTCGATATTCTCCTCGGGAATCCAGAAGTACGGAAGGACGGCAAACGGCTCATCTTCCTCCGTCGGAGGAAACACGAGCACAAACGCCGTGACATCGGTTGTCGACGAGAGGTCGAGACCACCGTAGCAGACACGCCCCGTGAGGGATTCCGCATCCACAGGCAGAGCGCACGCATCCCATTTGTCCATCGGCATCCACCGTACAGACTGCTTCACCCACTGATTCAATCGAAGCTGACGGAAGCTGTTCTCCTCGGCGGGATTCTGCCGTGCAGAGTCACACGCCGCCTGTACCTTGTCGATGCCGACCGTGATGCCGAGCGACGGATTCGACCGCTTCCAGACCTCCGGGTCTGTCCAGTCCTCATCCTCCTTTGCTCCGTAGATCACAGGATAGAAGGTAGAGTCGATCTTTCGCCCTTCGAGAATGTCCTTCGCTTTCTGATGCGTCTCATAGCAGATGGACTGCGTATCCGTCCCCGCTGTCGTAATGAGGAAGTAGAGCGGCTGCATACGCGCATCGCCCGAACCTTTCGTCATAACGTCAAAGAGCTTGCGATTCGGCTGCGTATGAAGTTCGTCAAACACAACGCCGTGAATATTGAAGCCGTGCTTTGAATATGCCTCTGCCGAAAGCACCTGATAGAAGCTGTTCGTCGGCAGATAGACCATCCGCTTCTGTGAGGCGAGGATCTTCACCCGCTTACCGAGTGCGGGACACATCCGCACCATGTCGGCAGCGACCTCGAATACGATGCTCGCCTGTTGACGGTCGGCAGCACAGCCATACACCTCGGCACGCTCCTCGCCGTCTCCACAGCAAAGGAGCAGTGCGACAGCGGCCGCGAGTTCGCTCTTCCCGTTCTTCTTCCCTATCTCGATATACGCCGTGTTGAACTGCCGATAGCCGTTCGGCTTCAGAATTCCGAAAATGTCTCGGATAATGCGCTCCTGCCAGTCGATCAGCTCGAAGGGCTTTCCTGCCCACGTCCCCTTCGTATGGCACAGGCACTCAATGAATCCCACAGCATAGTCCGCAGCGGCTTTGTCATAGTGCGCGTCCTCTGCCATGAACTTCGTTGGCGTGTAGTCCGTCAGTTTCCGCAAGCAATCACCCCATCAAAAAAGAGCCGCCGTCAGCGACTCAAAATATCTGTAACGAGAAGCAGCCCCGAAGGGCTGTTTTGTTGTTTGGCGCGGCTTAGATGCGCTTCATGCACCAAGCCATCGCGTGCCCGCCGTCCTCGAAAAGCTCGGTGGCGGTTTCGACGAGGTTCAGGCGGCATTCGATATCCGCGAAGCCCGTCTCCTCCGGCGTTTCGACCATCTCGTAGACGGCTGCGTGGAACCCCCAGCATTCCATCCCGACCACAAGGATCTGTTCGCCGTAGCGCAGGATCGCGCCGCTCGTTCCGAACCGCATTTCATCGAGATGCTCCATCGTGGTGGTCTTCGGCCATCTTGCTTCTGCGTTTTTCATTTTGTGTTCCTCGCTTTCTGTGTGTAGGTTGTTCCCTTCGTCATGTGTATATATGCCTCTAAACGCAGAATATAGCAAGTCATATTTCGGATAAACTACACTTATTTTTCGAGAGAAACACAGCCCCGAAAGGCTGTGCTGAATCGCCGAACCTATCGGCTATTTTTCACCCGTGAGGATAAAGCGTACATACGCCGCACGGTCTTCCTCGATGAAACAGATGAGTTCGTAGAATTCCATCTTAAATGCCATCCTCTGAACAGCGGGAATGTCGAACATATTCACCCGCCCGGAGTCGCGAATGTCCATGATCTGCGTGAAAATCGTCTCGTTCATGACGGACTGCCTTTCTCTGCGATGTGGAAGGAGTCCACGCCGGGGATCAAACTGAGCGAGGAGCCTGTCGCCCATCGGACGAGAAGCTGTCCCGCGTCATCAATGCCCATGACCTCGCCCATCGTTCTCATCGGCGGAGCTTGCGGATCGTCCATGCAGAGGAGTTCCACCCGAGTCCCGCGCGGATACCGCTCTCGAAGTGCGGCGATCTGTTCCTTACTCGAAAACCGCATGACGCTCATCTCCTTTCCGATGTCCGCTCTTGAATGCGCTGATGCCCGTGAGATTCTGCAGGAGAATCTTGCGCGACTCTTTGTAGGCGCTGCCGATCATGCCGAGGCGCAGGAGGAAGCAGCGGAAGGCGTACTTTTCGTTGTCCACAATCTTCTCCTTTGCCGTGACACGCTTCTGCGTCCGCGCCATCTCGCAGAGTTTGCTGATGAAGGCGGCATACGCCTTTGCCGTCTCGTCGGTGATCGTGCCGTGCAGCCATGTAAAGGTGATGCGCTCATCGGTCAGTGTGTAGGTCGCTTCTTGGATGTCGAAGGCGTGCCGAATCAAGCGCCCCTTGCTCAGAAGGAGTGCGTCCAGATTCTGCAGTGCCGTTTCGGTGAAAAGGCTGCGTGGGAGACTGATGGAAAGGCTGTCCTCGTCGATTTCTGCAATCGCTTCCTGGGTCGGAGCAGGTTCTGCCGCCGTTTCTACTGCGGGTGGTTCAGCCGCGACAGCTTTCGTCTGGATCGGCTCGTTTGCCGCTGTGGCCGCGCAGGAAGCCTCGTCCTCCCCATCCTCGGACATGAAGCCCTCCTCGCGCAGTGCTGTGCGCACACGCGCAAGTGTCGCTTCATCGGTGGCATCGTCAAAGCAAAGACATCCGTCCTTCGTGATCTCGAATGCACCGATCTTGTAGGAAAATGTCGGTGCGCCGCAGTAGACGGGCTTTTCGCCGACTGCCTTGCTGATGATCCCGACCATCGCCTTGCGCTCTTCCTTTTGGATGTTGTAATTGACCTTCATGGTGGTTTCCTCCTTTATGAACTTTGGTCACTACATACATGCCTCTGGTCGGAGTAATTAGCAAGCGGATTCTGTTGTATACACCAACTCTATCTCATCAAATAGATCTTATGCCCATCATTTCCCTGCCAAGGATACCGTCATGCGTTCGAGCATCTTGCCTGTCATCCAGATCGCCCCGTCGATGACAAGCGGCAGGAAGATGCGGTCACGGAATCTGCACCATCCCGTCTCCTTCTCGGCACTCTCGCGAAGTGCCGCCGTATACGCCGCCGATACTTCACGGGCGGCGGGAAGCCCCTTTTCATGCAGCCAGAGAACGGTCGCTTCCTTCGCCTCCGTCCGTACAAAGTCCCCCACATGGTTCTTCAATTCGTTTTGAATGTATTCCAGTTTCATCTTCAACACTCTCCTTCATAGTCCGTTACCCCACGCGCAATGGCGCGGGCAAATTCATCCTGATGCGAACGCAGAAGCTCTGCATCGCCCGCATGGTCAATAAACGCAAGCTCCACGAGCACAGCGACCGCATCGGTGTTGCTCAGAACATACAAGCCGTTGACACCGGGCTTTGCGCCCTTCACGCCGCGATCCACAGTTCCGAGTGCATCCACAATCTGGTTCTGGATGCACTGTGCCAGCTTCTCCCCTGCGCCGCTTTCGTAGAAGTGCCAGACCTCCGTCCCGTTCGCACTGCCGTTACAAGCGTTGCAGTGAACAGAGATGAACACATCGGCATCCGCACGATTGGAAGCCGAGACAACTTCACGGAGGCTGTCGGATTGGAGACTCCCCACAACTTCGACTCCTGCGGCAGTAAGATAGCCCGCAACAAGATCTGCGACGTTCTTTGCCACATCGCATTCCCGCAGTCCAAAGCCACACGCGCCGGGGTCGGGATTTCCGTTAGGGGCGTGCCCCGGATTCAAAAACACACGCATCACGATTCCTCCTTTGGTTTCGGCACATCTTTGTAAGAGATGCGCTTACCGTCACGTTCCAAAAACACATCTTCGGCATTGCCGTCCTTGCTCTGGATGTACCGTTCGACCGCCACATCCACGAACTTCGGCTCAAGTTCCACACCATAGCAGATACGCCCCAGCTGGTCGCACGCAATCAGGGTCGATGCCGAGCCGAGGAATCCGTCGAGAACGATACCATTCGTCTGCGTACACTGCTTAATGAGATATGCGATGAGCGGCACGGGCTTCGAGGATGGGTGACCGCAGCCGTCCTTCTTCGAGTCCTTGATACGGTCGAATGCAAAGACAGTGGTCTGCTTCTGATCGCCGTACCATCTGTGCCGCCCGTCCTTCCGCCAGCCCCAGATGATCGGCTCGTGGATATACTTCCAGTCCGTGCGCGTAAGAACCAGTCGGTCTTTCTTCCAAACCAAGCCCGCGCCAACTTTAAAGCCCGCATCTTCATAAGCGTCATGAAAGATGCGGGCTTTTGCTGTTGCGTAAAATACATAGATGGAAGCGTCTGTCGCCATTGCCGAGTGGAAGGCGGTAAAGGCAGATTTGAGGAACTCGTAGGCGTCCTTGTCATTCAGATCGTCGTTCTTTATTTTCCCCGATGTGCTTTCAAGCTGGATCATGTATGGGGGATCCGTGCAGACGAGATTTACCTTTTCCTCGCCGAGCAGCCGCTCGTATGTCTCCGGCAGTGTGGAGTCTCCACAGATCACACGGTGCTTGCCGAGATGCCATACATCTCCTGTTTTGGCGACACATGGCTTTTGCAGTTCTGCGTCCACATCGAAGTCCATGCCTTGCGGGGCTTCCATCTCAACGCGCAGCATATCTTCGTCCCATCCCGCATCGAGTGCGAAACGGTTGTCTGCGAGAATGTACGCCTTCTTCTGCGCCTCCGTGAGGTAATCCACGAATACGCACGGAACTTGCTCGATGTTCTCCTCCTTCGCGGCGAGGATTCTGCCATGTCCCGCTATGCGTTGAACTCCCGGCCGATGATGACGGGATTCACAAAGCCGAACTCCCGCAAAGACGAACGCAGCTTGGTAATCTGCTCCTTCGAGTGGGTGCGGGCGTTATTCACATAAGGGATGATCTTTCCGATGGAGACAAGCTGCATTTCAGATGTCATTTTTCCCAAGATCTACACCTCCTGAAATTTTGAGACAAACAGGAATAGAGCCATACTGCAAAGAATAATTCACTTCATGAGATTATGAAGTAGGTGGATGGAGGTCATACGATGAAGATTGAGCACATCGCAATGTACGTGAATGATCTGGAGGCAGCCAAGGATTTTTTCGTAAAATATCTAAACGGCAATGCCAATGACGGCTACCACAATAAAAATACAGGTTTCCGCTCTTATTTCATCTCTTTTGAGGATGGTGCGAGACTGGAACTTATGAAGAAGCCCGAAATGACAGATGACAAGAAGTCCCTCACCAGAACAGGCTTTATCCATATAGCTTTCAGCGTCGGCAGCAAAGAAGCGGTTGATTCCCTTACGGCTCGTATGAAAGGCGACGGCCACAAGATCATCAGCGGACCTCGTACCACTGGAGATGGATATTACGAGAGCTGCGTCATCGGGATTGAGGACAATCAAATTGAGATAACGGTATAAGACAAGAAGCGAGAGCTGCTATGCTTTCTCAACGATGATATAGACTGTAGGCGACAGTGAAAGGAAACGCCATGAACATCTCTCTCCTCGACCATTTTGTTCTGACCACCGAGCATCCGAAAGAGTGTCTGCGCTTTTACACGGAGATTCTCGGGATGGAGTTGCGCCAAGAGAACGGACGCTATGCCTTTTTCTTTGGAGCCTCAAAGATCAACATTCATCTGCGCCCCGCAGAATTCCTCCCTGCAGCAGCACATCCATGCACGGGGGCTCTTGATCTCTGCTTCGTCGTAGATGAGCCCATCGAAGTTATCATGCAAGAGCTTCATGCAAAGGAGATCATTCCGGAAACCGGTATTGTAGAGCGTCACGGTGCACGTGGTTCCATGCGGAGCATCTACCTGCGCGCCCCCGATGGGAATCTGGTTGAGCTGTGTAGCTATACGGAGAAATAGTACCGATTCCTGCTTCTTGTCTATTTGAGTCACTCCTCGGCTATGTCACGCCCCGTCATCATCCTTCTTACTTCCTCGAACGCAGCAGCCGCTCCATCCGATCCTCCTGCGGAGAGCCGCTGAATGTCGTGGTGCAGTTTTGCTTTACGATGTCGAAAATTTCATACCAAAGCAGATTGGACTGCTTCTGAAACACCTGTCCCATCTGGACGAAGGGGCTTGCAATCGCGCCGCCTGTGGTCGGATGCTTGCCGATGAGCCCGTATTGACTCATTGCCTCCTCGCACTGGATGAAGCGGGCAAATGCCTGCGCGTAGCTTTCAATCAGGCGTGGATTCACGAGGCGCTCACAGCCGCGCTCCTTCAGCCACAGCCACGTCTCGCGGAAAATTTCATCTGCGCCGAGCGGCTTTCCATTCCGCTGCCTTGCAGATAGGAACTCGCTCGGCGTTGGCATCTCCTCACCATAGAGCTCGGCGGCATCCACAAGGTCTGTGCCGTCCAGTTCCGTCATGGGGAACTCCATGATGTGTGCTGTGCGCCCACCCGCAATTTTATCTGCCAGTGCTTCGGGTTTGTCTCCCGCCCGGATGCGCCGCCCGCCGCGATTTGTACCGTCACGCGCCATCTTCCCGCCCCCATTCTTTAATACCCCGTTTGAACCGACGTTTTTGTGCGTGCGTCCCCTCCCCGGTCCAGTAATGGCGCGGCTTTAGAGATTTGACCGCCCCCTAGGGGGTAAGTTCGTGTTGCATTTGCTTCACTTTCGCGTTACAATAAACAAAAGGAGGTTATGCCCCATGTCCAAAACTGCAACAATCAATATGCGCATCGAACCGACAATCAAAGCGCAGGCTGAAACTGTTTTTTCCAGTTTCGGCATCTCCGTGACTGACGCAATCAACATCTTTCTGCATGCATCCATCATGGAGGGAGGCTTCCCCTTCCAACCGAAACAGCCCCGTTATAACAGGGAAACGCTTCTTGCCATGCAGGAAGCACGCGACATCATGGATGGCAAAATCGAGCCGAAGCGTTATCCGTCGCTGTCCGCACTGATGGATGATCTGGATGCGGAGGACGCTCATGCTTGATCTCGTCACCACCACGCAGTTCCGCAAGGATTTAAAGAAGCTGCGTAAACGTGGAGCAGATATGCAAAAGCTGGATGATGTCCTACAAATGCTCTGCGCGGAAAAACAACTCCCCGAAAGGTATCGGGATCATGCTCTGGTTGGCGATTACATTGGTTTTCGTGAATGCCACATCATGCCGGACTGGTTACTTGTGTACGCCATCGACAAAGGGAAACTGATTCTGACCGCTTCTCGCACGGGCTCGCATAGCGATCTCTTCTAGCCGATTCATTGGAGTCGGCTTTTTATTTTGGTACTTTCCGTTGATGAATCCGCTCATGACACGATACGCAGAGCGACATCAAATTACTCTCCTCATGTGTGCCGCCGTCAGCAAGAGGTCTGATATGATGGACGAGCGTCGCAAGGACATATCTGCCTTGCTCTTTGCACATCTCACAGAGCGGATGCCCCGCCAAATGACGATCTCGAATCCTGCGCCATACGCTGCCATACCTCTCGTGCTGATCGTACCCACGCGTGAAGTGGTCATAGTGTCGCTGCATCATTTTCTCGTGCTCCTCGCAGTAGCAGCTCTTTCGGTCTGTAAGATTCGGACAGCCTGTCATGCGGCAGGGTCGCTTCGGCTTTCTTGGCATCACGTTTCTCCATCAAAAAAACCCTCACGGAGAATTACTTCTCCGAGAAGGCTGATTCCATATCCTATTCTTGCTGAGTCTATCATATCACTGTCAACCCTATGAACGCAACGTGAACCTTTGTGAACTTATGTGAACTCAGACGCACTTTGCTGTCTTTTTTCCAAAATTTTTTCAACATCATCCAGAGCCTTGGCATGAATCTTATGCACCCACCGAATGCTGACGCGCATATCTGCCGCAATATCTTCCCACGATTTGAAACGGTGGTAGCGACGCTCTAGCACCATCTGAGCGTTTTCGTCCGTGACCTGCCAGATCGTATTCATGATCTCGAGTTTCAGACTGATCAGACGGTCGATGTCTGCATTGATCTCATCTTCCGTGTCGGTGAGCCGCGCAATGATGGTCTCCATCCGCTGATTGTTTGGACTCGGACTCTTTGGCATGTCGCTGATGACGGCGCTCACATTTGTTGCCATGTCACGCAGCCGCGACACATGGGCGACCTTATCATTGATGCGCCGATCAATGTTCCATGCCTGACTCAGATATTCTTTCGCTGTCATGCAAATTCCCCCTCCAACTTCTCAAGCAGCCACTCTCCGTCTATGCTCGTCAACTGACCAAACCATGCGGAACGGAAGAACCGCTCCGTCTCGGAGCGCATCGCTGCCGCTGCAACATTTTCCTCGTCTTTTCCGAGAGCCGATCTCGCCCACCGATAATCCTTTGCCGCCTGTTCGACGATGGCGTTTGCCAGAATCTCATAGTTCATGATGTTACCTCCGCTTTGACGGCTTCAATCAGTGCCGCCTGTGTCTTGTCCTTCCGTTTCAAGGCACGGAGGATTCTCTCGTCAATCGTGCCCTCGGCAATGATGTGTTGCACCACCACTGTTTTCGCTGTCTGCCCCTGCCGATAGAGCCGCGCCACGGTCTGTTGGTAGAGTTCCAAACTCCAAGTGATACCAAACCACACCAAGGTCGAGCCGCCGCTCTGAAGGTTCAGTCCGTGACCTGCGCTCGCCGGATGGATCAGGGCGACGGAGATTTCTCCACGATTCCAACGGGCGATTGCGTCATCTGTATCCAGTCGCACACACGTCACACGCTTTTCGATGCGCTCCGCATCATGCCTGAACCAATACGCCACGAGAAGCGGCTTGCCGTTCATGCTCTCGACGAAGTCCTCCAAGGCATCGAGTTTGCGGTCGTGGATATGCAGTGTAGTCCCATCGTCAGTGTAAACCGCACCATTCGCCATCTGGGCGAGTTTCCCGGACAGGACTCCGGCATTTGCCGCCGTCACCTCATCGCCCTTCATCTGCAAAACCAACTGATCGCACATCTCGGTGTATATCTTCTTCTCAGCCTCATTCATGCGGACGCTGTATTCGCTCTCTATCAGCTCTGGCATCCCCAGATGGTCTGCGGCTTTCATGGAGATGGTGATGTCGGAGATTTTCTCGTAAATCCGCTCCTCGGCTCCGGGCAACGGTGCATAGGAGAACACCACCTGCCCGTTGCGCTTGTCTGGCATGAAGTAATCCTGCCGATACTTCGTGATGAATCTCCCCAGACGCTGTCCCATGTCGAGTACCTTGAACTCCGCGAACAAGTCCATCAAGCCGTTGCCGGATGGCGTTCCCGTCAGTCCGATGACTCTCTTTGCCAAGGGGCGAACCTTCATAAGTGCCTTGAATCGCTTGCTGCTCCAATTCTTGAACGAGGAGAGTTCGTCAATCACGATGGCATCGTAGACGAAGTCTGTTTTCTCCACGAGCCACGGAACATTCTCCCGGTTGATGATGTAGAGAGAGGCTTGCTTGCGGAGTGCCTCCCGACGTTCTTTCTCCGTTCCGACTACTACGGAATAGCGGAGGTGCTTCAAATGTTCCCACTTGCTGATCTCCTGCGGCCATGTATTCCGCGCCACACGAAGCGGCGCGATAACGAGGACACGGGAAATCTCGAATCGGTCAAACAGCAGGTCGTTGAGGGCCGTGAGAGTAATCACCGTTTTTCCAAGTCCCATATCCAGGAGTACGGCGGCAGTTTTATGGCTTTCGATAAAGTCGATGGCGTACTGTTGGTAATCATGCGGTATGAACTTCACGGGGCATCACCTCCGATCTGTAAAATCAACTTTTCCATTACCGAAACACTTCCTGCAGCACATCCACATGATAGGTATTCACCATGCCGTATTTGGCATCGTACTCCTTGCCGATGTGGTAGCCCTGCTTTCTGGACATTGCCGAGGCTTTGCGTCCGAGTCTTGCGGCGGCATCCCGACTCACTCCACGAACTCCCCTGAGATTGGCATAGCCGATGATGGTGTAGTGGTGCTCATCGATGGTCATCTGCTTGGACTCGACCTCAAGAAGCCGCTCGTCCACCTTGTCAATCCGTGCATTTGCCGCCTTGATTGCCTTTGCCTGCTCCACCATTCGCTGTGCACTGTATAGCAGAAATTCCTCGGGCGTCATGTTCCTCATAGGGTTGAAGTAGCTTTCTTCCAGCTCATCAAAAACATCCCATGCCCGCTCGGTTCCCAGCATCTTGCTGTGGCGCGCCGCGCCTTGTTTCGTCCAAAGAATCAGAGACGGTGCGCGACTCCCGACAACTGACTCGATATTTTCGAGTGAGTCCTTGAAAGCCTTGAGATCAGCACCTTCAAGTTTGAAGTAATGCTTCCCCTCAACGAATCGCGCCCTGTTGTTCTTAAAATTCTGCTGGATATGAATTGCCTTACAGCCATACGCCTCGGCAAGCTGATCCGTGGTCATGACACGAATGCTGTTGTGTTCCAATACCGTAAGTTCATTCATGGTCGATTTCCTCCAATACGCTGTCAATCTGCTCGATTCCGTCAATCACATACACCTTGAATCCAAGCCGTCGGAGTAGCCTATGACGGGCGAGCTGCAAGGCTCTCGGCTTCTTCCCCGGTGTTTTCAGTTCCACAAAGCCCATTCTGCCGCCGGGCAAAAGCACCAGTCGGTCGGGCATTCCATCGAATCCCGGCGAGGTGAACTTCGGAGCGATACCGCCCATTGCTTTGACTCTTGCTGCAAGTTTCTGCTCAATCGTCCGTTCGTACAACTTTTCCTCCTGTAACATGAGGTTGTATCACCTCTAAAGCCAGTCATATCAACGGATTCACGTTGTTTCTTGTTACAAGGCTACAGAAAATCCCTATATACGCATATATGCGCGTATTCGCGTTTTTCATGTACGGAATTATTATGTTTCTATTTACATATATAAATCTTGTAACTTGTAACAAAGCCTTATGGTACGGGCTTTGCTGCAAGTTACAACTTCCGTACAAGTTACAAGCGGCGATAGATCCTCTGCAGTCCGTAAATTGCGATACGTTGGGGTGTGGGCTGTTTTTCCCATTCAGGAAGTCTGGACATGATGGCTGCTATCGCATAGCTGTCCATGGAACGCAAATCCTCTTTTTTCCTGCTGAAGCACTCACACCAAATCTCCATGTTGCTGACAATCACGCGCACGTCTGTCCCCACGGGAGTCGTATCATCGCCCCGCAAAAACTCCCGCCGCTGATAGAGATCCATCTCGTCCCAGTTGGCGGGAAGCAGCGTATCGAGATAGAGACGCACCAGACCTTCACGCTCATCGTGCTCCATCGCTTCCCGCTGCTCCTCTTTGGCATATTCCTCCAAGTCCGGGGGCAGATACAGCTTTTCTCCGGCATCGGCGAGAATCATCACCTCCGCCCAGATTTGCTGCACAAGCTCCGAGGTCATCTGCCAGGGTCTATATTTGCTGCTGCCGCTCAGTTTAATGTTCCAATAGCGGCGGTTTCCTGTGATGTCCCGTAGATACCCGTTCTCGCTGTTGGTCGTGCCGAAAAACACGCACTGGCGCGGATGGGAGGTTACCCGCCTGCCGAAACTCGCCCGATACTTGTCATCCACCCGCGACACAAAGGCTTTCACCTTATCGAGGTCGGCTTTCTTCATTCCGGCAAGCTCGCCAATCTCGAGAATCCAGTACCCCTGCAGCTTTTCGGCGGCGGTCTTGTCATTCATATCCGATAAGGTCAGACTGTCGGAGAACCAATCCATGCCAAGGTTGGCGATGAAGGTGGATTTTCCGATGCCCTGTGCGCCGTTGAGAACGGGCATATAGTCAAACTTGATGCCCGGCTCTTTGATGCGTCGATAGGCCGCACACAGCACTTTCCGACTGACGGCACGGGTATATGCGTTGTCGGCTGCGCCCAAGTAGTCGATAAGAAGCGTGTCCACTCTCGCCACACCGTCCCAAGGAGGCAGCGCCGCAAAATACTCCCGTATCGGATGGTAGGAGCGGTCGTCCACGGCTTTGGCAACGGCGATGTCATAGTTTCGCGCCGAGAACGTGCCGTAGTTGTCATCTACATAACAGATGAGCTGGGCATCGTCCGCATCCCGCCAGAACTTACCGGGATGTGACCACGGCACTTCCCCCTTGATCTCCATGCCGTCTGCCAGCTGATTAAAGACGATGTTTTTCATGTAGGGATCATTCTGCATGATGAGCTTGATGTTGTAGAGGGAATTCTCAAGCTGTGTGGACTTTTTCTGCCGCACCAGTTTTGCTTTCCAGTCTTCCTCCTCGGCAAAGTCCTCGACAGCCCGTTCCTGCCGCTCCTTGAGTGCAAGGGTGCGCACTTTTTCGTTCTTGGCGGCAAATTCAGCCATCCGGGTAAAGTCACCATCAAAGAGATGCGTCCCTACGAGATCGTATGCGTTGCACAGCTTTCCGTAGGCAGGATCAGAGGCATGGTGACTGTAGGCGAATTTGCCGTCATAAATCATCACGCCGGGAATGCTCGCCGATTTCGTATAGCCCCACCGATTCTCGTCGGCAGTCGGCTCATACACATCGGAGAGGAAGGTCTGTATTGCTTCCTGGATGGAGTACGCACGACAGAACGCTCCTACAATTCCTTCCTTGGTCAGAGGATCGGCTTGTCTTTTGCGCTCCCTTTCCACCGCTTCCTTTTCGCCCGGCGCAGTTGGCAGGGAGCTGCAGTCCTGCCAGTTCGGATGCGCTGCCAAAAACACATCGGGATCGAGCCAGCCGCCCTCATATTTGCGGCAGATGTACTCTCCGTCGGAAGAGGCGGTCGGCCAGTACATCAGCTGATTGATTTTGAAGGAACAGAGATCCACCGTATCCATGCCGATCTCGTCTGCAAGATAACGGGCGATGGCATTGTACTCATCGGGTGTGACATCCCGCGTCAGTGGTACGAGGATTCTCGCTCGCGGGGCTTCCGGGATATGGCTGTGGGTGGTGTAGACGATGGTGCAATGTTTGAAGGCAAAATCATCGAAACAGCCCTGCTCCAGTCGATCATGATCTAAGGTAATCATGGAGCGGCTGATAACCTCGGTCGCCCGCCGTCGCGTCCCTTTCAGCGTTCCCGCAAAGAATCCGCCTTTGTCCTTCACGACATCCCGTTCGCACTTCTTCATGGAACGGTATTCTGCAGCGGTTTCGGCAGTACGGATGGGATTCTGCAATTTTTCCCAAAGAGCGTCCATCGTCATTTTTCCTGGATGCCAGACAAGAGCCGCACGGCTGTTGCCAAGACAAAATGCTAATTCTCTCATACGCGCACCTTCCTCACCCTCGGTGTCTGTCCATATTCAAATCTTGCCTGCCGTGCCAGCTTGAACGCCTGTACGGTGGAGGCATCGTCCCTGTCCATCGTATAGCTGCTGTCATCACCGAAAAGCTCAAATTTGCCCTGTTTGTTGATGCTGGGATGAGCAACGTAGTAATCTCCGTCGATGGTCTGAAAGTTGAAGGGATAGGGTCCGCCGCCAAAGCTGGGGAAACCGTAACGCCCCCACTCGCGGCAGTAGGATTCAATATCTCCAATACCGTCTCCGTCAGGAATCCCGGGAACAACGAGGAGCGGGTGCTTACCTTGGCTGAACTGGTTGATTTTGGCGGCATCATCCTTGGTCATCTTCCCTTTGACCTCCACATGGAGATCCCCGCCTGCTCTTCCGTCAACATCGTGGAGCAGGAAGTCCGGCAAATAGCATTGACCGTTATTGAGCACATACCCCTCCGGCTCGTACTCCCAACGAACACCGCAGGCATCAAAGAACACTGCCCACCGCGCCTCCAAGCGTGAGCGGAAAAGATAGCCCTTGTATTCTGTCTCTATTACCTTCATGGCGAAACCTCCTCGCACTTCGTTGTGAAATAGCGGATGTTCTTCTGCAGCCGCTCGGCATGAGCAATCTCCGCTGCCATGCCCTCGGTGATTCGCTCGCCGAACGCCCAAACCTCGCCGCACAGCCTCAGAAGCTCGAAATTCATATCCATCGCTTTCTCCCGCTCATCTACCTCCGACAGAAACTGAGGAAAGTACAGATGCGGCGCGAGTGGTATCCGCCCCCTGCCCACAGCAAATTTGCAGTACTGCCGCGCCCGCATGACGTTGACGCGCGGATTGTCCCGATAGGGCGAACAGATGTAAGTGAACAGATTCTGTCGGAGCACCTTCGTGAGAGCTGCGTGCGCCGTAGGGTCGGCATATCCCTCGTGATTTCTGAACTCGATCATTTCTCGCACCTCATCTTCCTGCTGCATTCCGTGCAGCAGATCGCCGTGCCGAAGAGGTCGAACTCCGAATCGCCGAAGAATTCATTGAGATCAACAGGCACTTCCGCTCCGCAGCGCGGACAGTGACAGAAGACATTCTCATCGTTGATTTCCACCGTGACCTCCAGAGTGTCATTGATGTTTTCCTTGACATAGAACATAAGATTTCCTCCCTTTGAAAACTGATTAGTTCCTCTCATCAGTAAGAGGACGAACAGGGAGGTTTTGGTCACCAAAAATCCTCCCATTTTTCACGGGAGGATTGAAGTCAATCTTTCTGATAGAATTGGCACTCGAAACCATCGGCACGGAGCGGGAGTCCGTCTGCCCAAGGCGGGGTTCGCGCCATCTGCTCACAAATGGCAGAAAGAGAAACTCGCTCGTCGCATTCGATGATGAGTTCATCATGGACGTGTGCAACAATGTCCATCGTCCGCAGCGTTTGCATGGCATAGCAGAGAATGTCGCGACTGATCGCCTGCGTGACATTCTCCACGAGCTTCGGTCCGTAAGATTCAATCCGTGCCCACTTTTTCGAGAGATTGAGTCCCATGTAAGTGACGGATTCGCCGCCAAACTGATTCTCCCCAATGCGCGGCTTCACATAGGCAAGCCTGCGCCCACACGGAAGCTCGATGAACATCATGCTGCCTTGATAGATGAACCGGATGCCATGGGTAACCTTTGTGCTGCGCTCCTTGATACAGTCCTTCGTGGCGCGATCCACCGCCCACCAGAAGTCCACGATGTTCGGATTTGCTGCACGCCATGCATCCACGAGCGGATTCAGCTCCTCTTCCTTCATCCCAGACTCCAATGCACCGAATGCTTTCAGCGCACCAACGGAGCCGCCGTATCCACTCGACAATTCTGCTAATTTACCATACTGCCTGAGATGCCCGTTCTCTCCATGCTTGACCACATTGCAATGGAACATCCTGCCCGCTGTAGCGCAGTAGATGTCGCCATCATTTGCAAAAACGTCCATGCGCCATCGTTCCTTGGCAAGCCATGACAGTACCCGTGCTTCAATGGCAGAGAAGTCCGCGACAATGAATTTTCTGCCCTCCTTGGAAATAAAAGCAGTACGGATAAGCTGTGACAGGACATCCGGCACGGATTCATAGAGCAGTTCCAGTGCCGCAAAACTTCCCTGCCGCACGAGACTGCGGGCGTATTCGAGGTCGGCGAGATGATTCTGAGGAAGATTTTGTAATTGAATGTGGCGTCCCGAAAACCGCCCGGTACGGTTCGCACCATAGAACTGGAACATCCCCCGTGCACGACCATCCGAGCAAACGGTATTCTGCATTGCCTGATATTTCTTCACCGAGGATTTTGCAAGCTGCTGCCGAAGTTCCAGTACTTCCTTCAGCGGATCGGGAACATTGGCAAGGAGGGCAGTCACGGACTTCTTGTCGAGCGACTCGGTTTCAACTCCCTGCTCCTTGAGCCATGCCTTCATCTGCGTGACACTGTTCGGGTTCTCAAGGCTGGTCAAAGTTTTCAGCCTGTCCGTCAGTTTTTCCTTGGTTCGCACGTCGATCTGGACGGCGTTCTCCACCAAGGGCATATCCAGACGTATCCCGCGGTCATTGATCTCCTGGTCGAGTACATACTCCTCCCACACCGACTGCGGCACAGGATATTTGGAGAGACGCTTCTGAATCGCCATCTCCACTTCGACATCGCGGCGGTTGTAAGACTTGAAGAGGTCCCACTTCGCTCCCGTGGGTTCGTGGAACGGAGGCGTTGAAAAATAGCGGATCAGAGCCTTACCCTCGTTCATTTTCTGCTCTTCCAGTCCAAGCACACGTCCAACGCCGGCAAGTGAGAGCGGCAGTCCCATGTAGGCAGACCAGACCATTGTGCATCGCCAACTGTGGGGACTCAGAAAGCGGGCACACTCCGTAGAAAGTGGATGATTGTCATGGAACGGATCGAGGGCTATCCCCAAGTCCGACAAGTAACGCGACAGGCACACACGTTCAAAGTTGGCGTTGAATGCCCACTTGATGACGCTCTCATCGGTCAGAGCATCCAGAATTTCCTGCGGAATCTGTTCTCCGTTAGCAATGTCAATGACCTGCACAGCACCGCCGTCCACGGAATATCCAAAGAGCAAGATCGCGAAATCCTCTGCCTCTGCGTATCGATAAACACCACTTTTCCCAATATCCACACTGCTCCGAGTTTCAAGATCGATAGACAATGATTCCATGTCACGTCTCCTTCCGTGACAAAGGCAGTGAAGACGAATCCCCACTGCCCATGTCACCTAGTCCTATTTAGCTAAGGAAATCTTCGTCCTCATCAGTGAAATCATCCTCGGCACGTGTCTTTCCGCCGAGATGCTCCCCGTCGGAAATCTTCTGCAGGTTGTTCAGCCCACAGGCAATTCCGCGATTGCCGTTGCTGTTGAATGCGTAGAAGTTGATGCTTGCGCGTCCGTACACACCGGAGTAGACCTCCGAGTGCTCGATGATCGGATTGCGGGCGGCATCCACGATACCGGGAGCTGTGGCCGAGTTTGCATTGATGAAGTAGCTGTCCTTATACGCCTCATCGTCCGGGCGTTCCGCATCACCATCACGGAGTGGTGTCTTGATCGCCGTGAGTGCGGGAACGGACTTACTGTTGCCCTTGAGTTTGCTCTGTCCCTCATCGTATGCCGCCTGAATGGCGTTCTTGACTGCCGTCACGGTTTTGGTATCACTCTTCGGAATGATGAGTGATACGCTGAACTTCAGTGCACCGCCGTTGATGGACTTTGCCTGCCAGACGTTGGCATAGCTCCAACGTGTTTTGACTCCCGTGATCACTTTTGTCGGATTGATAACTTTTGCCATGGTACTTTTCCTCAACTTTCCTTAAAATCTTCTGCTGCGGTATTCATCACAGGCCGCTTGTCGCTCATCGGAGCGAGGGTTGGTTTCCCCTGTGGCTTTACGATGAAGCCTCCGAGCAGTTCCTCAAACTTACTTTTTCCAAGAAGTGCAGTCATTGCTGTAATCCCGAGCAGTTTTTGCTCATACGGCTCAAAGCCTGCTTCTTTGACGGTTTTGGCGACCGCCGTCTCATCGGTGTACTTCCGATTCGAGCGGCCTTCGACCAGTTTCCAGTCCGCCCACTGTTTTCCTTGGATTGCCCGCTGCAAGGCGTATTCCTTGATGTCGCTGACCCATGCGGCGAGCGTGTCGGCTTTTGCAAGCACCGCCTCCACCTCGGCATCCTCCAGTGTCGGCGGCATCTCGAAGTCATACCGGGCGAGTTCCAGATTGTACTCTGCCCGTTTACGGCAGGTCGCCTTGATCTTGCAGAACTGACAGTGCGCCCCTGCACTGAACTCGCCTTCTCCTGCGTGTGTCAGCTTTGCCGCAGGTACAAGCGTATCTGCCGCCCATGCCAGAAGGTTGGCTTTCGAGATGCTGAACTCTGAGATGTTGGCGAGACGAGGTTGAAAGATCACCATCCGCACATCGCCGATGTCGTACAGACCGTCGAACAACTGGACGCAGCCGAGCGCGTAGCACATCATCTGCGGATTATGGTCTGCACTGACCTCGATGCCCTTGCCGTGCTTGTAGTCCACAATGCAGACGGTCTTACCGGAGACGATGAGCGTGTCGGCTGTGCCGAAGCCATCCGGCACAAACGCCGAGAAGTCGACGCGCTGCTCCACCGAAACCATCGTGTCCTTACTCTCGGCGCGGAACTGACCGACCAGTTCCATCACGAACTGGCAGTATGCCTCGGCACATTCTTCCATCTCAGTGTCATAGGAGGCGAGATGCTTGGTCGGATCACGTGCCTTTTCGCCCAGAGCCTTGCGGAGTTTGTACTCGCAGAGCGCATGTGCGTCAGTCCCTTGGGCGGCATACTCGCTCGGCATATCGGATTTATCCGCATTGAGCCGTGCCGACGGCGGACAGGCAATCCATCGTGCGGCAGAAGATGCAGAGAGGACGGCGTGCTTACGTGCCAATGCGCTCAGCCTCCTTCAAGAGTGCCACATACTGCTCCGGTACGATGTCGCTGAGTTTGTCCGCACCGAACTTGGCAATCAGTGCCTTGACGGCGCCACTATGTCCTGCGACAGAGAGTTTCGCAAGTACGGCGCGTACCTCCTCAAGGGTCGGTGCTTCTGTCTTCTCCGTTGGCAACGGTTTCTCTCCTTCAGAACTCTGCACGAATTCCTCCAAGACATCGACCAGTCGGTGAAGAACGCCGATAAGCTCGGCTATTGCTTCATTTTCCTCCCGCATGGAGATCACTTCCTTTCGATTGACTGCGGGGATTTTCACCCTCCTATAAAGAAGAGGACACCACCGTATGTTTTGGTCACCGATTTTTACATAAAATCTTTGAGCTGTGCCTGAAGCCCGGGCATGAACTTATTCATGCGCTTGCGGACGCTTTCCTTAGATTTGAAGCCGACAGCAGCGGCAATCGCACGCTCCGACTCTCCCGCCGCCTTGCGGACGAGAATTTCATGGTCGATGGGATCGAGTTCACCGAGAGCCTCGTACAATTTGCGATTGCGCTCTCTGCAACTGACGGTCTCGGTGACATCCTCGTGAACGGGAAGCGCGGGATCGTTGACTTCCACCGCACGCTCCAAGGAGATTGTCCGATACACGGGATGTGAGCAGCCATCACAGCTGCGATTGGCGCAGCAGGGTTTTCCTTCATAGATACAGTGCTGCCCACGCTTTTCCCGCTTATCCTCCCGCCAGATCGGTCGCATGACAGCAGAGTATTGCTCGGCATCGACAGGTGTATAAATTGCCCGCTCCGACGCCTTGAGGAACTTTTCTCCGGTAGCCTTTCGCCGGACGAGTTCGTCCATGCCCGTATCCCGTAATCTTCCGTTTTCGTGGATCTGAATCAGGACGGGGACATACACGCCCAGCTTCTTACTGAGCTGAAAACGATGTCCCTGCTGTCGGAGTGCCTTGACCTCCTGCGCGGAGTAGTCTTTAATGATGCCGTTGAGCTGGATTTTCATAGTTTTGCGTTCCTTTCGTTCTTGCCGAACGGCGGGATGCAAAACTACGCACGGGCTTCTATCCGAAAATGGGCATAAAGAAGCACGGTGGGAGCATAGAGATACTGACAAGCTCGTTACCTGTCAGCATCCCTATTCGCATCCCGCCGTCCTATGGCCATCTTGGACAACAGATTGACTTACTTAGGGAAACCGAATTTGAATCTTCCTACCACCACCTTAAAAATCTTTCTCTACATAGGAGCGGACACATACATCCGATTTGGTCACCGCTTTTTGATTAGAATTTTTCCTTATAAAATCAGAAAAGCCGTGATATAATTGATACATGCACAATCGTCAAAAAATAAAGCCCCAGAGATTCAATCTCTGAGGCTCATCCTATATACAATAGTGTTGCTGTAAACAGTGAACGGCAGTCAATAGCGTCAACTGCGTTAATAGTGTCAATACTTGCAAATGAGGTATTTTTATGCTGGAAAACAAAGAATACACATTGTGCGGCGGTACCTTCTTCACCCTTCTTCTTCAGGCAAGAAAACAGAGAACCGCCGCCAGGAAAAATGCGGTTGGCGAAAAGGACGGTCTGAATGACAGTGAAGTTCTTGAAGGACTTATCCGTGTGGCTTTCCCCGACTATATTTCTCCTGCGGGACGTTCGATCCGAACCCATACTTCTTCATATAAAGCGTGCAGGCTCTCTGCCAATGAATATCTTCCATTCGATAAAGAAGAGCTCATTCACACGTTTGACCGTGAGATAAAAAAGACTTTTTCTTCCCCTCTTCAGCGCATGTGCCAATTTTCATCGTCTTTTATCGATGAGAAAAACATGGGGAGCTGGCTCGTTCGTGCCATTCTCGATACGATCAGCCGAGATCCCAGTATCACAGATGAAATATTCTACGTTGACCAAAACGGTCATCCAATGGATAAAAACCATATGTTCACGGCGCAGAACATCGACCTGCAGCCGTTCCTTCTTGGTATTTGGCATTTCATTTTATTGAACCGAGCAGATAACACCGTTGGTGCAACTACTATTGAGTCGTGGCATGATAGACCTACTGTAAAGAGAGCAAGGCGCAAGTTTAATTCAGAGGTTGGAAAGAACTGGGACAATAATGTTTCTGTCCATATAATTCAGGTCGACGGATCTGTATCAGACAATCAGAAAGATTCCATCAGATCACGTAAGGTTCTGGTCGATAAGAGGTCTAGCAATTTTGAGCTTGATTGGGCGGTTCGGAGAAAAATGCGTTCTCCCCAAGACGAATACCGTGCTTATCTTAAAAATACTCGTGAAAAATACAATAAATTGAAGACCCTTCTTTATAACGATGCACCTGTGGAGTTTTATAACTTTTACATCTGCAACAATATCGAGCAAAGGATCTATATTAAAAAGAACCGTTACCAAACGAAAATTATAGAAAACAGTACAGCACAATTACTGCACGAGTGTTCAAATTTCATCTTGATTTCCGGTACGGGCGGTCTCGGAAAATCGATGATGATGCGTCACCTTCTTTTGGATTCCATAGAGCATTTTGATGAGTTTGGGAAAATTCCTATCTTTATTCCTTTGAAGGACTACAGTGATTCCTATGACAGCTTATTGGATTACATTTTTGAAAAATTTGAGGGTCTCGGTGGATCTAAAAAACTAAACGACCTCTCAAAACTACTCTCACATGGATCGTGCTTGCTACTGTTTGATGGCTTAGATGAAATAAAATCAGACTGTAGGAAGAAGTTCGAACATGACCTTGAATTTTTTGCCGACAAGTACACCGATAACATGTTCGTCATATCCTCTCGCCCAGCCGGAGCATTTATATCCCTTCATAGATTTACCGTACTCAACCTCTGCCCATTTACTAAAGAACAGGCACTTTCACTGATTGACAAGTTGGATTTTAGACCGGACGAGCCGGCAATCAAGGCGAATTTCCGAAATGAATTAGATAACACCCTATTTCGTACACATATGGAGTTCACCGAAAATCCACTCCTTCTCACCATCATGCTTATGACGTATGAGCAATTTGCAGAGATTCCATCAAAAATGCATATTTTTTACAGAGAGGCATACATCACATTATCCCAAAAACACGATGCAAGCAAAGGAGCATACAAACGCGTCTTAAAGACAGGATTGACTGCAGATCGGTTTGCAGACTATTTTGCTGAGTTCTGCGCACGAAGCTATCGTGATGAGAAGTTTGAATTCACGGATCTTCTGTTTGATCAGTATTTTAACAGTCTGCACGAACGCACAAAAGAACAGCATAGGGTTACGGCATCAGATTTCAGAGATGACATCGTTGAAAATATGTGCCTTATGTTTTATGAGAACGGAAAGTATCATTTCACCCATCGCTCTTTCCAAGAATATTTCTGCGCCTTGTACTTTTCAAAGCAAAAAGATAAGACGTTGAAAGCAATTGGGGATTTTTTTGAAAACAAGAATCGCCGTCACTATTCAGATCAGACATTCAATATGCTGTATGACATGATCCCGGAGAAAATTGAAGAGTATATATTCTCTCCATTTTTACAATCACTCTTCGAGATGTGTGATGCTGAAAATGGTTATTGGACCTTTCTTGAGAAATTGTATCCTACGCTGTCCTACGAAAGCGGTGAAACAAACCTACTGATTGACAATGAACCAAACTCCTTTATTTACAATGCTATTATCAGAATCCAAGATATAGCTGCGACGTTGGACTTTGATGAATTACCACAAGAGGATGAATATCTTTTGGACGAATGGGTGTATCTGGATTCAGATTATAAATCCCCTGAGTTCGAATCGGGTACTCTGATAAACAAGGATGATGTACCTTGGGAATATGAGGAGTACTTCGGAGAGCCTGAGGTCATCGGAAGATATTATGAAATTGATATCGAGGCCATCCTAAGAAAGCCAGAGAAACATGAAGATACTATCCACTTACTTGAAAGTGATGATTTTCCAATAAGGGCAGAGTTTTTAGCCGTTAGAGCATATATGCAGGAACTCATTGATAAGGAGCAAACTATTGGCGACGATTTGTTTGATTTGTTTCAGTAGCTAAAACTTCGCACTCCCCCTATTCCAAGTTTCTGTTTATCACTTCAATAAGCGCACAGGCAGGAAGTTCCAATAACGTATAACAACTTGTGTAAGGGAGAAGCTAATTTTTCCTTCTCATGCCCAGCTACATAAAAAAACCGAGGGATGCAACACACCAATTATCGAGGAGGTAAAGCATCATGAAAGAAATTCAACCAGTGTCCATCTCGTCGGCCACGGACACTCCAAATATCAGCCGATTTATTTACACTACGTAATCAACAGGTGATGCTTGCCAGCGATCTTGCTATGCTCTACCAAGTGGAGACACGGGTTCTGAATCAGGCTGTGAAGCGGAATCAGAAAAGATTTCCCGAAAGATATTGCTTCCAGTTAACCAAGGAGGAGGCAAACTTGACATCACGAATTGTGATGTCAAGTTCCGCACATGGCGGGCAGCGAATCCCGCCTTACGCCTTTACCGAACAGAGCATAGCTATGCTGTCAGCAATTCTCTGCAGGAATATTTCTGTAGAACTAGTAAAGGCTACCTCAAGAAAATTTGGTTAATTGCTATTCACCAGCAAAATTTGAGATCCCAATTTGGCACCTCAAAAGGAAAGGAACTTTTATGAGTGAAAAAGCCCTTGATCAGACATCCATAGCGCCGATAGACACAAGCCACATACGGAATTTGGTATACACCGTTCGTGGCATTCAAGTCATGCTAGACTCAGATTTGGCGCGGCTTTATCAGGTAGAAACAAGGATACTGAACCGTAATGTAGCCCGCAACGCTCGTCGCTTTCCAGAGGATTTTCGCTTTCAACTCACAGAAGATGAGTTTGAAATCTTGAAATCCCAAATTGGGATTTCAAGTGACACTGTGCATGGCGGCAGACGCTATCTCCCCTATGTCTACACCGAGCAAGGGATTTCCATGCTGTCCGGGGTACTGAGAAGTGATGTCGCCATAGAGGTCAGCATCGGCATTATGCGGGCTTTTGTTGAGATGCGGCATTTCATCGCCAGCAATGCCCATCTTTTCGAGCGCATAGAGCGAATGGAGCTAAAACAACTCACCTATCAAAAAGAAGCCGATGAAAAATTCGAGCAGATATTTGATTTCATACACACTCATACAGAGTCCAACCAAAAGATATTCTTCAACGGACAAATCTACGATGCCTTTAGCTTGTTGGCGAGCTTGATTCAAAAGGCTACCAAGGACATCATTCTCATTGACGGCTATGTGGATATAGGGACGCTCAATCTGTTGGCAAAAAAACAAGCTAATGTTTCCGTGGAAATCCACACATTCAACAATACGAGATTGACGGCAGCAGATGTTGCGACCTTCAACAGCCAATATCCAGCGCTTACCATCAATCACACCAACGCCTTTCACGACCGTTTCCTTATTCTTGACCACCAAGAGGCATATCACATTGGCGCATCGCTCAAAGATGCCGGAAAGAAGTGTTTTGCCATCACGCTTTTGCAAGATGAGGCACTCCTACAGGAACTTCTGGCACATTTGTGAAATACATTCACAGTTCGGTGAGACGGCAATGCAGAAAAAACCATCGAAAGCATGAAGAAAATCAAAATAAACCGAACGGCGTGTAGCTAAAAGCTACGCGCCGTTTTTGAGTGTGAGTTCTATGCGAAATTGTTATCCATAAATCGTGCAATAATTTCCCCAAAAAATAAAAATCTGTGAGGGAACTTCTATGTACTCACCCCTACAGTCTCCTTTAGCTTTCCCCACCAATTCGTATAATTCGATGGAGTATCAAGCCGCTTCTCGTTCATCACCACATTGTATCGTTATCGACGTTACTTCGTTCATTGCCGCTACCAAAATGATACTAGAGGGAAAGGTCAGCGTTGCGTTGGCACGCGATACCGTAATCTGGCGATCCTCAATCGGTTCGCGCAGCACCTCAAGCGTCTTCTTGCTGAACTCCGGCAGCTCGTCGAGAAAGAGAACGCCGTGATGCGCGAGTGTCACCTCGCCCGGACGTGGGATGCTCCCGCCGCCGATCATCGCCACCGTCGAGGAGGTATGATGCGGACTGCGGAAGGGACGCGTCGTCACAAGCCCTGTATCCTTGCCGAGCAATCCCGAAATACTGTAGATCTTTGTGATCTCGATGGCTTCTTCCTTCGTCAGTTCGGGCAGGATCGAACTCATGCGGCGCGCAAGCATTGTCTTGCCCGAACCGGGCACGCCAACCATGAGGACATTGTGCCCTCCTGCCGCTGCAATCTCAAGCGCACGTTTCGCCTGATACTGTCCCTGAACGTCCGCAAAGTCATCGGTGAAAGCGGCATCCTTTTTCTGCTCTGTTCCTTGTGGCACAGCGGGAGTCAGCGTCTCCGTGCCTGTCAAATGACGCACAAGCTGTGCCAGATTCTCTACTGCAAAGACCTTCAGCCCGTCAATAAGGAGTGCCTCGTCTGCATTCGACGGTGCAACGTAAAACTCTGTCAGCCCATGTTCCCGCGCCGTAATCGCCATCGGGAGAATGCCGCTGATCGGACGGCAGTTCCCATCGAGGGAAAGCTCTGCCGAGAAGAGCGCGTTATGCACCGCCGTCTCCGGAACCATACCGTAGGATGCAAGGAGACCAACCGCAATCGGCAGATCAAGCCCAGAACTGTCCTTTCGCACATCGGCGGGTGCAAGATTGACCGTCACACGCTCCTGCCGCAGCTGAATGCCGGAGTTCCGAATTGCCGTCCGTACCCGCTCCTTCGACTCCTTCACCGACGTATCGGGAAGCCCGACCAGCTCAAAGCCCGGCAGCCCGGGCGACACATCCACCTCAACGTCGATAATCCGTCCATCGATCCCGAGGGTCGTCGCACCATAAGTCTTTGCAAACAACGGCCTTCCCTCCTACGTTTCAAATATAAGAAAATTATAACACAGGATAGGGGAAGATGGCTAATGATTCTTTGCAAAAGAAAGAGAGATTCCAGACGCTAGGTAGAGCGAATGGAATCTCTGCTGTGTGTTATGAACTTGGAAACCTATCCGGAAAAAGGTACACTTTGTTTTTCATGCGCTTCCCCATGAAAACACACCGAGTTACACAATCTGAACGGTTGTAGTCCCGTTTTTTTCTTTACGATATACGAATTTCTTCCTCAGACACGGATTACGTCCCCTTGTTTTCCTCTGCTGCAGGGACTTCGGGGAGGAAGTGTACTTCTACACGATGCTGTGCTTTGGCAGAAATCCATTCGGTCAGACGCGCACGCGATGCTTCGTCCAGATCGGCTTGGAGATATACGAACGCAATGTGCGTTTCACGCAGAGACGCCGCTTTATTCGCCGCCGGATCCGGGGCGTGTACACTCCCGACGGCGATGCGTGAGATTTGCGGAAATACGATACGTGCCTCACGATTCCAGTCCAATATGTAGGTGCCCTGCTTCTCGCTTTCCTCGCGGGCAGACTTGAGTGCGGTCACAGTCTGCTGTTCCTGCACGGAGGGAATGGCTCTTTTTTCAACCTCGCGGAGTCTCCGCTCAATCATCGCCTCCATCTTTTCTCGCTCTTCCACTGTCTCCGCAGAAAAGACCTCCAGTTGGAACGGTCTGAGATGTGTCTTTTCATGCAGCTTTTCCGTCAATGCCGCCAAGTCGTCCTCCGGTATTCCGGCACTCGTAAATACCGTCAGCATTTTCTTCTCGTTGTCCAACGTATAGGAGATTGCCAGACGGGGCGGTGCTTTGAAATTCTCCTCAATATAACTCTTTGCCTGCTCGTTCTCCAGATTTTCCTGCACGCTCTGATATGCAAAAAAACAGCTGGGCAATGTGACAAGTATGGCAGCGGTCAGCAAATAGCGTTTCTGTCTTGAAAATTCCACGGAGTCCCGCTCGACCTTGGAGGGGATATCTATGATTTTCAGGACGATGAATGCCGTCAGGCAAATAAAGAAACTGTTGATAAAGAACAGATAGAGCGCCCCCACGGTGTACGCCGTCACGCCCGTGGCAATGCCATACCCTGCGGTACAGAGAGGCGGCATAAGTGCCGTCGCAATCGCAACACCGGGAATGACATTCCCACCTTCTTTGCGGGTTACGCCGATGATGCCCGCGAGACCGCCAAAGACCGCGATCAAAACATCCCAGATGGTCGGCGATGTCCGTGCAAGCAGTTCCGGCGAGGGTGTATCTATGGGGGTGAGGGAAAAATAAAGCGTCGATGTGGCCACCGAAATGAACACTTGGGCGAACAGACTCCCTGCGCTGGAACGGATATATGTGCCGTCATAACGAGCAAGTCCATAGCCAATCCCAAGGATCGACCCCATCAGCGGAGAGATCAGCATCGCGCCGATAATGACTGCCGTACTGTTCATATTGAGACCGATGGAGGCAATGAAGATCGCCAGCATCAGGACACTGAGATTCGTCCCCCGAAACTGAACGCCAGCGTTGATCCGCTCTGTAATTTCCTGTATTGACGCAATGTCTCCATGCAAGTCAAAAAATTTTTTAGCTTATCCAAAATCAAACAAATCATCTCCTTCATCTCTATGGAATTTATCTTTCGCCAAGAATCATCAAACACTTGTTTTCTATTGGTTGTGACAACGTACTCATGCCGCAGAGGAGCGTCGTCCGAGTACAAGGAAAATTGATGCACCGACAATGCCCGAGATGAGCGATGCTACGATGATGCCGAGCTTTGCCGTAGAAAGATGTGCAAAATCCGGGAAAGCGAGCGATGAGATGAAGAGAGACATAGTAAAACCGATGCCGGCAAGACAGCCCGCGCCGACGATGTGACCAATGTGCAGATTGGATGGAAGAGGCAGACGAAAGACTTTATTCAGCAGGAGAACGGCTCCGCAGATACCGAGCGGCTTGCCGACAACAAGACCGAGAACGATACCAAGAGCGATCGGCTCGGCGAGTACAGAAAGACCCCCCGGCAGGACAACGCCCGCGTTGGCAAGGGCGAAAATCGGCATGATGACGTATGCCGACCACGGTTCGAGACGATGCTCGAGGACATAGAGCATGGACTGCTCAGGGTTTGCGCGATCAACGGGGATGGCAAAGGCAAGCGCAACGCCTGCGACGGTCGGATGAATGCCTGCATTGAGAAATGCGAACCACGCGATCATACCGACAACAATATAGGCGGAAGTACTGCGTCTCACGCAACGATTCAGAACGAATGCCGCCAGAAGCGCAACAATCCCCGCGAGCAGAGCAGGCAGGGAGAATGAGCTTGTATAGAAGAGCGCTATGACGAGAATTGCGCCGAGATCATCGACAATTGCAAGTGCAGTCAGAAAAATAACAACGGAAATTGGTGCGCTACGTGCAGCGATGGAGAGAATGCCGAGGGAGAATGCAATATCGGTCGCCATCGGAATGCCCCATCCGGCCATTGCTTCGGGAGAGCCGCCTGCGTTGACGGCGACATAGATAAGTGCCGGAACGACAACGCCGCCGATTGCAGCAGCGATGGGCAGAATGGTCGCCGAAAGCGACTGCAGCTCACCGAAGAAAATCTCACGCTTGATCTCCAGTCCGATAACAAAGAAAAATACCGCCATCAAACCGTCATTGACCCAGAGCAGTATTGAGAGGTCGAGATGCCACGCCGTTGGCCCATCGATCGGTACCCATGCGAGAGCTTCGGTGTAGCGCCCGGCCAGCGGACTGTTCGCGAGAGCAATAGCAATCAATGCAAAGAGCAGCAGGAGGATGCCACTGGCTGCCTCGTGACGAAAAAAAGATAAAAGGGGTGCGAAGTTATATGAGATCTGTTGTTTCATAAAGCTCCATTCCTTCCAAAACCTTGTATGATTGTAACATAACCATATGAAGTAAACACTTTCTCTTTTATTTACTCAAACTTCGCAGATGAATAATCTGCTGTAACCCTTGAAATATCTATCGTCTTGGCAAATAAAATAGCATGAGCGACATCCATTTGGTATAATTTTAAGTGTCAAACAAAAAACATCCAATGGAGGCTCATGCTATGAACAGTATAACACAAAACCACCAAGACGAGGAACTGCTTTCTAAGAAAATGCAGGTCTTTTTCCGTCGCTATCAAGTCAGTCGCATCCTCCGTACGGCAAATGCGTACAAGCTTCGCGGCGTCCCTGTCCTTAGCATCTTCCTGCTGGTTTTCCGCATGGTGTTCCAGCAGCGTTCCGTCTACACGCAGATGCATCTCCAGCGTACCGCCATGCCTTTTGGCAAGGATACGTTCTACCGCTTCATGAACTCTTGCCGAATCCACTGGCGCAGATTCACGACAGAGATTGCCGCCGCCATCATCTATGACACGCTCGCTCCCCTGACTCATGCAGATCGCATTAACGTGCTCATCCTTGACGATTCCATCTACCATCGCGCCCGCTCCAAAAAGGTGGAGCTTTTCGCCCGCCTCTACGACCATGCCAAGAAGGAGTTCTCCTATGGCTTCCGCTTACTCCTCCACAACTTCTATACTTTTAAATGTATACCTTTACCTCTCAAATTTTCTATGCAATCAGCCAGATATTCAATATTATGCTCTTTGTAAATTGGACTGCTTATAATTTCCTCTTTAAGATTATCGTACTTTTCTGCTGTCCTTCCTCTATAATTTTTATCTTTCCATTCCGCAGAAACATTATATCCTCTTTTTTCCATCTCCTCCATAACCAATACATGGTAAATAAAAAGATGATACGGGGAATATGTAAACACATAGTCCACAGTTTTATGTCTCTTTTTCCATCCATTGCCCCTCAGAGCACAACATTCCCTATGTTGTCCAAGAAGCTGATTTTTAGGCAATAAGTGGATAAGTTTTTCATGCCATAGTCTCATATTGTTCTCCTGTTAATGTTGTGGTCAAGGGTTTTTGTAAGGCAAATTGCAAGTTTAATTGTCGCAAGTTCTCGTTAAACTTTTAGCCTATAAATTACAATATCAATTCTGCCATCGTCTTTTTTTGAATCTACCGCCAAATCTGTTTGCCCACTTGGATTATCATCACATTTTGTAGAATATTCTTTTTTCACAAAAACACCGTTTGTATATTCTTCTAGTTTTCCTTTCTCTTTTATCCCTACTATATATTCTAAAAACACATACAGAAAAATAGCCCCCTATCCATGTTGCCCTCTGGGATTAAGCAAGTCAGCTAACATTCTGCACATAATATCTTCTTTATCAGAAATTTCAAGCACAGAAAAAATATTGTATTCATCAACCTCTTTGGGGGGGAGCAACTATAGAACAAGCCGACTGCAAAAGCTCATTAATTTGTGGGGAATAAATTATCTCCTCATTCACTATATATGTCTCCATAATTGATAGAATATCGTCGATACTTATCCTCCGCAATTTTAGCCATTTCGTCGTAAACGTAAATTTCAAGTGAAAGGATTCTCTGATCTATTACTATCATAATCCTTCGCATGGACATATTGTGGGATGGATAAAATTATTTGCAAATCATCAAAGAACTTTCAATATGATCAAATTATAACATAAAGCAAGTCATGTTCCTAATAATTCTTTGCACAAAAAAGAGTATCCAACCCCCAACTATGGATAAATGAATTCTCTCTTTTTTTCTTAGGGAATCGCTGATAAAATGAAGTCCGTCAGATTGGCGTAGATTTTTTCGTCCGAACAAGGAGGCAAACCGGACGCATAGCCAAAGCTATGTGGAGGATTTGCCGACGCAGTGCGGGCAAAAAAGATGCGTCAAGATGGCGTGGCTGAATTTATCAGTGCTTCCCTTATCGTACGAGAGTAGAAAAAGGGCAGGACACACGATGGCAGCTTCATCCTATCACTCCTTGCGCTCCTCAAAAAGTCCCGCCGCATTCGGTTGTCTCCGAATGCAGCGGGACTTTTTTGTGTATGAGCTTATCTCCCCTGCACGTCTCTCACATAGACGTAGCGGCAAAGAAGGGCTGCAGCGCCGGCAATCGCCGCGCCGATGTAGCCGATGTGAGCGAGGTGGCCGTCCCCCGCCGCGAGCCCGCCGATGTATGTTCCGCTGCCGATGCCGAGGTTGAAGATGCCCGAGTAGATCGACGTCGCAACGGTCGATGCGTCGCGCGGGACAGTGGCGAGAACCTCTGCCTGGAACATCGTGTTGTAGAGTGTTGCGAGCATCCCGAGCAGCATCGTGAGTACGATCATCGTGCCGACGGAGATGGATGCTGCCTGCCAGAGGAAGAGCATGGCCGCGACTCCAACGAGACACCAGCGCAGCAGGAAAAAGCGACGCCTTCCATACATCCTGGAGAAAACGAGGCTCGCGGCGATGCCGCTGACGCCGAGCAGCATGAGTGCCGTCGTAATCAGATCAGGCGAGAACGCCGCGACACTGTGCAGGAACGGTTCGATGTAGCTGTACATCGTGAAGTACGCCGTTGCAAAGAGTGCCGTCATGATGTAAATGCACGCAAGCGCAGGCTGGCGGACGAGCGACGGCAGTTCGCCGATGGTGAAGCCCTCTCCCGGTGCCCGTTTCGGCAGGAGAAGTGCGAGATAGACAAACGCAATGACGGCAACCAGGGCGAGCAGCAGGAACGTCATGCGCCATCCTGCCGCGAGGCCGATCACACGCCCGAGCGGAAGCCCGACAATCGTCGCGACGGAGCTGCCCGTCACAATCATGCTGAGTGCTGTTGGCCGATGCTCGCGCGTCACGAGACACGTCGCAAGAGGTGCGGCAATCGACCAGAAAATCGAATGCGCACAGGCGACGATGATGCGTGCGCCGAGCAGCATATCATAGCTCGTCGCGAGTCCCGAGACGAGCTGCCCGATGCCAAAGAGCGCGACCATGAGGAGCAGAAGCCGCTTCAGCTCCATACGGCAGGTCAGCAGCATGAGCGGCAGTGAGAGCAGAGCAACCACCCACGCATAGATCGTGATCATCTGCCCCGTCGCTGCTTCCGTCATGGAGAACGACTCCGAGATATCGATGAGCAGGGCGATCGGTATGAACTCGGATGTGTTAAAGATAAATGCCGCAATCGTAATGCCGAACAGCGCCATATATTGACGCATTGGAATCTTCATGAGAGCACCCCTATCCGTGTAGAATTCTTTCCATTATAGAAAAAAAGCGGGAGGAATACAAGAAGAAGTGCAGTCGGAAAATTCGTTCTATAGCAGCTCGTGTATTATGCCGCCTCGTTCTCCTCGACTAAGTCCAACTCGTGTAGGAAGGAGGCCTCCATCAGATGCACGATGCGGTCGGGGAGTTTGTACTGGATGCCGCCGCCCAGGCGACCAAACCACGGTGCGATCTTCCCTTTCTGCACACCGTCAATGCTGCGGTCGACACAGTAGACGTGGAAATCGCCCTCGCTGGTCGTGCTCGGCAACGATCGTTGCTCGAAGGTTATGCCGTCGGGCGAGACATAGCGTCCTGTCGGCTTCCCGTAGCGCGTCAGCACGTCGCCTGCGGGCAGTGTGATGGTCACGATCACGCCGACAGCGCCGTCGTTGCTCGGGTAGATCGGGCGGCCGTCATCGCCATAGAAACGTGCCTCACCCTTCTTGCCCGGGGTATAGGCGACACCCTGCTCTGCCGCAAGCTCTGCGATGAATGCATCCGTCGGTGGGGCGAAGTTGTAGTACATCTGCCAGTAGCGCGGCTCTGTCTGTGCCTCCTGCGCCGCAGCGACGGGCGTGCCGAGGGAGGGCGATGCGTCCTGTGCGTTCGGTACACCGAGAACGGCAGCCAGAGCGAAGAGTGCGGCAGCAATGAGGCGGATGGGGAATCTGGTTGTCATGGGAATGCTCCTTTCCGAAATATCAAATGATTCGATATTTACATCATATTATATCAATAAAAATTTTGTCAAGCTGTCATTTACTACAGTGCGCTCCGTCGCATTTTCGTCTATAATAGAGAGAAGAGAGCACAAATTGTTTTTAGGGAATCGCTGATACAACAGCCTCTCAGATTGGCGTAGATTTTTCGTCCGAACAACGAGGAAAACCGGACGCAGAGCAGAGCTCTGTGGAGGATGTTCCGCCGAAGTGTGGGCAAAAAAGATGCGGCAAGAGACACAAGCTGAATTGATCAGTGCTTCCTTAATGGTTTGTACCGAAAGCTCTTTTATATATCCATTTAAGTGCACACATATATTCTTCTTGACATATTGCTGAATCGACTCAGACAAAACAATCGGCACTCTCTCATTCCCGTGGCTTTTAGATGAGACCTCAACGACATCATCATAATTCGTTGTATAGATCCGTTTCCACGGGACGGATAAAATAACATTATGATAGTCCTCAACACAGGAAACGCAAAACAAGTCTTGCAGATCGTGAATCAGATTCTGTTTTCGCCTCTCTTTTTCAGAGCAAGATGCCGCCTGATCTATATAATATTGGGTAATATCCGCCAGATTATACCTTACATACTCCTCATCGCTCAGCTCTTCACATTTTTTCGCAAAGTAACGTTTCAGTTCCTCGCCGGTCAAAAACTTTTCTCCGCGCTTATTAACAGCACCGACCGAAAAACCAGAGCCCAAAAACAATACGCTGTTACCATCCAATACTAAATCAATAACCTCATCCAATGGCATAAATACTCTCCTTATAAAGTTTCTGCAATCAATCTCACAACCCCGTTACACATCTGCTACAAGTCACCGCCCCTTCGGACGCTACGTTGTAAAGCGATATTCGCCCACCATTTGCCCATCTCCCCCTCTGACTCCGCAGCCACATATCATATATCGCATAAAACAGTGCCATGATCGGTAAAACAATCAAATTCAAAATGATTGACATATCCACACTCCATTCCATCACAAAAGTAATTTCCCGTAATATGACTCCATTGCCGCAACCACTTAAACGGTCGTTCCCTTGTGAGAAATTTGTCAACTGTTCTTGACAATATCAGGCATAGGATACATTTCAGCCGACCTCAATCAATTTTTATGCACACACAAAAAATTAGAAGTAAGTCTTAAAAAGCTCGAACGCCCATCGAATCCGTTTCCCATCCATGTGCGGTATGATCTCACTGTAACGGGAAGAGATCATGGTCTGCCGACAAAAAGGATGTGATTCATATGATGACAACGAACATGATGAAGAGAACCGCGATTGCCGCCCTAATCGGTGCCATGAGCTATGGCGTGGCGGGCGTTGCCGAGGTCTCCGCAAGTGCGCCCCGCGCAGATCAGCGCGTGACACCCGCGGCATTCGAGCGTCTTGACGGGCGTGCGGATGTGCAGCAGCTCGCATGGGGGGAAAACGCAAGTCCCGCAAAGGCGGCAAGAAGTATTCACAGGGCAGCGTCAATACAGCGATTATTGCCGGTGCCGTCATTGGCGCGATCATCGCAAAGAATACGTGAGAATCTCCTGCCGCGCAGCGTCCTTTCCGATGGAGAGGACGCTTTTCTTGTGCATATATGATATAATGATCGTGATTACATGGATATGGAGGAACCGATCATGCACAAGGCAATCGTTGTCGTGGATATGCAGAATGACTTTATTGACGGGGCGCTCGGAACACCTGAGGCACAGGAGATGCTGCCGCGCCTCGTGGCGAAGCTCACAGGAGAGCAGGGGACAGCATTCATTTTCACCATGGACACGCACGGCGCAGACTACCTCGCGACCCAGGAGGGGCAGAAGCTACCTGTCGAACACTGCATCCGTGGCACGGTGGGCTGGCAGATCGCGGAGCCATTGCAGCCGTTTGTCCGAGAGGCGGCAGCCGTCGTCGAAAAACCCACCTTCGGTGCAACGAACCTCCCTGCCATCCTCACGGACTACGACGAAATCGAGTTCGTTGGTCTGTGCACCGACATCTGCGTCATCTCCAACGCCCTCATCGCGAAGGCGTTTCATCCCGAGAAACGCATCAGCGTCGATGCCTCCTGCTGTGCGGGCGTCACCCCCGAGAGCCACAGGAACGCTCTCGCCGCGATGCGGATGTGTCAGGTGGAGGTGCACTGAGTGAGATTTTTGAAGGGACTTTTGCACGAAGTTTTTATCTGTGTGCAATAGTCCCTTCTGTTTTATTTCAGAATTTATGTTATAATAGGTTGAAAATTTTGATATAGGGATCACTGATAAAATGAAGTCCGTCAAGATGGCGCGGCTGAATTTATCAGTGCTTCCTTAGCTCTGAAATCTGTACTATTTATAAATCAAAATTTTCTCATAAAAAGCATGCCATAAAATGAGTTATCCTCCCACGCCAATCTCAATCCCGCCCTTGAAAACAACAACAATCTGCCCGTCCTCCTCCACACAGATGTGATCGAGCAGTCCGCCCCATAAATCTTCATCAAACTCGACCTGCTCCCCATTGATGCCACAGATCATCCGTATCATTCCATCCAAGGTCTTTCTCTTACTCTCCCTCTCGGCAATTCGCTCGTCCAACCTCGCTATATGTCCCTGCTTTTCCAGATAGCGTGCGCGAATCTCATTCTCCTGTTTCAGATACGCTGTCTGATCCTGTGCCACCCTTGCATTCTCACGAATCAGTGTTTCAAGCCGTTCTGCCAAAACGCCAAGTTCCTGCTCTGCTCTATCGTGTTCCTCGATCATCTCTTCCGTCCGGCAAATGTCGTCAATCAATGACCGAAGTTCCCCAATCACGTTCTCTTTGACTTCCACCAAAGAGTTCAGAGCCTTGACGAAAATTCGTTTGATCTCCTCCTCCGTCAAGTGCCTCGTGCCGCACGGCTTTCCCTTGTGGGCATATTTCTTGTTGCAGCGGTAGATGACCCTACGGTACTTATCCGTGGAGTGCCAGACCTTTGCCCCGTACCAACCGCCGCAGCATCCGCATTTGATTTTGTTCGCGAAGATGCTCACACCGCTGTGCTTGCCATTCTGCTCTCTACGCTTTATCTCCGATTGCACAAAGTCGAACAAGTCCGGCGGGATAATCGCCTCGTGATGTTCTTCCACATAGTACTGTGGAATCTCACCTGTATTCTTCCGTCTCGTCTTATCGAGAAAGTCCGCCGTATACTCTTTCTGGATCAGCGCATCACCGCGATACTTCTCATTTGTAAGGATGGAGCGCACGGTGGAAATATACCACTTATCCTTTCCCGACGGGGATTTGATGCCCCGCTTCTCCAACTCCTTGGTGATGGCATAGAAGGATCGCCCGCCGAGGAAGAGTTTGTAGATGAGCTTCACCACTTTCGCCTGTTCCTCGTTGATTTTGAAATCCTTGTCATAGCCGAGGAATGCACTGTAGCCCACACTGGTCTTGCCCTCAGCGAACTGCTTGCGCTTGCCCCATGTGGTGTTCTCCGAGATGCTGCGGCTTTCCTCCTGAGCTAGGCTGGACATAATCGTTATAAGGAGTTCTCCGCGCGTGTCGAACGTCCAAATGTTCTCTTTTTCAAAGTAAATCTCTACACCGTTTTCCTTGAGTTTTCGGACATTCTGCAGCGAATCTACTGTGTTTCTTGCAAAACGGCTGACGGATTTTGTGATGATAAGATCAATCTTGCCTGCAAGGGCATCCTCGATCATCTGGTTGAAGCCGTCACGCTTCTTTGTGTTGGTGCCGCTGATTCCCTCGTCCGAATACATGCCGACGAAATCCCAGTCTGCGCGGCTCTCAATGTAGTTCTTGTAATGCGCCATCTGCATTTCGTAACTGGAAGCCTGTTCTTCATGATCGGTCGAAACTCTGGCATATCCTGCCGTTCTGCGCCGTCTTGGTTCTGCCGTAACCTCAGAGCGAAAGATTTTAGGACTGGCAGTGATGACCCTCACTGTCTTTGCCATCGGTATGCGCCTCCTTCTTTCAAATGGAAAAGCACTGTATCATCGGATATGGTGATCCGCTCGACGTTCTGCACAATCTTGCCCTCGTAGCCATTGCCAGAGAAGGATGCCGCAGCTTCCCTCATCTCGGATTCGGGCAATCTCCTCAGTTGGCATTTTGTGCGCGGCTGACTGCAAGACCACACCTTTGTCCCCTTCGTCCAAGTGTCACGCTCACACTTGCTGCCGCAGGAGGCACAGTAAACTTTGTTGGTGAAGGGATTGCTGCCGCGCTGCCCTGTGTAGATTCGGGCAATCTTTTTTATGCGCCCGTTGACGAGATGGAAGTCGATTCGATCACCATGAATGACAATCTTGGACACCTTGCGTCTGAGTTCAGCGGTATCGAAATCATCCTTCTCCATGACGGCTCTGACCGCAGCAACAAGCTCCTCCTCCTTGATTGGACGGCTGTCACAAGCAGTGCTGCCTTTCCGCTCCCTTGTGTTACATCCCCACCGTTTGTACTTCCCGGCGGTTCTTCTGCTGAAGCCGCCTCCGCAGCACCCGCATTTCACCATGCCGGAAAACGGCATCAACACAGGATTCCGATTGCCAGACTGCGCGGCTCTCCGTTTCCGTATCTCCTGCGCCTTATCGAAATCATCCTTGCTCACGAGCGGCTCGAACACGCCATCCACCAGATACATGGGCAGCTCACCTTTATTCCGCTTGCGGATATGCCCCTCGCTGATGTAGTTTTTCTGCAGTGCCATTGTTCCAGTGTAGGAGATGTTGGAGAGAATATCCTTTACTGTGGTCTGCTCGATTGGTCTCCCCTGCCATCCCATGATTCCGTGTCCCGCGAGTGTCTTTGCGATGAAATAGGCAGATTCTCCTGCAAGGTATCTACGGAAAATCTCCTTGACGATCTTGCCCTCGGCAGGAACAATGCGGAACATCTCTCCGTCCCATCGGTAGCCGTAAGGTGCTTTATTCCCGTTCGGAATCCCCTCGGCGAATCGTCGCCGCACGCCCCACCGAATGTTGTCGCCGATACTCCTGCTCTCTTCCTGTGCAAAAGATGCGAGCAGCGTCAAGAGGAGTTCTCCGTCTTCGGATGTGGAATCAATGTTCTCGCGCTCGAAACGAACGGCAATCCCCTTCTCTTTCAACTGTCGAACGGTATGAAGGCAATCCACGGTGTCACGGGCAAAACGGCTGATGCTTTTGACGAGCACCAAATCAATCTTCCCGGCGTTGCAGTCCGCGATCAGCCGTTTGAACTCCGTCCGATGCGCGGTACTTGTGCCTGTGATACCTTCGTCCGCATACACGCCTGCGTATTCCCATGCGGGATTTTTCTGGATGAGACTGCTGTAGTAACTGACCTGCGCCGCAAGGGAGTGGTGAAGCGTATCCACAGAGACGCGGGCATAGGCAGCCACACGCAGCTTTTTCTGCAATGTCTGAGTTTGTTGGACTCTTCGTATCTTCATGGTGCTCACTCCTTTCCACTCCCATATTCCCGTACTATCCGCACGATAGCAAGTCAATATCTGAAAATAGAAGTCCAATGACGGGACGATATTTTTCGCACATCTTCGCTTCAAAGGCAAGATACTCGTCTTCTGACAAAAGCCCGCTCCGCAGCATTTTCCATGAAGCACGCGTCACCATCTGATACGTCATTTCCCGAAGCCCTTCTTCCTTGCTCATTTCAACATCTCCCTTCATGAAGCAGCAGACAAAAACGGCACTTTTGGTCACCCAAGAAGTAAAAAAATAACCCGACGGTAAGCCGCCGGGCGTTGAAGTTGTTATGTATCCTACTGATTTTTAAGACTATGCATCATGTCCTGCAGTTTCTGCGGTACAGGAAGCCCCATTCGTGCTGCGTTCTCGATGATGGAGATTCCCTCATTCGAGATGTAGAAGAAGATCACGGCGGAACGCAGGACGCATCCGCTTCCAATGATGTGAACATCTAACACATTTGCCACGCCCACAAGGGTGAAAATGCAGACTTTCTTGCAAATCCCCTTGAAGCCTATCGCACTCGACAGTTTCTTCTCCACAATCGCACGGAGAACACCTGTAACGTAATCCGTTGCCACAAATGCGACGAGGGCATAGAGCAGATCGTCGAAACTGCCAAGGAACTCCCCGACTACGATGCCAATGCCCGCCGCATAGAGACGTATCGTCAAAATCTGATCCATCATCGAAAACCTCCTGCTTTCTTCCATTTATTGATATGATCCATCCTGCGCAGACGGCGGTTCAGACAGCCACGCATCAGATGCGTCAGTTTTCCGTCTTCCCATAGGTACAGTTCAGAGGTTTCATTGCCCAAGATGGAACTGGGCACCATACTGACCAGATATTTCTCCTTACCCAAGGGACAAACATTCACGCGTCCTCCTGCATGCGTATCAATCTTCATAATCAACTCATCCTGCGCGTTATAGATAGGGGTGCTGCATTTGCCGGAGCCCCCCATAAAATTCCTATCGCTTGGCAAAAGCATATACATCCCGTCATAGATGGGAAAGCGGACACTGTAATCCGGTGCAATCCATTTCGTGTGAGATCGTTGTGTTTCACCGGTAACAGGATCTTTCCACGATGTTTTGGATTCCTCGCTCCACGGTTCGATGTTCGTGCCGTCAAAGACCACATGGCGCTCGGAGCTGATCCAAGTCCCATCCCACAGCTTCCGCGATACTTGATGCCATATGAGCAATTTGAATCTTCCTTGCTGATCCACCCGTCCTTCGAGCGGTCGGCAGGTATAGTGATCATATGGATCGTCCACAGGAGGGGTGCCAAATGCTTTCTCAAGATCGTATGTGGCAATAATCTCCCCATTGCATCTGACATGGGAAACACCATCATGCACCTCTGCCCCAAGGATAGAATCCACAAGGACGTTCGCGTCCTCAAGTGTATAGACATTTCCCCGCGCATCCATCTCGATATCGAGCAGCCCTGTCTTCAGGAATGCAAAACGGTCACCGTGATTGACCATCCACCCGGCATCTTTTCCAAAGCCCAGTTCATGCAGTTTGCCCTTCGCATAATACGAATAGCGCATCCGCTCTTTGTGATCTGTCCACTTGAGTTGGAGGAGCGGTATGCCGGAAAGAACATTCGTCGGAATGTAGTTGCTGCCGCCCTCAGCTTCATGCCCGTAGACACAGCGACCGTCCGTCCAGATCCATTCGCCTGGATAGACTGTCCGATTCCCAATACAGGTAAGCCATACGCCATCTGCAAGCACCCGATTTCCGCGCACTGCTTTCACTCTAGCCCTGTGCATCGTCTCACGCTCCCACGATTACGGCGGTACCACCCCTTGAAATCTGTACCCACACCAAACTGCCCTCTGACGTATTGCAGTCCACTGCCGCACGGAAGGGATACGACCGCTCGCCGATATGAACACGTCCATTCTGAATCCTTCCGCGCTGTGCGCGAGATTCCTGAGTACTTCCTTTTCTCAGTCCTGCTCGGATTGCCGCTGCAAGCCCCATAATGCCGTTCATCCGCACCACCTCACCATCTTGATCGTCTGCCGCAGAAGGCGCGGCATAAGTTCCACCGTGTTCGACTGCAAGAAGTATTCGTGTCCTTCGAAGCGGATGCGCTCGGTGAAATCGACGATGTGGTCAATGTCCGGGATGCCGTTTTGAATCCGTGCGCGAATCTCCACCGTAACTGTCTCTTGCGTCTTGCGGTTGAGCCATTCAATCGCTCTCGTCAGCGTCTGTAAATACTCCAAGCCCACAACGGGAAATTCGGTGTCGATGAGAGAAGAATACGGCAGTGTATCGTCACTGGCGTAATGAGCACCAAGGCTGAGATTCGACTGCTCGACGGTGAACTGACTTGCCTTGCCGCCGGGCTTTCCCTGCGACAAACTGCTCCCCTCCAATACGCCATCGACGTAAACCGTGGTCGCATACCATCCGTAGCCAAGCGGCGCATGGTAGGTGATGCGCTCCGTCCCCTTCTCGTTGCTCCAATCCTCCCAGTCATATTCCGTATGCTTTTTCCCGTCATTGACCGCCTCTGTGGTACGCTCCCACTCCTTGAAGAGATACACGTCACGCCCCGTAGTGGCGTATGCGTAATCCGTGCGGCTTGTGGAGCCGTCCACATTATGCGTGCGCTTCTCCGCGAGATACTCCCCATCGTAGGTATAGGTGCTGTAGCCGTTCTCATTCGTCTCACGGACGAGAAAGCCGTTGGAGTAAGTGCGGCTGATCTCTTTGAAGGAAATCGTGCCGGTGAAAGGAATGGGAGATGTTTCCTCCTCGTTGTGCGCTCCACTTTCATGATTGTTGTTCGCGCTGTGCCAGACGGAGCGCAGGAGTTTCCGCTCGATGGTCGGCTGTGCGTGCGGCCAGTTCGTAATGTCAATGACAGTCTCCTCCATGCCGCGCTGAATGATGTGGAGCGTATCTCCACGAATGAATACGTTGATCTGCTGCTGCGGCAGTTTCGCTGTCCAGCCGAAGAGCGCGGAGATGAAGTCATGATACGTCATTCCACTCCCCTCGAAGTTCTGCGACGGCGTGAAATCATCGGTCAAACGATGCAGTCGAAGCCCGAGTGCTGCGGCAATCTCAGCAGCATAGCGCGACACCTTCGCCCACTCGACGTAGATATGGATGGGCGTGTAAAGGAGCGTGTCCTTACTGTACGTTCCCTTGACGGACTGCACGATGCCGCACTGACTCGTTTCCTCGACGAGAAAACGGAAGGCATAATCCATCACCCGACCTTGGACGTTCGAGCCGATGGGGAGAGGATTCACCGTTTCAAGTTGGATGTTATCGGAAAGACTGAGTTCACCGAGCGTCACAGAGAACGAGCGAATCCCCCGCTCCTTGAACTCTGCATAGGTCAGTGTATGAGGAATCTCTATCCTCGTATCTGCAAGAATCCGTGACTGCTTAATGAGTGTCCGCTTCGTATCTACGAGAACCGTACCACAGCGACCAATGCGCCGCTCGGTGTCGCCCGTTACCGTGATTTTCTTGACAATCCGAATATCGCGTAGGGTATCTGAACGAGAAGAAATGGATGCGTTGAGACGGCGCGACGTATCTCCGTTCACCTGCACGGGTTGACGGAATACGGGAGTCACCGTGGCGTATATGATTGGTTTTAGGTGAACACGCCCGAACGGCAGCCACGAAATACAGACGGCCGGTTTCAGCTTGATGCTCATGTCCCCGCTCTCCATCCGAACTGCCGCCCCGTGAGTTCTGCAATCGTCATGGAGACAGTGCGCGTGTCCATAACGGTGGAAGTCGGATTCTGTTCGGCGATATGTCTGCCGTATTCCGTGATATTCCCGCCGCTCTTTTCAATCGCCGTCAAAGCACACAGCCCTTCTGCCGTGCGATAGGCAGGATTCCCGATGAGAGAAATCCCCGTCACACGCGAGTCCGCGCCATACTGCGCGGATAGGGCGGCAACATCGGCCGTTTGCAGAATCTCCTGATTCGCCGCCGTCGCCTCATAACTTCCATCGCCGCAGTCGGTCATGTTCGTCTGCGTCGCTTGGAAGGGCAGCATGATAACCTGCTCTCTCGGACTGATCTCCTCGTCCGAGAGAATGAGATTCGAAATGAGGATATCCTCGGTTCTACTGTAAATCGTTATGGTCTTTTCACTGGAACTGTAGGCGTACCAAAAAGAGCAGTCCTGCTTGTTATAAACCTCACGTTCGTTCAGGATTGCCCGAAAGATACCGTCATTGTTCTGCCCCGGTTTGACATGAAACCACAAGGTATTGACTGCATTTACACGAATGCTGTCGGAAGTGGCAATGGTATCGTTATTGTTGTCTCCCTTCATGCGCCACCTGCTCCAGGACGTTTCCGCACTAACGATGATGTAGCCCCCAATCGCCAGAGTAAGTTTGGCACGGTCTGCATTCTCCGGTGCTTTGAAGTACAGATCCAGTTTCCCGTAAAGCTCTGCAGGGAATTCTGAAATCGTCAGCCCTTTGTCACTGGTCGGCTGCCAGAAGGATATGCCTGTTTTGCTGTACTGCTCCCCTGTTACCGTCGTGCCTCCACGAACCGAGAGCAGCTCCGCATAGCCCGGATTGATGTATTTGAACGTCATACGAACCTCCTCAATTCGAGACTAGGAGTCCCTCTGCCTGAATGTCCACGCTCACATCCTGCTGCGGCGGCTCATCTGCACTGCTGAGTGCCTTGACCCAAAATACGGTATTCGTGTCGCCGACATTGGATAATGAGATACTGTCTTTCCACTCGGCGGACTCCAATGCGGTCTCGGTCGTGTATCCGTTATTGATTGCCGCTTTCCACTTATCCGCATGATCGCCGACGAATTTGACTGTCAAGGTTCCGTCGATATGGAAGCCGCTCTCGCAGCGCACGGCACATTTGACAGCTTTCTGCTCGCCCTTGCCCGCATCGAGGAGGACGGAGATGGGCGAAAGTTCCGTGCCGGAGCTGACCTCCGTCCCGTCCTTGCCGCCCTCGGTTGGATTGTTCATATAGATATGCAGGAGTTCTGCCATTGTCACACCCTCCATAGTTCCAGAGACAGTTTATATACCTTCGGAAAATGAGCCACATACTCGTAGGACTTCACCACAACACGCATGGAGGGCAGGACGCTCCCGCCCTCATCCGTTACGGACACCATCGTGCGGCTGTCCCAGTAGCCCTTGATCTTCTCCCATGCGGCAGAAGTGACCGTGACCGAACAGGAAATACGATCGCCCTCCGTGATGTGTCCGAAATCCTGCACGACCGCGCCGCCGACAATTTCGATGATTTGCTGACGATCATCGGGAACGATCTGCCAGTTCTCGACACTCAATGTTTTAACCTCACCAATGTGAATATGAATTGGAATCACCTCCAAGGGCGTTTTCAACAGCAGGTCGAATGCGGTCGGCGACATGATCGGCGAGCATACGCATTCCCTCGTTGTCCTCCGTGACGGCGTTCTCGATTTGCACCTGTATGTGAATCTGCCGATTGTCTGTCATGGATGGTGCGGACTGAGCACCATTGAAGGAAGAATTGACATTTTGTCCCCCTCCCTGCACAATCTGCGCCTGTTGTCCAAGCCCTGCCATCATCTGTGCATACGAGAACTCCTGCCCGTTGACACGAATGCGGGAACTGTCATCACGCTGCTCAAGACGGAAGTTTGGCAGGAGATTCTCCATCGCCCATTTACGCCCGGACTGAAACTGCTGCAAGAGTTCCGGTGTCAGCCCCAGATCCTCTGCGGTCAGCTTGTTCTTCTTGCGAAGATACTCCATCAGCCCGACCTGCCCGGATGCCTTGAATACCTTCAACTCCTCCTTCTGGGAGCGGAGAACTTCCAGAGCGGCATTGCGCTTGGCATCGAGTTTTTGCTTCTCTGCCCAACGCGTCGCCTCGACCTCGTCCAGCCCCTTCTGTACCCACGCATCCTTTTCGCGCTCAATCTCCGCAAGGCGATTCTCAAGTTCGGTCTTCCAGATGGCACTGATGTTGGAAGCGACATCCCGCTCCCACTGCTCCATCACCCGCGCCTTGCTCTCGCTGAGCCAGGTCTGCGTCTGCAGCTCGTCCAAGCCCTTCTGACGAAAGGCATCGGCTTCACGGGCGATGGAATCCAGCTTGTTCTGCAGGTCTGTCTTGTAGAGCGCATTCGCCTTGTCCACAACGTCCCGCTGAAAGTCGGCGTAGATTTTCGCTTCCTTTGCCAGACGGTATTCGTCGATGAGGTGCGGATCTGCGCCCTTCTGGAAGAAATCGAAGGATTCACGATCCAGTGTATGAAGACTGTTTTGGATGTCTGTGTGTGTCAGTGTATATAGGCTGTCCGTCAATTGTGCGGTCGCCTTTGCAGATTCACTGACCGTTTTTGCGGCATCTTTCTCAGCCGCCGCACGGGTTTTTGCAGCCTTGGCATTTTGCTCTTGCGCCTTGGCATTCTTCTCTGCCTCGGCACGCGCCTTCTCCTCTGCCGCCGCTTTCTCTTTGGCGAGTTTCTGCTGTTCTTGGTACTGCTTGTATTCGTCCCCGTAGAGAGCGTCGAGAGCCGTACCACCGAGAAACGGAACTGCAATCAGAGGAGATGCCACGGGATGATTTTTCACGAGCCACGCATTTGCTTCTGCGTGTTCACTCACCTTATGAATCTGCTCGCCGACAAAGCCCGCAAGTTCTGCGACGGTCTTGAGTGCTTCGCCCCATCCGAGGACGGCATCCTTGATCTCATCCTTGTTGTCGCGAATCGTTTCAACAAGAGACTCAAAGCCGTCATTGATCTCGGGCATGAGTTCCTCGGCGGCAGGGAGCAGCGCCGCGCCGAGGGCAAGTTTCAACTGCCCCGCTTCCATCTCCATCGCACGCCACTTGAGATAGGTCTCATGCGCCTGTGCCGGGTCGAGCAGCCCCGTGGTCTTGACCCGTGAGGAAATCGTCATAAGGTCTTCGTATTGTTCGAGAATGGGGATGAGTGACGCACCACGCGCTCCGAGGACTTCTGCGGTATACGCCTCCTCCATCCCCGCTTCACTTGCCGTCTTGTAACCTTTGGCGAGCTGTGCCAGCTGCTCATTGAGCGGCAGGAGATTGCCCTGTTGGTCTTTGAGCGCAATACCAAAGCGCGATAGGGCGTGTGTGGTATCGTTACCCGAATTTCCCGCAGCGGATACCTGTTTGTCAAGACGAGCGATCAGCGGAATAATGCTCTTGATGTCCGTATCCGCAAGTTGGAACACCCGATTGAGCGTCGCCGCCTCACTCGCGGACACATGAAGTCGCTGTGTGAGCTTATAGACATTCTCGCCCGCAAGCATCGCGTCCTTGGTGATGTTAAACAGCCCTGCTCCTGTCGCCGCAACAGCCATAACTGCGGCCATTTTTGCCGAGAGGACATTGAATCCACTCGTTAGGTTTTTGACACCCGCCTGTGCCGCCGTCATGCCCGCCGAGATACGTCCGCCGAGCGCTCCGGAGAGTACCACACTTTCTTTTAGGCGGTTATTCAGCTTTCGCACCTCGGCTTCCGTCTGTGCGACGGTTCTCTGCTGTCGTAACAGGTTACTTTCGGCACGCCGATAGGACGCACTATCCGTGCCATCGTTTTTCTTTGCGGATTGGAGAACGGCGGCAAGAATCTGTTCCTTCTGCCGCTGAATATCCAACTCGCGGTTGATCGCCTGATGGCGCACCTTGATCTTATCCAGTTCCGTACCCACACCGTCGAGTTTGGCAAGGTCGGCATCCAGTTTCAGATGGATATTGTTTGCCTTGCTGTTCAGCCGCGCAATCGAATCCGAGATAGTCTTACCCGCTGTGTCAAAGTCCAGCTGCAGCCGTGCGATGTTGAGACCGATATCGAGATAGAGCTCATCAATCTTTTGTCCGCGCTTTGCCACCCTATCCCCTCCCTACATCACATCGTCAATAAAGCGTTCACATTGCCGCTGTTCGCACAGTGCCGTTACCACAAGCTGATCGAGCAGGAACGCAATCTCATGTGCGTCAATCTCCTGCATCGTCCACCCGTAGGCGGACTGCAGCCGCTCGTAATAGCGCAGTAAATTCTGGTACGGAGAAAGAACTACGCCCCTTTCCCCGCCTCCCCGTTTGGGAGGTTCACCAGTTTGGAAAACGTCAGCGACTGAATCCATCGAAAAAGCGCACGGGTGAGCGGCACAATGTCCGCCACATCCACATTTTCCTCCACGGATTCCCTTGTCACTTCCTCCCGTCCGAATCCAAGGACGATCAGGCGGACGTGCTCGTCCAAGAACATCTCAAGATCCATGTCCTGTTTCTCCGCATCAAAAAAGGCAAGGAACGTGCGCCAGACCTTCATCTTCGGAGGGGTCGGCGTGATTTCCCTACCCGCAATCCATAGCGTTGGTTTTTCCATGATACGCTCCCTCATACCTGCTCGTACCACTTCGTCCCTGTCTCAGCAGCAAAGCCCGCCGCCTCCTCATCCGCTTTGGCGTAGGACAGCCCGTCGGAGAGTCGGTAGATCGCCTTTGCCGTGAGCGTCGGTGTGTCGAACTGAATGCTCTCCTGCTTCGAGTTGCCGCTCTCCGAGGGTTCGAGGAATTGGACTTTAGATAACTTCCCTTATGGATACCGCTTTCGCAAAAAATATGGCACATCCAGTCCGTAAAACCGACTATGCCTGTTCGTTTTCCGCATCCAAAGTCCGAGCGTTGAACTCTCCAATGCAGTTCCACACGATGACGATTTTCTGTGTGCGTTTGCCGTCCGCCACTTCCGGATGGAAGATGTACACCTTCTCGATGAACTCACGGACGATTTCTGAGGTAAGCTCCGGGATGTCCGTATACTTCCTGACGATGGAAAGGAAGCCGTTCACATTGGCTGCGGTTTCCGATTCCTTGGCGACCACAGCTTGCAATTCCTTCATCCGTGCAGTCAAGACGCTCTGCTCATTCTCATAAGTGGCGGTCAGTTTGGTGAAACGCTCATCGGAAACCTTTCCGTCCACATTGTCCTCGTAAAGCCGCTGAATCAGCAGATCCAGTTTCCGCATACGCTTGCCTGCCTGTTCCATTTCCCGTTTGGCATCACGCAGAGCCTTGTCCGCCGCTTTTCTTGATTTCTTGACAATCAAGGTGATGAACTCGTCCTCATGCGCACGGGCAAAGTCTGTAACGCGCCGAATGGCATGAAGGAGAATCCCCTCGATTTTATTGATGCGGATCGTGTGGCTTCTGCCGTCGCAGAGTTTTTGCGCTTTCTTCCTGCGATAGTTGTCGCACACATAATGGTCGAGTTCCCTTCGACGATTGCCCTGCCGAACCGCTCCCATCTTTTCCTTGCAGTCCGCACAATAGAGAATCCCCGAAAGCATATCGGGAATACCGAGGAATGTCTTTTTCCGTCGTCCCTCACGAATGCGCTGCACAATATCGAAGGTCTCTTGGTCGATAATCGGCTCCTGCGTATTTTCAAAAATCACCCACTCCGAAGGATCGTTCAGATATACGCCTCTTGTGCGATAGGATTTTTTGTACGTCTTGAAATTGACCGTATGCCCCAAATAATCCGGGCGTCTTAAAATATCGGCCACATAAGTCGAACTCCACACAAAAGCGTTCGGCATGGCTTCCGCTTCCTGCCTTGAAATTTTCCCGTCCCTGACCTTGGCATGAAGAATCGGATTTAAAACCTTCTGCTCCCTGAGTTCCCGGGCAATCCATCCGGGACCAAATCCCTGCATACACTTGCGGAACATAGCTTTCACCAAGGGAGCGGCAATTTCATCAGGAATCCAACGCTCCTTGTTTTGCGGGTCTTTCATGTAGCCATAAGGCGCCCGGTTTGCCATGTGCCGCCCGGATTCCCCCTTCGCCTTAAAAACAGCCTTGATTTTCTTGCTGGTGTCCTTGGCATACCATTCGTTGATGATATTGATGAAGGGCGTAAAATCGCTGTCCTGCTGATTGGCACTGTCCACGCCGTTGTTGACGGCAATGAAGCGTATGCCCGCATCCGGGAAAAACATCTCCGTATAATAGCCCACCCGGAGATAGTTGCGCCCCAAACGGCTCATGTCCTTCACGATGACCGTCCCTACTTGCCCGCGCTCCGCCTTTGCTATGAGTCGCTGCCAGTCGGGGCGGTCGAAATTCGTCCCGCTGTATCCGTCATCCACGAAGAACTCGCGATTCCGAAACCCGTTGTCAACAGCGTATTTTTCGAGGATGGCTTTCTGATTGCGGATGCTGTTGGAATCGCCCTGCATCTCATCGTCCCGCGAGAGACGGCAATACAAGGCTGTGATTTTTTCACCGTTCTCCACGGCAGTTTGTGATTGTCTGCCCATGATATCCTCCTTTCCGACAATCTTCAAGTGGTACTTCATATTCCCGTACTGCTGTGAAGAAGTCAAGCGGATTACGGCGAAATCGCCGAATCTTTCGCTAAATCCTCCGCATCCCGCAGGATGAGTTTTTGCACCTTGTCCATTACGGTTTCCTTGGCCGTGTCGCTGATAATATCTTCTACAATATAGACGGTGTCCTGCGGATTGCGCTCTCTTGACTGTGTATTTGTCATTGCTTCCCCTCCCTTCCTTATTTGTGATAGCATCAAGGGTGTCACGTTTCGCTACGTCCTCTGACGACGCCCCCAGGGGGCGGTCAAATCTCTACAATCTTTTGCCGTGGTGACCGGCGCTGGGTCACGCGCACAAAAACGACAATTCAAACGGGGGATTAACCCGTCATAGAGATAAATAGCGGCTGTTGGAACGCAATACGGCGCAGTGCTGTCTCATATAAATCAAAGCCCTATCCTTCCTACCTGCCGAAAACAGATACAGCGGAGCAAATCGCTCCGCCGTACCCATAACCCCTTTATGCAGTTATCTTGAGTGCCTTGACAGCCTCCCTGCGCATGAGTCTGCCATCCACGAATTCCATGGCGAGATAACCGACTTGTCCGTGAAGCGCAAATTTCTCCTTGAGGGAGCGCACACGAACGGGAGAGCGATGAATCATCCAGTAGTAGCTGAAATCTCCGAAAAGCACAGGAAATTTCCCGCTCTCGGCGTTTGGCATCCCCTCACCGATAACCACAGGCTTGCCGAGAATGGTGGCCTTATCGCTGTTCCAGAGATAGGCTCCGCTATCATCCTTCATCGTGCGAAGGAAAAGAGCCGTATCATCATTCATCAGCCATGTGCCTTTGCTGCGGTACTCCGGTTTCACCGATGCATACAGCTTGATAAACTCATCGAAGGACAGCTTCTTGGCAGTCGCACCGACTTCCGCTCCTTTTTCGGCATGGAGAAGTCCTGTGGGCTTATTTGCCCCGTCACCGTTCAGAAAAGCATCGTCCTCGGCTTTGGCGAAGTTCTTGGCAAAGCGACGGGTAAGATGCTCCTCCATGTCGAAAGCGGCATCATGCACGAATTCCTCGGTCAATTTGACGAACACGGCAAGTTTATGGGAGTCCACCGGGTATCTGGTAAAGTCATTCAAGCCGTCATAGAGCGGGATGACACTTCCTTCCGGTACCCAGTTAGCAAAATCGGCGCAGTCATGGGCAAAGATGCGGCTTGCCCCACCATAGAACTTCACCGTGGTGCAGAGGTTCTGCGAAATGCTCTCCTGCTTGATGAAATCGTCCATAGAGGAAGCGTCTTCGGCGGGAAGCGTATACGCCGATACAGGTTTCCCCTCCGCATGGTCGAGAACCATGCAGTTGTACGGCTCTTGGCGCATGGCGTTCCAGAAATTTTTACGGTAGTCGGACGTACCGATGATATTGAAATTTGCAGACATAATCAAAATCCTCCCTTTTTCTTATCGCATACCCGGCAGGCATACAGCCCCAGTTCATGATCGTTCAGACAATGTCCCACCTGCTTCAAGAGATTGCCGCACTTGGGGCATTCAATGTCATAAACCAATGCCATATCCAGTGTGTGGGAATTCTTGGCATGAAGACGATAGAAGCCGCGCACCTCGTTATACTCGTTGCGCACCAATTCACGCGTCATATAGAGATCGTAGATGCTGCGTGTGTGCTCCTCCGAGCAAAGATTGTTCTGCGGATGAAGGCGAGTGCCGTTCTTGACGGTAGGGATAAGGGGATAGTTTTGAGCGTGATGGAACATACAGTTCCTCCTTCCTGCTGCAAGCAAGGCAGCAATACAGCGGCAGACGCTTCTCATCTGTCGCGTTGACATTCGACTTATGATCTTGCTGTGGCGTTCCTGCCACACATTTCCGGATGAAGCATTTGAAAGAGCGTGTCTCTGTCCCCCTTCCCGGAGCGAATCAGCTCCTCGGAATAGCGGAGAAGTTCCTCTGCTACATCCCCGATGCTTCCGCGAGGAACATCGGAAACGGTCTTCACAATGAGGCAAGCCGGCGCACTGTTTCCGTGCCACAGATAGAGCGTTGCCCTCTTGTTTTCCTTGCTCGTATGCACGCCGCTGATTTCCACATGGAAGCCGTTGCCGAAATCGCGGTAAATGACCCGCTCAAGGTCAATGGTGGCGATAATGTAATTCTTGCCCAAGGACTTGCACAAGTCCCGAAGCATACGGTCTCGTTTTGACATATATACAGCCTCCCTTAAGGGAATCGCTGATAAAATGAAGTCTGTCAGATTGGCGTAGATTTTTTCGTCCGAACAAGGAGGCAAACCGGACGCATAGCCAAAGCTATGTGGAGGATTTGCCGACAAAGTTCGGGCAAAAAAGATGCGTCAAGATGATGCGGCTGAATTTATCAGTGCTTCCTTAAGATTTTCACTAGCGAAAATGCAGGTTTTCTCCGGCATGACAGCAGTCGGTGATTTGTTGTGACGGCGTGATTCTTCCCGTGCTTGCTGCGTGACAATGAAAAACACGCGCAACGGCTTATCCCGCAGGGCTTTACAGATTTTCACGACATCCGTGACAGAACCTCCCCCGTTCTTTTCATATCTTTTATATCTTTATACTTCATATCTATATCTTCCTAACGTTTTCAAATCCCCCCAAGAAGTTTGAAAAACTGTCACACCGTTCACAGGTTGACTTAATCCCTTGAGATGATTGGCTTCCTCGTGTGATTCCTATGGTTTCAGACCGTCACAGAGGAATCACGGAGCATAGGCAAAAACAGCGCAATTCCTGCATTCACGGGCAGTCATAGAACTGTCACGTTCAGGCGAGAAAGTCCTCCGAAAAGTCGCCTGCCGCATAGAAATCAAAGGTTTTTCGGTAGTGCATCATCACTTCCTGCGTGAGCGTGAACTTCCTGTAATATGTGCCTGTGCGCGTGTGGAGCGAGATGTCCTTGAAGGTGCTGCCCACGTGAGCCGCAAGTTCGTCACGAAACTCCTTCGCCGTCTTGGAGAAGCCATGGTTGTTGTCCTGACACCAAGCCTTGTACACATTGTAGATTCTCCCCGTAGTAGCGCCATCGGTGTATTTCGACTCCTCTCGTTCCTCCATGCATTCCTCGAAGAAGCAGATAACCGTATTATTCTCTCTGCGGTAGGTCTCACGAATCACATGAATAGATTCCGGCTCGGAGAACCGATAGCCGTTGGCGATGACCGTCTGCAAGGCCGTCACAGCCTTGTAGACAATGCCCTCCCGCTCGGCATACATCTTCTCGAGAAGCAGCTTGTCCTGCGCATCCTTCGGAATTGGATTGGGGCAGTTCACTGCCATGATGCGGTTATACACCCACTTCCCATCATCCCCGCCGAATTTTGGCAGACGGTTCATACAGAACCAGAGGAGACCGCCGTAGGTAAATTCAAATCCCTGCTGTCCTTTGAACTCGGCAAAAAGGCTGTCCCCACCTGTGATTTTCTTGAAGGTCTTCAATTCCGCAACGGTAAGGAAGCTCATATCGGAACTTCCCGCAAGACGTGTGCCGTAGAGTGTTCCCGTTCCGAATCGCGCCTCAATCTCCGCGAGGTCAATGCCGATGTAGTTTCCTGTGCCCAACAGCCGCTCCACGAGGCTCTTTAACTGTGACTTTCCCGTATCTCCCTCCCCCACGAGGAAAAGTGCTTTTTTCATGCGCCATCCCTTCACATTGGAGATACACGCTCCCATGAATTCAAGGAGGAGCTGCCGAATGGCTGCATCACCGCCCGTCAGTATATGCATATAGCGGTCAAATACAGGCGTCGGCGTTTCCTTCCCCGTCCAGTTGCAGGGAATTTGAATGGTAGACATCGCCTTGGGAGAGTGCGGATGGAGCACGGCTTCCGCAGCGGACACATAGAGCAGGCCGTTCCGAAAGTTGATAAGACGCTCATCGGCGTCGAGCTTTTCCTGCGGCACATAGTCGAGGTCGGTCGCTAGAAGCTGAAATGCCTCGTTGATCGGCTTGATGCGCACCAGTTCCTCGTCATAATCGGCGATGAATTTCTTGATGACGCCCTTCATCATGTCGTCGGCATAGATGCGGTAAGCGCCCCGCTCGTATACGTACTTGATCATTCCCTGCTTCCCGCTGTTCCGAACGAGGATGTAATCCAGATGTTCCCGCACATACTTGGCAAGCATGGAAGGCTCCACATACGGTGCGCCCGTCTTCTCATGAAAGCGGATAAAATAGGGATGCTCCATCTTAGAGCGATGGAACACGCCTTGACAGGCTTCAATCCCGACCGCGATGGTCGCCTCCCGATAATCCTCCCGTTCCCACTTCTCACGATAGAGCGCGGATTGACGGAAAATGGCATCGATCATCTCGGCATCCGCACCGGTACGAAAGGCAATCAAGGCACAGAGGGCGGCATCCGCCTCCGATGGAGAGCCGTAGCCCGTGATGTCCCCACGGTCAAAGAGCGCGGCGAACTTCTCGCCGTTCTTCTGCTCCCGTAGCTTGGAGATGGTGTTGTAGATATTCCTGTCCCCATCCCGCTTGGCACTGTACTTCTGCTTCTTGGAGCGGCGCATATCCTTATCCAACGTGGTAAGAACGGCTGCCGTGCAGTCTTTGAGCGGCTTGTCGCTTATGACGTTTCCCGTAAAGACGGCGAAGCGATTGGTCATACCACCGACATACAGTTCGATTTTGGTTTTGGGATGCTTGGTGTAGTATGTCTTGTCGAGTTTCCGCTGACCTTTGCCGTCAATATAGGAGGGGATCTTCTCCCGATCGCATTTTCCGTAGAAGTGTATGCCCTCGCCACTGACAGAATGCTCGGCGTACGTATCGAACCTTCGGAGCATGGTCTGCACCAGAGGATCATCCAAACCTCTGTGGTCGATGTCGAGGAATACATATCCTTCGGGAATAATGAATCCAATGCCGTCAAAGTGCTTCTCCTTGGAGGCCGTCAGAGCCTCATCATACGTTACCCAAGAATGTCGATGCGGTGCATCCGTTCCCGTTGCCGTTCCATAAGCCGAGAACGGCTTTTTCGTCCTGTTCCCTTTGACCATGGTGTATCGCCAACACACCCATATCTTCTGTGCTTTCAGCTCCTGCAAAATATCACCTCCTTTGCAAAATCAGTCATACATTACGCTTTGGGGCTTGCTTCCTTGACAAGCCACGTATGGAACGCCTCGACGGGAATGAGGATTCTCGCTCCCACCCGGATGCTCGGAAAGTCTACACGGCGAGTCAGGTCGTATGCCATCGGCAGACTGATGCCCATCCGCTCCGCCAATTCCCGCACGCTCATGGTCGTTTTCTCCATATACACCTACCTCCCTTAAAAATGGGCAAACAAAAACCACTCGAATATTCGAGCGGCGCGTATGCGTCCTATTCTGTTATGCCAGCTTGAGCGTTGCTTGTCGCCCAATCCGTATTCGTTGGACGGCATTGTAGGCGGTCATGTCCTTGACACCGAAGATGTTTTTCTTCTCAAGCCCCTCCTCTCGATGCTTCCTTCGCCGATTCTCCCGTTGTCGTTTTCTGTCCTTCACGGTGGATCTCCTCTCAAAACAAAAAGACTCCTCCCTTGATACGGGAAACCGCCGTTTCCGGCTGACATCCGCTGACGATTGGGAACGTGTTTTATTTTCTTGAAAAAATTTTTTTCACATCCTCTTGTATTTATCTCTATTCTACTATAAACTATAACCGTAATCAACACATTCACACTCACGCTTATACTTACTCTAACGCTTACTATCAAATGATTGGTGTGATAATGATGGGATATAGACGAACCAACGCCGGCATGAGAGCCAACAAGCAGACGGATATGCTCGGTTTTGGAGAAGTCGGCGGCGTGGGACAGCTTGTCTACCACAGCTTTCGCTTTGCCGATTATGAGATTGATTATTTGAAGGACGGCACTTGGGCTGCCATCCCCGTATGCGACGCTCATCATCCCCCGGATGTAACGCAAAAGGATTACATTTCGGGAGGATACATACTTTCTACCTTGTGCAATCTGGCAAAAAAATAAATGACCTCCCAAAAGAGAAGCCATTCACGGATTTGATTTTGGACTGGTGCAAGGATGTGATGCACCCTTATCATATAGATGAAGTCTACGGCGAATTGACGGATGAGCAATTCGACCTTGGCGATATGACAGCGGAGCTTGCTGTCCGTGATGCCACCTTCTCCCTTCATACCTTTATGGAAGAACTCGGGAAACTCTATGATACTGCCCGTTTCTACACGGCTCTCATGCGGATTTGCGAGGGAGATTCCGATGAAACCTACGATATGTACGATGAAGATAAACGCTTCCCGGGGCTGCCGTACTTGGAGCGGTACAAACACAGTATGCGCGCACCAAAAAATATAGATGTGAGTGCCGCCAAGGGGGACTTGCTCAAGGAAATGCAAATCGAGTGCGCGTATATGGAAGCGCACCCTTCTGAGCAGCCCAAAGAGGGAGATTACGCCGCAGAGCCTTTCGATGACTACGATCGGCTGCGGGATTTGCTCATGGAAAGCGTCCCGGATTTCCGTCTGCGGCTCAAGCTAAGTCCGAAAACAGGACGTATGACCTTTGCCGTGGATGTGGATTCGGTCTTTGAGATTGCTTGGCTCACCCTTGCCCACATGATGTCAGAAGATCCCATCGAGGAACACCACGGCGGTTCTCACGAAGGATTGACGGGCGTTATGATGACCTGCCGCCACTGTGGGGACTTCTTCATTCGCAGAAACAATCGGCAGGAATACTGCGACAAGGAAAAATGCCAGAAAGCACGGAATGCCAAAAATCAGCGAGAATTTCGCAATCGCAAGAGAATGTTAAAGGCGGGAAAGAAAATGCAAACGGAGGAGAATTACAATGGCAAAGCTTGAATATCAAGAAAAAGATGGCAAGGTATTTTGCCCATTAGCAAATAAGTGGCTTGTTGCAAAACCGGAGGAAAAGGTTAGGCAGAGATATGTCTGTACTCTTGTGAATGACTATGGGTACTCTTTAGACCAGATGGCGCAAGAGTTAAAAGTCAATAATTCGCAGCGTGGGCAAGGCAAGGCTCGTGCAGATATTGTAATATGGAAAAGCAAAAAAGATAAAGATGATAAAAAAACAGCTTTTATAGTTATAGAATGCAAAGCTGAAAATGTAAAAATCCGCGTAGAGGACTACTATCAAGGCTTCAACTATGCCGCTTGGGCACACGCTGATTTCTTTGTTACTACAAACGAGAAGGAAACAAAGTTCTTTAATGTTGATCCGGCATTTCTTCCACAAAAACTGGAGGAAGTTGTAGCCATACCTACTGCTAAGGACATCGACGACGCTAAGAAAATTGAGCAAATCAAGAATCAGACAAAGACATTCACACGTGAGGAATTTACAAAAACTTTACAGGCTTGCCATAACATCATCCGCAATAATGATAAATTATCACCAGAGGCGGCATTTGACGAAATCAGCAAACTACTTTTTATGAAAATCAGATATGAGCGTCAGCAAAGAGGCACAAAAGTATTTACCAAAGCGGAATATCTGTCTCAAGCTGATAATTACGAAAAAAATATGCGTCCCGGGTTAAAAGCGAGAGGTATTGACCAAGCTTATATGCAGAACCTATTCGACACCACAAAAATCGAATTTAAAGAAGACCATCTGTTCGAGGATAATGATGAAATTAAAATCAGAGAGAACAGCTTTGTGCAGATTTTGGAGAAGCTGGAAAATTACAATTTGTCTGATACACAGGATGATGTAAAAGGCATCGCTTTTGAGCAATTTCTCGGTACAACTTTTCGCGGTGAACTTGGACAATTCTTTACGCCGAGAACAATTGTGGATTTTATGACGGAGATACTCGATCCTCAGGAAGGGGAAGTTATCTGCGATCCAACTTGCGGCTCTGGGGGGTTTCTCATCAAAGCATTTGAATATGTGCGTGAGAAAATAGAGGCTGATGTCAGATTACAGAAAGAAAAACTGAGAGCTTCTCTTGAAGGAAATGACTTTGACAGCAAGCTGGAAGAAGAACAGATAGAAATCAGCGATAAAATAGATGCGATGCAAACTGCACTGAATACTGAACTAGATACTTCTATCAAGGAGAGTCGAATGTATCAGCTTTCCCGCAATTGTATTTATGGAACGGATGCAAATCCTCGTATGGCACGAACATCCAAAATGAACATGATTATGCATGGTGATGGTCACGGCGGCGTACATCATCACGATGGTCTGCTCAATGTCAACGGTATATTCGAGGAAAGATTTGATGTAATTCTGACAAATCCGCCATTTGGTCAGAATGTTGACCGTAATCAGCTCATTTCCGAGGCTGATCGCTTTACTGATGAGGAGATGAAAAGAAAATACAAACAAAAATATGGGAAATCCTATGATGAAGCTCTTAAACAGGTTGATGACCACATCGGTGCATCCCTACTCTCGCTTTACGACCTTGGCAACACAAGTACCCTTACGGAAGTTCTTTTTATGGAGCGGTGTCTTCGTTTGCTCAAAAAAGGTGGAAGGATGGGCATGGTTCTCCCCGAAGGCGTACTTAACAATAAAAACCTTGCCACAGTCAGAGAATACTTTGAAGGACGTGCAAAACTTATACTCATTTGCTCGATCCCCCAAGATGTGTTCATCGCAGCAGGAGCAACAGTAAAGCCGTCCCTCGTCTTTATGCGCAAGTTTACAGATGAGGAAGAGCAAGAATATGCTCGTTGTAAAAAAACTGCGCTCGATGAAGTAACCGCACTTCATCAACCCGAAATCGACGACCTGAATACCACTATCGCCGAATGTAGCTCCAATACAGATATCTTAAAAAAAGATTTGAAGGATGCTCGTATTCGAATGAAACAGGCAAAAAAAGCAAAAGATGCGGATTTCTCTGCAATTGAGAAAGAGGTCGAAGCCATTCAGCTGGAACAGAAAGAAAACAGAGACTCGAAGAAGTCTGCAGAGAAGGCTCTCAAAGACCTGCAGAAACAGATCGCGGATGAGACCAAACCCGTCGTAAAGAAAAAATTTGACTACGATGTGCCGATTGCAAAGATCGATGATGCAGGAATCACTACCACCGGAGCGGCATCAGAAGGCAATCAGTTACCTGCCTTGGTGAATGAATATCGGGATTATCGAATTCAGAACCACTTATGGTATTCAGAAAAAATCAATGTCGAATACAGTCTTAATGCAGACGGATTTTATTGCAGAAACAGCCATGAAAAGGAGGTTGTATTAAATGAACAATAAGTCGGCCATCCTTTCCAATGTTTTGTTTTCTTCACTTGGGCAGTGGGATGTAAAGCAGTTTCTGCTAAACAAGATAAAGTCAATCTATCCAGTAGAGCCATTAGGAAAGCATTTAATTCATCAAACAGAAAAGATTCAGCTATCCGATTACCCTGATGAGGATTGCACTATTCTTGGCGTTTCCAATAAGGTCGGAATGTTTGATGCCGGTGTTAAAAAGGGTAAGAAGATAAAGCAGAAATACCACAGGGTAGAAAGCGGTTGGCTTGCTTATAACCCGTACAGGATCAATGTCGGCTCTATAGGCATTAAAACAGCCGATTTAAAAGGTGACTACATCAGTCCCGCATATGTCGTTTTCAGCTGCATGGAAACTCTAATTCCACAATTCTTATGGTTGATGATGAGGAGCGAATACTTCAACACTTTAATCAAAGATTCAACCACAGGTTCGGTTAGACAAACGTTGAGTTATGAAAAATTAGCAGCTATTGAGGCACCTATTCCGCCAATCCCGGAACAAGAACAGATCCTAAAGGTATATCACGCCACGATTGCGGCGGCCGAAAAAAGTATGTCTGACGGGGACGATTTCAGCAGTGGCTTACTATTCGATATCCAGTCTACAGTTTCAGATTTGAAGGAGCAGGATGTGTCGACAGCGACAACATCATCGATTCTTCAAATCATATCTTATTCATCCGTATCACGCTGGGAAGTTGCGTTTGGTTTAAAAGAAGGCAAATTGGACAAGGTCTATAACAGTTTCAAATCCCCCATACACACAATTGCGGAACTTACAAAGGAGTCGCTTTTCGGGCTGTCGATAAAGGCATCTCCCACACAGAAAACGGGTATGATACCAATGCTGCGAATGCCTAACATCGTCGATGGGGCGCTTGATTTAGACGATTTAAAGTACTTACCACGCAAAACTGCGACTACGGCAAGGGAGCCGGATAAATGGTTATTACGTAAAGGCGACTTCCTGATTAACAGAACAAACAGCAAAGAGCTCGTTGGGAAATCAGCAGTCTTTAACCTTGACGGCGATTACACCTATGCCTCATACGTCATACGGTATCGGTTTGATACTTCTATAGTTTTGCCAGAATATGTGAACATCCTATTCATGCTTCCATTGGTACGATTTCAAATCGATACTATGAGCAGACAAACAGCAGGACAGTGTAATATAAATAGTGACGAAATAGGTTCTATCCGTATCCCGATTCCCTCAATCTCAGAGCAAGAGGAAATCATCAAGAAATACTACTCCACAAAAGACGGAGCCGACAAGTTCTATACAAAAGCTGAAGAATTAAGGAAAAAAGCCTACACAGATTTCGAGAAGACTATATTTGCGTAAATCTGAAGGCACGGAGAAAAAATCTTTCCGTGCCTTTCCTCAACTCCTCATCTTTTTACTGTTGATGGCTTGACTTTTTATTTGCAGCCTTCATACTTCGGAATTCGTCCACTTCAGGAATAAGGCTTAGGGATGAGCCATTTTGCCAGCGCACCAAAATGCTTCCAGCATCGTCTACTCCCCAAACCGTCCCCAATGTCCCGGCAGGAGGCGCTTGGGTATCTTCTATCGAGATAATCTCGACCACCGTCCCCGCGGGGTACTTTTTGCGGAACATTTCGATGTGTTCTTTACTGGGAAATTTCATTATAAGCAGTCTCCTTTGCGATGTCCGCATTTGAATGCACTGTTCCCCCAAAGATTCTGAAGGAGAATTTTCCGGGTGGTCTTATACTTATTTCCAATCAACCCCAATCGCAAAAGGAAGCAGCGGAATGCGTACTTGGGGTTGTCCACTTTCTTTTCTTTGGCAAGTACACGCTTCTGCCGCTGTGCCATATCGCACAGCTTGCTGATGAAATCAGCGTAGGCACGATACGCCTCCGGCGTGAGTGTTCCGTGAAACCATGCGAAAGTAATCCGCTCCTCTGTCAGCGTATAGTTTACCTCCTCGATGTCGAACGCCGCCTTGATGAGATTCCCTTTGCTTTTGAGCAAGGCATCTAAATTTGCCAATGCAGTGTCGGAGAAATTTTCCCTCGGCATACTGATAGAAAGATTGACGATATCCTCCTGTGACTCAATGGGGGCAGATTCCTCCATGATGTGTTCCTCGACTGTCTGCGCCATCGCTTCAATCTCCGTAATCTGTGTACCCTCCTCCTGCAGAGTGTCCTTGGCCTCTTCCATACTGCTGTCAGTGAGAACATCCCCTTCGGACTGCTCTGCCATGAATCCTGCTGCTTCAATGGCTGCGAGGACGTTTGCCGTCTGCTCATCCTTCTCGAAAATCAGCACGCCGTGCTTAGTGACCTCGTAACTGCCAATCTGAAAGGCAAAGCTCGGTGTCCCCATATACTTTGGTCTGATTCCCAAAGCATCTCCGATAGTCTTGACTAGGCGCTTGCGGTCTGCTCCGCTCACGTTGTAATTGCGTTCCATGATGTTGTCCTCCTTTGTAATGGTGTGGTTTTCCATGTCTATCTATCACTCGCCGAGGCAGAAATTGCAAGTACTTTTTGAGATATACTCTCATAAAGCAACGACCATGCAGGATTTTTGCATCCACATGGTCGTCTTCCTCTTGAAGATTGTCGATAAAACTACGTTGATTATGTATCCCTAAGAAAACTCATCTTTGTAGAATTTGGTGTATCTCTTCTTGCCGTTGCGCTTATCTGACTGAAAGAGCACGGCGAAGTACGGAGCGACATCGTCCTTGCCCGCCTTCATCACGCCGTTCTCGATACTGTGTCCCAAAAGATAGGCTGTGTATTCCAAAGGAAGCGCGGCAGTATCGAAGGTGAGGTCGTAGGATGCGGTATTCGATGCCGTATCTACGGACTGCCCGTCGGCGAAAAGCTCCGCCTGATTCGTCTGTGGCTTGATGTCCACCTTACGCAGAAGTTTTCCGAGCGGAATCGGAGCCTCGTAGGTCGCCGCTCCTCCTGCCACATCGGTGAGCATCTTCGCGATATGAAGTTTCTGGATGTTGATGAACTGCCCGCTCGTAAGATTTGCGGCGGGCTTTCCAGTTGGTGTTGGACTTGGCATTTTATTCTCCCTCTACTGCTGTTCTGTAGTCTGTGATTTCAACGAAAATATCTTTCTCAAAAAACTCCTGCGTCTGCGCCCGAACAAAGCCGAGCGGCAGAAGCGCCTTCTGTACAGCTTTATGAATCTCCCGAAAGCGTCCGTCCTTTGTCAGAACGTGGATGCGCAGCGTTATGCACCGTTCCAGTTCTGCGCCGTCTGCCGAGAGCACGGGAACATCGGAGATCACCGAATAGACGATGATCGGGTATGTCCCTGCGTCGGGGCTGCGTCCGTGGTAGATGCTCTTCTTCCCGTGTGCAAGAAGCTGCGTCACATCGCGTGAATGAGAAAGCGCCTGATATACGGCTCGTGCAACACTCATCTTCCTCTCCGCCGTATCGCAGACCGCACGGCATCCACAATGGCAGAGCGGATACCGTCCTTCTTGGCGTCAAGTGCGGGATAGAGAAATGGGCGGTTGATTCTCGGGCTGAACTCGACAAGCACGCCGTAGGGCACACCGTCCTGAGATTCTGCATCCGCCGCGATGCGCCAGACAGAGCCGTCCTTTCGACGCAGCCGCTTGTGGATGGAGTCACGGAGTGCGCCCTTGACCACGCGCTTATCTGTTCCCGTATAGACGGGACAGCGATTCTTTGCCTCTGCGACCACATCGTCCGCACCGTGTGCGAGGGCTTCCTTTGCCGCAGCCGTCGCCTCTGCGCCGAGTTCCGAAAGGATCTTCTCGGCAGAGACGAAACCTCGGTATCTAGCCATCCTCCACCAACTCCCTGCATTCCAGAACAAGCCATTGCTTCTTCCCGCCGAGCGGATAGGGCGGCGCAATCGGCGTGAGCGTTTTATCTCCCCAACGGATACGATCCGTCACTCGTACATTCGCACGGTAACGGATAACGACACGATGATCCACCTCCTGCACCTTCTCCGCATATCCGTCCGAGATTTTTGCGGCAAAGGGCAGAACGAGTGCCCACGCCTTTCCTACTTCCTGCGTTGTTTGCGCGAGGATATTCCCCTCATCGTCCGTATCCGTCACAGGTCGCAGAATGGAAATTCGGTGACGCAGTTCACTCATGGACACTCTCACCTAAAAGACCTCCTTCCGTACACCAAAGAGCAGAGAGCGCAATGTCAGCGCAAGACCTCTGTGATCCGCTTCCTCCCGGTGCTCGTAGAGATAGGACACGGCATAGAGAATTGCAACGCGCACAATCGCCTGATCTTCAACCTTGGACAGCTTCTTCACGCGCAGTAATGCTGTACAGATTTGTTCTGCCGTTTCCGTAAAGTGCGTGAGGAGATCATCCTCTTCATCGCCGTCAATCCTAAGATACTGCTTGACTGCTGCAAGCGGCACAAGCATAGAACCACCTCTCTTCTTTTGCCGCATATTTCACAATCAGCCCTTCATCTTAAGCGTCTGCACGGCTTCCTCAAGAACGAGCTTTCCGTCTACCCGCTCCTTCATGACGTAGCCGACCATACCGTTGCCTGCAAACAGCTCCTTGAGTTCCTGCAGGGAACGTGTCCCACGGTCGCCGATGTTGTAGTAGGAGTAATCCCCGAATGCAATGACGATCTTTCCCGCCTCGACAGCGGGCATATACGCCGAGGAGTAGACGGGATAGCCGAGCAGACGGTCGGGTTCGCCCATCTGATACGACGGCTGCCAGAAGTATGCGCCATTCGCATCCTTGAGTTTGCGGATGCTGGCAAGCGTCTGGTCGTTGACGATGAATGCTGCATTCTTGCGGTAGGGACGCTTGAGGTTGTAGACGAGTGTCACGAGTTCGTCTGCCTTGAGGTCGGCTGCCGCCGTGGTAACGGATGTCTTTGCCGAGGCAAGAAGTCCCTTCGGCTTGTGCGTCCCATCGCCGTTCAGGAATGCGTCCTCCTCTGCGTTGCCGAGTGCCTTGCCGAACTGCTCGATGAGATAGCTCTCAAGGTTGAATGCGTTATCATAGAGAAGTTCCTCCGTCACCTTGACCGCAACATGGAGCTTGTGCGCGTCGAGGACGATCTGGTCAAAGGTCGCATCCCCGAAGGTGAGCGGCGCACCTTCCTCAATCCACGATGCGGCGGGCTTTGTGGCGGCAATGTTGATCTTATGCTCTCCGCTTGTGGTAATCACCGTCGCAAGCGGGCGCAGAACGTTCTCCTCATTCAGAACGTCGATCAGACGCTGATCGTATTCCTCGGGAACGAGATAGCCGCCGTTTGCATCCACGCCTTCCTGCAGGACGTTCTCCACCTGCCGGAAATTCGTACGCAGTGCCTTGAGCATTGCCGCACGGTATGCCTTGCTTGCACGCCCCGTCTTTTCAGAAGACAATCCTGCCCCCGGAGTGTTGGTGATCGCCGCTGTCACAGGCTTTGCGAGCTGCGCGTCGAGAATCGCCTGACGCTCCATGCGCTCGATGTCCTTCCCGAGCGCAAGCACCTCATTCTCCATCTGCTCGTACGCTTTGGCATCCTCTGCCGTAAGACGACCGTCCTTTTCGTGAGAATCCAGAAACTGCTTTGCCTGTTCCCACATTTCCGCACGCTTCTCGCGCATTGCCATGATCTTATCCATGTTCTTTTTCCTCCGTTAATGCGAAATAGAAAAGAGCCGCTTCTTAAACGGCTCTGCATCGACATTAGTATTTTGCGTTCCCTGCCCGAATTTCGAGAGCAGAGAGTTCGTGACGGCGGCACGGGAGAAGATCAGTCCGTCCTCCATATCCGTCACAGGACGCTGAACGTCCGCATAGAGAACAGAATCTGCAAATCCAAGCTCCACTGCTTTCTTTGCGTTCATCCACGTTTCGGCATCCATGAGCCTTGAAATCTTGGCACGGGACAATCCCGTCCTTAACTCATAGGCGTTGATGATGCTCTCCTTGATCTCGGCAAGGAATGTGATTGTCCGCTCCATTTCGTGCGTGTCTCCGATGGAAACAGTCATCGGATTATGGATCATAATGGTGGCCACGGGCGACATCTCAACTGTTGTTCCTGCCATCGCAACAACAGAGGCAGCTGATGCCGCAATCCCGTCAATCTTGACATTGACGTTTCCCTTATACTCCATGAGCATATTGTAGATCTGTGCCGCTGCATAGCAGTCGCCGCCCGGCGAGTTGATCCAGAGGTCAATATCTCCCTCAGCTGCGTTCAGCTCAGAGCGAAACGTCTGGGGTGTGACTTCATCGCCCCACCACGTCTCGTCCGAGATTTCACCGTCCAGAAGCAAGATTCGCTTCTCTCCCTCGTTCCGTACCCAGTTCCAAAATTTACGCTTCATCGCTTTCTCCCTCCTGATTTCCTGCGAACAAGCCCGCATCCTTCAGTTTCGTCATATTCCCGTTGATAAGGTATAGATCGCCGCCCTCGCTAGATTCAATCGGATTCATGTCTTCGAGACTGCGGATGTCGTTTGCCGAGAGCCATCCGTTCTGCCGCCCGATGGCATATCCCTCCATGCGGCTCTTGTAGTCTCCGCGCAGCAACCCGTCCACGTTGAAACGGATGAAGTAGTCCTTCCGCTCTTTATCCGTCAGCAGTGCTTTTTGCAGGGACTGCTCCCACCGCACCACCCACGGATTCAGTGTGTATTTGACAAATTCAAGCGACTGCTGCTCGATATTTGAGAAACTGGACTTCTCCAAGTCTCCCACCATATGCGGCGGCACACGATAGAGCCGTGCGATCTCGTCGATCTGGAACTTCCTCGTCTCTAGGAACTGAGCCTCCTCGGGCGGTATGGCAATCTGCTGATATTTCACGCCCTCTTCCAGCACAGCAATCCTGCCTGTGTTCATTGTACCGCCGTAGACGGCGTGCCAGCTCTCACGGAGCTTCGACGGATCTTTGAGAACCCCCGGATGTTCGAGTACGCCGCCCGGACGCGCACCGTTCTTGAAGAATGCCGCGCCGTACTCTTCCGTTGCCAGAGCGATGCCGATGGCATTCTTCGCCATAGCGATGGGGCTGTAGCCCACAAGACCATCGAAGCCGAGTCCCGGAATATGCAGCACATCCTCACGTCGCAGACGAATCTGCCCCTTATCCGCAAAATTCGGATTCTCCTCCGTGCTTCTGGTGTAGGTGTAGTAGAGTTCGCCTGTGTGGCTGTCACGGCTCACCTCCATCTTGTCCGGGAGCAGCGGATAGAGACCAAGAACACGTCCACTGCCATCCCGAAGTATCTGGGCATAGGCGTTTCCCCACAGAAGAAGGTGAATCATCATTGTTTCGCGAAATATAAAGGAGGTCATCTCGGGATTCGGTGCATCGTGGAGCAGGAGGTACAGCGGGTGCTCCGGCACGCGCTCTTTGCCCTGCCCTTTGTATGCGTAAACATGAAGGGGCAGCCCTGCGATGGATTCTGCGAGGATGCGGCCACAAGCGTAGACTGCCGTCGTCTGCATCGCGGTTCTCTCATTGACCGCCTTGCCCGCCGCCGTCTGCCCAAACAAAAAGGACAAGCCGCCGAGATGATTCATGGGCTTGTCCCGCGAACGGAAGAGTTTTGTAAAGAAATTCATATAATCCCCCCCTTGAAGATGATTGTATGCTATGATATACATATTTTTTTTTAGACTTGCAGAAAGGATGCTTCTGATGAAAAAGCTCGCTTTATTGATTGTATGCTTCCTTTTGATTGTGATGAACAATTCATATTGCTATGCTGTTCGTAGTGAAATATATGAAAATCGACTAGCATATTCGTCGGATCTGTATGATGTCTATATAACCACAAATCTTGTTGAAAATCAGCTATTCAATTTCTACTCCAATAAAAAGATCGAGATGACCATCATAAAGAAGATAAAATCGAGGTCATATGTGAATCATATTCAAAGCGTGATTCGTGAATTTTATGCACCACCATTTTGGAATCCGGAGGATATTGTTTCAAGGATTGGTTCTGCCTACGCTAACAATGATTTATGGATTCAAGAAAAAATATATCTAGACTTTAGAACACGATCTGTAGCGATATTTGATGAATCTTTATGGACGAAAGCGGGGAAAAATCCTGAGATTATACTAAACCTAGATCCAGAAGGTACGTTTCATACAGACTACAACTTTTCCGACATGGATAATAGCCCTGAATATGCCGAAATCGCCAATGCTTCAATAGAGTTCCTCGAATCAATTAAGGATACTTACTTCAATAAAAACAAACGCAAAGAACATGAACTAAATGTGATATATTCAAGAAATTTTGACTACTACTGGGCAAGATTGACAAAGAAATGGGAAAAAACTGATGATATTGATCCGAAGACTGAAAAAATCTTCTATGCACGTTTTACCGATATATATGTTGACGCACAATCTATTCGCTGGGTAGATAACTACCTTGAAGGATGGATACGTCTTGATATTGATGTAGGGCGGCTCATAACCCCTGAAATGTCGAAAGAAAAACAGGACAAATTATTAATGAATATACCGATAAAGTCTGCTTTATACTACACAAGATTTGACCCAAACAAGAAACAATTTCTAGTGATTGCAGGTTATGAAACTGCAAGAGATGGCAGTGTAAAAAAATATGTGTTGAAGACACCTGAATTATGGACATATGATTCCGCCCCTGATGTCGTAGCAGGGGTATTAAATAAAGTAGCGGACATATACAATCATAAAAGAGACTTTTGGGGAAGTAGAGGAACTCGATAAACTGTGGTTTGAGTAAGCAGATTAAATGGGGGCTTAATGTCATCGGTGTAAAGATACAATTCGCTCACATCACCAACACCCCACGATTTTCATACACCGATTCCGACGTATCGTTCCCACACCGAATCGCACGGTCAAGTGCCATAATGAGCGCGATTACACCGTCGATCTTCTCGGTGGACTTCTCCTTGTCCGCCTTGATGTTGCCCGCAGGGTCGGTGCGAATAAAGATGTTGTCTGCCATCCAGCGCATGACGGGATGCCCGCCGTGCGCTATTTTCTTTTCCAGTGTCAGCTTCATCAACTCTTTGGTCGGCGGACTCATATCCTTGAAGCCTTGCCCGAACGGAACAACGGTGAATCCCATTCCCTCAAGGTTCTGCACCATCTGCACCGCGCCCCAGCGGTCAAAGGCAATCTCGCGGATGTTGTACTTTTCGCCCAATTTCTCGATGAACGCCTCGATGAATCCGTAATGCACAACATTCCCCTCCGTGGTCATGAGAAAGCCCTGCTTCTCCCACACGTCATACGGCACATGGTCACGCCGCACGCGCAGGTCGATGTTATCCTCGGGAATCCAGAAGTACGGAAGCACGGCAAACGGCTCATCTTCCTCGGTCGGAGGGAACACGAGAACAAATGCCGTAATGTCCATCGTGGAGGAAAGGTCAAGACCGCCGTAACAGACACGTCCTTCCAAACCATCCGCATCCACAGGTATGGCGCACGCATCCCACCTATCCATTGGCATCCACCGCACGGACTGCTTCACCCACTGATTCAGACGCAGCTGACGAAAGCTGTTTTCCTCGGCAGGGTTCTGCCGTGCAGAGTCACACGCCGCCTGTACCTTGTCGATGCCGACCGTGATGCCGAGGGACGGATTCGACCGTTTCCATACCTCGGGGTCTGTCCAGTCCTCATCTTCCTTCGCTCCGTAGATCACGGGATAGAAGGTCGGGTCGATTTTTCTCCCTTCGAGAATGTCCTTCGCTTTCTGGTGCGTCTCGTAGCAGATGGACTGCGTATCCGTTCCTGCCGTGGTGATAAGGAAGTAGAGTGGCTGCATACGCGCATCGCCGGAGCCTTTCGTCATAACATCAAAGAGCTTGCGATTCGCCTGCGTGTGAAGTTCGTCGAATACAACGCCATGGATATTGAAGCCATGCTTCGAGTATGCTTCTGCCGAAAGCACCTGATAAAAGCTATTCGTCGGAAGATAGACCATTCGCTTCTGGGAGGCAAGGATCTTCACCCGCTTACCGAGTGCGGGACACATCCGCACCATATCTGCTGCGACCTCAAAGACAATGCTCGCCTGCTGACGATCGGCAGCACAGCCATACACCTCGGCACGTTCCTCCCCGTCGCCGCAGCAAAGGAGCAGTGCAACGGCGGCCGCAAGTTCGCTCTTCCCGTTCTTCTTCCCTATCTCGATATACGCCGTGTTGAACTGGCGATACCCGTTCGGCTTCAAAATTCCGAAAATGTCTCGGATAATGCGCTCCTGCCAGTCGATGAGTTCAAAGGGCTTTCCTGCCCACGTCCCCTTCGTATGGCACAGACACTCGATGAATCCCACAGCGTAGTCCGCAGCTTCTTTGTCATAATGCGCGTTCTCTGCCATAAACTTTGTCGGCTTGTAGTCCGTAAGTTTTCGCAAGCAATCACCCCCATCAAAAAAGAGCCGCTGTCAGCGACTCGAAATATCTGTAACGAGAAGCAGCCCCGAAGGGCTGTTTTGTTGTTCGGCGTGGCTTAGATGCGCTTCATGCACCAAGCCATCGCGTGCCCGCCGTCCTCGAAAAGCTCGGTGGCGGCTTCGACAAGGTTCAAGCGGCATTCGATGTCCGCGAATCCCGTCTCCTCCGGCGTTTCGACCATCTCATAAACGGCTGCGTGGAAGCCCCAGCATTCCATCCCGACCACAAGGATCTGCTCGCCGTACCGCAGGATCGCGCCGCTCGTTCCGAACCGCATCTCATCGAGGTGCTCCATCGTAGTGGTCTTCGGCCATCTTGCTTCTGCGTTTCTCATTTTGTGTTCCTCGCTTTCTGTGTGTAGGTTGTTCCCTTTGGTCATGTACATATATGCCTCTAAACGCAGAATATAGCAAGTCTTATTTTCGATAAATCACACTTATTTTTCGAGAGAAACACAGCCCCGAAAGGCTGTGCAAGAAGCCGTAAAACTTACTCTTCGCCCGTGAGGATAAAGCGTACATACGCCGCACGGTTCTCTTCGATGAAGCAGATGAGTTCGTAGAATTCCATCTTAAACGCCATCCTCTGAACAGCGGGAATGTCGAACATATTCACTCGCCCGGAGTCGCGGATGTCCATGATCTGTGAGAAAACCGTTTCGTTCATGACCTGCCGCCTTTCTCTGCAATGCGGAAGGAGTCCACGCTGGGGATAAGCCTGAGTGACGATCCTGTCTCCCATCGGACGAGAAGCTGTCCCGCATCGTCAACGCCCATGACCTCGCCCATCGTTCCCGTCGGCGGGGCTTGCGGATCGTCCATTGCGAGGAGTTCCACCCGAGTCCCGCGCGGATACCGCTCTCGAAGCACGGCGATCTGCTCCCTACTCGGAAAGCGCATGACGCTCATCTCCCTTCCGATGTCCACTCTTAAAGGCGCTGCTGCCCGTGAGGTTCTGCAAGAGAATCTTTCGCGACTCTTTGTAGGCACTCCCGATCATGCCAAGGCGCAGGAGGAAACAGCGGAAGGCGTATTTCTCGTTGTCCACGATCTTCTCCTTTGCCGTGACGCGCTTCTGTGTCCGCGCCATCAGGCAGAGCTTGCTGATGAACTCGGCATACGCCTTTGCCGTCTCGTCGGTGATCGTCCCGTGCAGCCATGCAAAGGTGATGCGGTCGCCCTCTAGCGTGTAGGTCGCTTCTCGGATGTCAAAGGCATGGCGAATGAGCCGCTCCTTGCTCAGAAGGAGTGCATCCAGATTGTTCAGTGCGGTCTCCGTGAAGAGACTGCGCGGGAGGCTGATGGAAAGGCTGTCCTCGGAGGAGTCAGCTTCTGCATCTGCCGTTTCCGTCGGGGTGGAATCGTTCTGCGCCGTGTCCGCGCAGGAGGGCTCGTTTTCCCCATCCTCGGACGTAAAGCCCGCCTCGCGCAGTGCCGTCCGCACACGCGCCACCGTCGCTTCGTCAGCCCCATCGTCGAAGCAAAGGCTGCCGTCCTTCGTGATCTCAAATGCGCTGACCTTGTAGGAAAACCTCGGTGCGGCGCAGTAGACGGGCTTTTCGCCGACTGCCTTGCTGATGATCCCGACCATCGCCTTGCGCTCTTCCTTCTGGATGTTGTAATTGACCTTCATTTTGAAAACCTCCTTTATGAACTTTGGTCATTACATTCATCACTCGTATGGGAAGAATTAGCAAGCGGATTGTGTTGTATACACCATAGCCTCAGTGAGATAAACCACAGAGTATTATCATTTCACAGAATGAGGAGCAGTCATCCGCTCGAGCATCTTGCCCGTCATCCAGATCGCCCCGTCAATGACAAGCGGCAGGAAGATGCGGTCACGGAATCTGCACCATCCTGACTCCTTCTCGGCACTCTCTTTCAGTGCCGCCGTATACGCCGCCGACACTTCACGCGCCGCAGGAAGCCCCTTCTCATGCAGCCATAGGACGGTCGCTTCCTTCGCCTCCGTCCGCACGAAATCTCCCACATGATTTTTCAGTTCGTTTTGAATGTGTTCCAGTTTCATCTTCAACACTCTCCTTCATAGTCCGTTACCCCACGCGCAATGGCGCGGGCAAATTCATCCTGCTGCGAACGCAGAAGCTCTGCGTCACCCGCATGGTCGATAAACGCAAGTTCCACGATCACAGCGACCGCATCGGTGTTGCTCAGAACGTACAGACCGTTGACACCGGGCTTTGCCCCCTTCACGCTGCGATCCACGGTTCCGAGTGCATCCATAATCTGATTCTGGATGCACTGTAGCCAGTTTCTCTCCCTCTCCGCTTCCGTAGTAGTGCCAGACCTCTGTCCCCTGA